AGGTGTAGGCTTCAATAGCAGAAAGAGTTCACCGATTCAAAAGAAATATAATAAATATAGAAATTTTGATTGTTCTGCAACCAATACAGAGCCTCTTCATTTGACACATGCAGAAGTGGCCGCACTTGGGCAGTTGAAATATATGGACATTGATGTTAGCAAATGTGAAGTATGGACATATAGAGAAAATCTAAATCATGAGCTTTCTCCATCTCGTCCATGCGCTGCATGCATGAATTATCTCAAAGACCTTGGTATTAAAAAAATACATTATACAACTGATGGCGGATACGCCGACGAAGAAATTGTGATTAAGGAGAGTTAAAAGTGTATAAGAGAAATTGTGTTGAAGTTAGTGAGGATCTCTGTAAAAAATGTTTTATTAAGATCGCCAAGCCGAGCAAGAAAGAGATTAAGCATATTGTACTAACAGACTATAATGCGACATGTGACAATTGTGGGCGAAAAGGGCCAATTGTTGATTATATTAATGATGAAGATTATTAATTTGGAGGAAATAAAATAATGACAAACGATCAGAAAGAATTGGTTCAGCCGATTTTAAATACGATTACGAACTCAGATATTAAAGAATTTGCCATGGTGCTACTTGAAGATATGCCAGATTACATATGGCGCATTGGTGCTTCAAGTACCGGAAAATATCATCCCACTTATAGTCTTGGAGAAGGCGGGCTTATGCGTCATCAAATTGCCGTTGTAAGATTCTTAAATTTCTTTTTTGAACTTGAGCAGTACAACAGTAAACTTACTACGAGACAGATGGATTTAATGCGTGTAGCTGGATTGTTGCACGATGGTCGCAAAAGTGGTTCTCAGCAAGATTATGAAGCTTCTAAATATACAAGATTTAATCATCCACTACTGATGGCAGATGAAATTAGAAAATATGATGGGAAATACTTAGATCATGAGGAAATTGAATTTATCGCTGATGTAGTCTCCAAACACATGGGGCAGTGGTCAGAGGATAGGAAAAGCAATGTTATTCTTCCGAAACCCAACGATAGATTCTCTAGGATGCTACATGTTGCCGATTACCTTGCAAGTCGCAAATGCCTTACAATGGATTTTACAGGATATATTGAACCAAAAAGTACAACTATTAACCCAGAAGAATATGTGTTACCCTTCGGGAAATATAGTGGGCAGAAGCTCATAGACATCTATAAAGCACATCCTGATTATTGTGATTGGATGGAAAATAATATTCATAAGCGTGATGTTCTAGCTGTTCTAAAAATGGTAAAGGAGAAATGTAAAAATGAAGATTGAGATCCTTGCTGGTGGCAATATTGAAAAAGCATTTAAAGAACTTAATGTAGATTTTGCTACAACATATTCCGGTGATCAATATAAAGTATGTGAAATTGATAAGAAAGACATGAAACGCATGGAAGATTATGAAGGAGAATGGCCTGACGATTGGGGCTGGTGGAGCTTTACTAAAGGATCAAACATGGGAACTCCTTATAATTTTATTAAGATTAATGGTCGTGATATTATTTGTTGGGAAGGCGATGGCCATTGTAACGATGAATACAATACTCTTCTAGACTATATGAGTAAAGTAATTGGGGCGTCACAGCCAAGAAATGTATGTGCTCTGGCGGTTGATCTTGCTCGTGCGAATGGCATTTCTATGTCAGAACTGTTTAAAATTTATCAAAGATAATGTATTTCATAGAAAAACACAATAGTATATCAAAAAAATATGGCTCCTAGGCAACTGGGAGCCTTTTTGTTACTTGACAATACAAAATTATTGTGATATAGTGGTATCACAAAGAAAGGGTGCATGCATTTGAAATATAAATTAACAGGCAATAATGATACTACAAATATTTTAAAAACAGTATTAAATAATAGAGGGATTGAAAATTATAATAAATACCTAGCGTTGTGTGACAATTGCTCCGACGATTGGAATAATTTAAATTCTATAGATGAAGCAGTAAAGTGTTTTAATTATCATTTTTGTAATAAGCATCAAATGGCAATTTTATCTGACACTGATGTTGATGGAATCACCAGTGCAACAATTATGTATCAATATATGAAACTAATGGATGTAGACTATCCAGTATCAATTGTTGTGCATAAGAAGAACAAGTCACACGGACTAGCATCTTGGGACTTTGACGTTCCAGACAATACAAAGTTATTGATTATTCCAGATGCGGGAAGTAATGATGTGGATGAATGTAAAAAGTTAATAAACGATGGTATTGAAGTAATTATTCTTGATCACCATCAGGTGTCAACAGACAAGTTAAATCCTGCTATTGTAGTAAACAACCAAGCATCTAATGAGTATCCAAATAAGGAAGCGTGTGGCGCTCATGTTACATATAATTTTCTGCAAGCATTAGACGAGTGCTATTGGAATGATTTTTGTGAAGACCATTTTACTGACCTAGTGGCATTAGCAGACATTTCAGACGTAATGTCAATGAGATCATTTAATACTCGTGCGATGGTTAATTATGGGATAGATAATATCAACAATAAAATGTTTAAAGAGATTCTTAATGCTCAGGAATTTTCTACAAAAGGTATCGTGTCTCCATTTACAATTGCATTCTACGTTACTCCTTTGATTAATGCATTTTTAAGAAGTGCAACTTATGAAGAGCGTCAAATTCTTGCAAGAGCTTTTTATGGGGACGAATCTGAATTTTTTGAATATACAAAACGTGGTGATGATTTTCCGACAGCAGAAAATATCTATCAGCATTGTGTTAGACTTATGAAATCCTATAAGGGCGAACAAGACCGCGCTAGAGACAAAGCATATAAAACATTTATAAGTCAAAATAGTGATTCAGATGATAAAATAGCAATTATTGATGCGACTGGAGTGCTAGATTCTGCATATACAGGGCTTGTGGCGAACAAGCTCTCAGAAGCGCTTAATAAGCCTGTACTCCTTGTGAGAAAAGTGGATGATGGATTCGCTGGTAGTGGTAGATCATTTGATTATTGCCCAATTGAAGACTTTAGAGCGATGGCAGAAGCATGCCCTGAAACAGTATTTGCACAAGGACATCCTAGTGCCTATGGCGTTGAATTAAAGGACATTAATAAGGCACGAGAATGGTTTAATGAAAATCTCAAAGACGTATCTTTTGAAAAAATATATGTAGTAGACTTCATTGTTGATGCAGAAGATGTATCAATTTCGTGGTGCCAAGAACTTGATAAATATAAATCAACTTTTGCACATGGAGTAGACGAACCATTGTGGTTGATTAAAGATTTATATATATCTAATGACAATGCTAAAATTGTCGGCAAGAACGATGATACAATTCAAATTTATGACGAGGATACGAATATCAAATATGTGATGTTCAAATGCGATGAATCAAATGAAGTGTTTAATTGGATGAATAATAATTTTGCAGGAGAAGAGACATATATTAATGTGATTGGTACATTGGGTATTAACGTATATAATGGACAAGTTTCTCCACAAGTATTAATTAAAGAATGTGAGATCAGAAAGGATTAATCGCAATGGGATGGAATAGTACAAAAGATAAACTCCCTCCAGACATGGTAGATGTTCTTGGCTATACAGATGCAGATAAATTCAAAGTCGTATCCATTAAGAATGGAGTTTGGAACACTTATATGAATGTACTTTATTGGATGTGGCTTCCTGATAAACCAGATATTAAGTCAGAAGAGCCAACAAAAAGACGTGGTAGAAAGAAGGCGACAGATAAAACATGACCAAAGTTGATCAATATAAATGTGATTATTGTGGAGAGGTATTCAATGATTATGACAAGTGCCTTGCACATGAATATGAGCATCAGAATGATGACGTGTCTAGAGCAAAATATTTAATCAAATACAATCTAAGAAAAGATCTTTGTGACTATTGTGAGCATAGCTACTTTGTATATGGGTGCGAGATTGATTGCCAGTTTAAGAAAAACTGCAATTACAAAAACAATTATGAATTATTTGCGCCAGTTAAACCATTCCATGACAAAAGTATTCAAGGTTATTAAGAAAGGATAATTAAATGAGTTATTGGGATTATGAAGAGCCTATGTGGGAACCGTCTGAAGCAGATGAATTATTTGATGAAATAAAATCAAAGCTTATTGATGCAGCTAAAGACTCTTTGAAGAGTGACATGGAATCGCTTAAAAGACGCAATGAGTATCTTGAGAAGCGCAATAAAGAGCTTGAGGATAAATCCCTAGAAGTGTCAAGAAAAGAAAGTGATTTGGAATATAAATCACGAAATCTTCGTAGAGAAGTAGAAAAAGAATTTTATAAGACTGCTATTGACGATATCTTTAAGGATGCGCTTGAAAAATCTCAGCTTTGGATGGCATATAATAAACCACATGAAAAGCCTAAGTGCGCCAAATGCGACGAAAATAGGAAATGGGTTTTGACTTGGCCTGATGGGACAACCACAAGCAAGAATTGCACATGTTCACAGCCAGATTATTGGTATGAGCCAGAAGAGACATGGATTGAGGCATTGAGATATAGAGTTAATGACGCGAATTATCCATCGGAAAGATATTATCGCCTCGATAAAAGCTATCAATGCACTGGGGACAGCAGATGGAATGATTATTCTTATAAAGATTTTGGGATCCAGTTTGTATATGATAAGTTCTGTGATGATGTTATTGAAAAGCGAGATCAACTCACATATGGTAAAAATATTGGGTTTACATCAAAAGAAGAATGTCAAAAGTATTGTGATTGGTTGAATAAAAGGAGAACAAGTAATGAATAATCATGTAATTATTGATAGCAAGATTACCCCAACTGACGTAAAGATTTATGTTGAAAATGGCACCCCTTATCTTGATTATACAGGGATATGCTATGCGAGTAACGGTGACAAAATTAAAGTGCATTTTCCAAAAATTGATCTTACACTTACTAATATAACACAAGAAAAAGAATATGAAGAGTGGAAGTATCAGTGGGACTCAAGAAAAATACTTACAAAATTTAATGTTTGCGCGTCAAATGACAAATGGGCTACATTTGAAGTTGTTGAACGAGAAGTGTCAAAGAAACAGCTTGAGAAGGAGCTTGGTTATAAGTTGAATATTAAGGAGTAATTTATGGAAACTTATCCTCTTACAATACGTCCGAGATGCGACACAGAAAATGAATGGATTAAATATAATCCTGTATTAAAATACAAAGAATTTGTAGTGTCTGTTGATAAAAATGGTGCAAGATATAAAATTGGAGATGGAACATCTAAGTATGATAAACTGCAATTTGTACCACTGGAAATGGCGATAACAAATGGAATTATATACTGCACTGGTGGCCTATATAGCTATGTAAAGATTGAACTAATAAATCCAAAAAAAATTGAGGAGGCAAATCATGATCTCTAAGGAAGCTTTTATTAATACTATGAAGCATCTTAAAAATCTGGACACGAAAATGGCAAGAGTTGATAGTGCTCTAAAAGATCTTTGTAAAGATTTTTGTGGATTTTATATTACAGACATTTTCGATATTGTTATTAATTTGCTCGAAGAAGTGTTCCATGACCAAGAAGAATGGATTGGTTACTTTGTATTTGAAGAGGATTGGTTGCATGGATTTAAAATTGGAGATGTAATTGTTAACAATGTGCCGGTTATTATTGATGATTGGGGAGATGTTTATGATTTTTTGATTGTCAACATGGAGAAAGAAAATGAAAAAACAATTTAAAACAGTTATTTGCCTTGTTGCTTTGACGATCTCTCTTCTATGTCTAGCAGGATGTGCCTCAACTGGTTCTAAGGATTATATAAAGAATACTAATGGTCGTTTGAGACCAACAGCTATGCAAGACCTATATTATGATACGAATACCAAAATCGTGTATATACTTTTCAATGAATGCGCGGGATTTTCTGGATACGGCTATATGTCTCCTTATTATGCGCTGAATGGAATGCCATATGTTTATAATGTACAAACCAATAGCCTAGAAGAAATCGTTAAGGAGGATTAAAGATGGATAAGACTACAATTGGCAACCGTATGAAAAATAACTATGAGAATATTACTAGATACTATCTTACTCGTAGGATGCCTGTAATCATTCGTATTGATGGTAAGGCTTTTCACACTTTTACAAGGGGTTTTAAGAAACCTTTTGATGATGTTCTAGTCAAGACTATGCAAGACACAATGAAGTATCTCTGTGAGAACATTCAGGGCTGTGTGCTTGGCTATACACAGAGCGACGAAATTTCTCTTGTGCTTACTGACTATGCAGAGCTTACAACTGACGCTTGGTTTGGCAACAATCTACAGAAGATGTGTAGTGTATCTGCAAGTATGGCAACGCTGACATTTAATAAAGCATTTAACGACAATATTGTAAAGTATATTGACAACAATCTTGATGCCGATTGTGGTGTTACAAAGGATTTAACCGAATATACAAAAATTCTCATTAACGCAAGAAATAAAGGTGCCATGTTTGATTCTCGTGTCTTTACAATTCCCAAGGAGGAAGTTTGCAATGCGCTAATCTGGCGACAGCAAGATGCCACTCGCAACTCTATCCTGTCTGTAGGTCAGGCAAACTTCAGTCAGAAGGAACTTCACGGTAAGTCTTGCAACAACATTCAGGATATGCTTATGACTCAGAAGGGCATCAACTGGAATGATTATTCTACAACTCTAAAGCGTGGTAGCTGCTGCATTAAGGCTGATGATAGTCTTACCGAGTATGATGAAGTAGGAAATATTTGTGGTTATATCAAGAGAAGTAAGTGGGTAATTGATAATGAAATTCCTATCTTCTCACAGGACAGAAATTATATTGAAAGACTTATTAATGTAGGAGGTTAAAAAAAATGATTAACGATCTAATTAATAGACTACAGAAGTGCCCTGAGTATTCGTGCTCTAGATGCACTTATTATGGAACTCCTGCTTGTGCAATCAAGGAAGCAATTGTTGAACTACGCCATTATGAGCAGGTTATTTCTAAGTAACGAGGGATAAATTATGAAAATTCTAGTAGATGAGATGCCATCGCACCCAATGGATTGCCCACATTCAGAACCGAGTGGGAATATGGAATATCAATGGTGGCATTGTAATTATGGAGATTGTGGATGTAAAAACATCAATAGCTGTCCATTCTTTATGAGCTTTGAAGACTATAAACATCGGACATATGAACGTACTCGTTATACACCAATTATGGACTAGAAGTATAAAAGCATGTTATTACTTCTGCATTAACAACTATTGTATTATATCTGCTGTAGAAATAAAACAAAATTTTAGGAGGAATATTATGATTCAATGTTGCGAATATGCTTGTCCATATAGAAATTCGTCTTCTGGATATTGTAGTCTAACTGCTTGTTATGAGCAACCAATTGTGCCAAAGTATGAAAACACGTTAATTTTCCCTCATACTATAGGAAATATTACATATTACAATAAAGAAGAATTAATTAAATGGGTTGAAGACCAGCAGAAACTTAATAACGACCCTTGGTACTAAACAGCTATTGTTTTATGGACATACGGAAAGACAAACAATATATAAAAATATACTTTTAAGAGGGAACTTATGAAAAATATAACTTTCGAAGAAATGTTAAATATGGAAGTGCAAGACTTGTTACATGGTTATCCGTCAGGCGGTTATACATATTATTATAAAGATGGTGATGGCGTGTATCATGAAATTGTTGAATTGGATTTGTTGCGTGGTAGATTTGTGACAGATGATGGTGACTTCTCAGAGTTTGAATGGGAACTTAAAGAGAGTCATATTTATATAGATGAGTGATAAAAATTACATTTTAATATAAGGAGTGAAGTTGTATGAATAAGAGTGCGTGGTGGGCATGGGCAATCGGAAATAGTGTATGTGTAATTTGCTGGACTACCCTTGCGATTGTTTTCAACAAGTGGTGGATATGTCTTTTCTCCATTCTATTTCTTTGTTTTCTCCAGACTGAAACTGTAAAAAAACATTATAGAATTTGCGATAAATGCGGAAAGCATAGTGAATATGCAGATAGCTACGATGCAGCATTAGACAAGGCGAAGAAAGCAGGATGGATTCATTATGTAGATGGCAATAAAGACTATTGCCCAGAATGTAAGGACAAATTAGATGAACAAGGAGTAACCCATGAATCTTGAAAATTATTTTGTGCAAGCAGTTGAAGAGTGTAATATGACCACACCTTTAGAAATTCTCAATTGGTATCGTAACCTTTATTATAAAGAAGAAGTACATACCGAGCACAGAATCATGGCAGAGGCCATCAATGATTTGTTTATGGAATATAAGGACGTATTTTGCAACGATGAGGAGTAAAGCTATGACAGACAATAAAGAATTTGCAACATGTAGCTGTTGTGGAAAAACTGTTAAAAAAGGTGATATGTATTTCGAGGCAGGGTTTTTTGACAGATATGAAATTGTAGATGGCGAATATGTATATAAAGGATACGCGGTTTGTGAAGATTGCCATAATAATGGCAAGTAAACAATAGAATTTGTGGAGAAAAAGTTGTATGGATTATGAATTTCATGTAGGAGATTATGTTGAAACAAAGGATGGCACCATTGGTTATATTAGCTCTGTACGTGCCACTGATGATGTATGGTGGATGTGTACTAGCGATGGCCATGGTTATCATGCAGGTCAAGAATATGGGATTATGCATAATGTTGATTTTTCTTATCTCTATAACCGTATTGGCCAGTATACTTTTTTTACATACCAAGACAAAAAGCTTAAAAAGTTGACAAGTTATGGTTGGAATATGGGCGTATCTGGCGATGATCTTATTTCAAAAATCAACGAGCTCGTAGATGCTGTAAATGAATTGAGGGAGAAAAATGACAAGCAAGAAAAATAAGTTTAATAGATATGCACTTATATACTGTCGAATACGCTACAAGCATCCAAATTGGAGCCATGGACAGATTAAATATTGTACTATATATGCTTGGAGAAGAACACAACATGGCAAGCAGTGAATATGATCAGCTTCATAAACTGTTGCACAAATTACAGACAGAAGCGCCTTGTAATAATAGAATTTGTAAATATTGTAAATCAATGGAGGAATAAATGATGGGTATTTATTATTTTGCAAGACCTAATCAGATGATTGGGCATAAGTTTACTGATGATGTCGCAGTTGCATATGCAATGAGTAAGGGATCTGCAATTAAGAAGTTCTCTGTATTATATAAAAATGTGAAGGAGAATGAAGTCAAGAAGATTAGTTTCTGGAATAGAGCCATAGTTTTAACAGACTATTAAAATAAGCAAAAAATAAGTTAGGAGATCAAATATGGAATCGGTATGCATAAATTGTGACTTAGGATTAAAGCGTTCAGAATGTACTGATAAAGAATATACTGAATGTGAATGCCGCAAATGGATGATTGAAGAAATGAATCAAACTACTTTGTTAGGTTTTATGCATCTTTTAGATGAAGTTCTTGAAACAGTTTCTGAGAACAAAAATGATTTACGAAACAATAAAGCTAGGATGATTGAATTTTTTAGTAAATCAATTATAGAATAAGGAGGTTAAGTAGATAATGTAAAAAGAGCTAGACAATACAAAATTATCGAGGAAGGTTGATTGAATGAGTAAGAAGTGTACATGCGCTTATTGTAAGTTCAAGTTGAATAAAGAAGATGCGTTTGTAAAGCATGCTGGTAAACATAATACATTTTATTGCTCGGAAGAGCACTATAAATATGCAGTAGATCGTAAGAAGAAAAGAGAGGAATTTAAGAAAAGACAGGCAATGAAAAGTGGTGAGGTTTAATTGGAGCTAACAGACGGGCAGAAGAAAGGACTAGAGATAGCTTGCCAGCGGTATAAAGATAATAAGCCATATACTGTTATTGCAGGTTTTGCGGGCGCAGGCAAGTCATTCTTAGTTCAATACATTATCAAAGAACTAAAATTGAAAGACAATGAAGTTGTATTTGCTTGCTTTACTGGCAAAGCATCGTTGGTTCTTAAAGAAAAGGGCAATAAAAATACAATGACGGCGCATAAGTTGTTATACCACTCAGAAGAGCAAGCTGATGGCACATATATTCATACTCCGAAGACCAAACTTGACCATAAATACAAGCTTATTGTCGTTGACGAGGCGAGTATGTTGCCGCAGGAAATGATTGATTTGTTGCTGTCTCATCATGTATACACCATTTTCCTTGGTGATCCAGCGCAGCTTCCACCAATCTCTGGAGAACAAACTATTTTGAACAATCCACACGTTTTTCTTGATGAAATTGTGCGACAGGCTCTTGATAATCCGATTATTAAACTTTCTATGGATATTCGGCATGGAATGAAGTTGCATTATACTGCAGAGGATAAACGATGCCGTGTTCTTCCTAGAAGTAAAGTGTCAGATAAAATGCTGCTTGGCGCAGATCAGATTCTTTGTGGGAAAAATAAAACTCGGAATGAGCTTAACTACTACATGAGAAAACTGATTCTCGGAGATAACTACAGCGACGAGCCAGTAGAAGGAGATAAAGTAATTTGCCTTAAAAATAGCTGGAACAAAATTAATAACGTCGGTAACGAGCTTGTTAATGGTACTATCGGTACGTTGCAAAATATTCGCATTATGGAATCAAACTTTTATGGGAAAGTGATTTATGCTACATTCGCTTCTAATGATGGTGGAATCTACAAAGACCTTATGATTGACTATCAGTTGCTTACTACTGGCAAGCCGACTGTGAATGCTGATAATTGGAAGCAATTCGCGGGGATTGAGAAGCCATTACAGTTTGCTTTCGCTGAAGTGATTACCGTTCACAAGGCACAAGGCTCGGAATTTGACAGAGTTGTAGTTTTTGACGAAGCGTTTGGCAACGCGGACGAACAAAGAAAATGGCGATACACAGCGGTGACACGCGCCGCCAAGCAATTGGTATTAGTGGAATAACAATACAAAATTACTATTGGGGGTGAGAAGATGGGGAAAGTGACTTGGACTAAAGAACAGGAAGAGTATCTAGAAAAATTATATTCGCAATACCTTCCATTAAAAGATATTGTTGAGAAAATAAATGATTTTTCTGGGATTGCCCGTACATATACGGCAGTCTCTAATAAAGCAGGAAGTATGGGGTTAACTAAAAAATATATAAAGCAAAATAATGCTCATTTTGAAGCGATTTATCAAAATTACAATTGGTATTATGACATGTTCGTTGAAAGAGGATTGAATCATGACGAAATGGCAAAAATCGCGAGCTGTACAAAACGAGTAATAGAGAAATGGGGACAAGAAAAGCACCATATAGACACATACACTAGGATGAAAAATAAACAAATAAATGCACAACAGCATGATTTAATTATTGGTTCATTGCTAGGAGATGGACACATTGATAAAAGAGAAGATTTCCCATTGTTTATTGTAAGTCATGCAAAAAATCAAAAAGATTATCTGTATTATAAATATGAAATTATGAAAGATTTGTGTGAGATGACTCCAACGGAGTACAATGGAAAAAAAGAATATTCTATAATGGGCAGTGTATGTAATTGTCAAGATTTTTATAGATTCAATACTAGGACATACTATTCGTTAAAGCCGTTTCGAGATATGACAAAGATAGACTTAATTCGTTGTCTTAATGAATATTCATTCTCTATTTGGATGTTAGACGATGCGCATTGTAATATAAAAGGATATTGGGAGTTGTGCGCTCCATTGGAAACAGAGTCTGAAAGAAAAGAGCTGATATCATCCCTTCAAGACAAATTTGGTCTATCAACAGTTCAGAAAAAAGACAATAGATATTTTCGATTTCATTCAGAAGATTCTTTAAAAATTACAAAAATAATATTAAACAACATCCCACACAATTTAGATATTGTGCAAGATAAGATATTGTCTAAAAATAAATATCGTGCATTAGGGGGTGAAAAAAATGAGTTTCGTTAATCTCCACGTACATAGCGCTCAAGGCTCACTTCTTGACTCTATTCTTACTGTAAAACAAATTGCTCAGTATGCGAAAGACAATGGGCAACCAGCAATTGCTCTAAGTGACCATGGCTTTATGTATGCGTCAATGAATCACGTTATTGAATGTCAAAAGCTTGGCATCAAACCTATCACTGCATGTGAAATTTATGAATGTGATGACCATATGCTTAAAAACGATACAAAAGACAATGTGCAACCAAGATATCATTTGCTTTTAATTGTAAAAAATCAAATCGGGAAAGATAACCTTTTTAAAATAGTATCAGAAGGATGTACGAATGGCATGTATAAAAAGCCAAGAGTGTCAATTCAGTGGATCAAAGACAACAATTTAGGGGAAGGTATTATTTGTCTCACTGCATGTCAAGCTGGACGACTAGCAAAATACCTTGACACAGGAATGTATCAAGAAGCAGAAGAATTTGTTAATCTGCTTAAAGACACATTTGATTATGTTGCTTGTGAGATTCAGTCACATCCAACAGAGTCTCAGCTAAGGTCAAACACTCTTATTTGGAAATTTGCTAATCATCTTCAAATTCCATATGTCATTACAACAGATGCTCATATGCTGAGAGCAGATCAACTAGATACACATTCAATCTTTGTAGAAATTGGAGAAGGCAGAGAAGCAGGAGAAACTTATATTGGATGCCACCTTCAAAATGAAGAAGACATTTATAAATATCTTGGAAATTGGAATCTAGACAGGGTAATTCAGCATGGTATTGATGAAACAATTCACATTGCCAATATGGTGGATGACAATATTGATTATGAGTTAAATAAGGGTACAATAATGCCAAAGGCTCATATCCCAGACGGATATGACACAGAGTCATATTTTAGATATTTAGTATATTCTACATTTGATGAAAAGTTTGGGCATATGCCGCAAGAAGAACAGGATGCACGTAGAGAAAGAATTGAGTCTGAAATTCCCGTCTTGAAAGAATTAGACTTTTTGAACTATCTTTTAATTCAGCATGAATTTTGTAATGAATGTGATAGGCGTGGAATCCCAAGAGGGTATAGTCGTGGTTCCGCTGCAAATTGCCTTTGCGTTTTTATGCTAAATATTACTCAAATAGATAGTGTAAAATATGATCTAGACTTTACAAGATTCGCGAATCTAGGTCGTAAAGGCTCGGCAGCAGATATTGACTTGGATATTTCAAAAGCTAGAAGACAAGAAGCAATCCAAGTCCTGTGTGATATTTTTGGACAAGATCACGTTGCACCAATGGCAACATTTAATACACTCAGCACTAAAGTAGCAATTAGTGATATTGGAAAAGTATTAAATGACAAACAGGACAGCCCATACTTTGGGCAAATCCCATATAGTCTGAGGAACGAAGTAACAAAAATGATTCCTACAATCAAGACATTAAACGATCTTGGTGAGTCGGAAGACAAAGACATGTTGCTTAAAGACCTTATTGGCAAGAACGAAAAACTTGATAAAATTTATAAACAATTCCCTTTATGGTTTAAATATGTTATGGAGCTTGAAGGGCTCCCAAAATCGCGGGGTCGTCATGCAAGCGGTACTCTATTAACTCCTAAACCAGTATTACATTATGCCCCATTATGTTTAGATAATGAAAAGCATGTTATGGCACAATTTGAAATGCATATATGCCAAGATACTGATGGTGGAATGGGCCTCGTTAAGGAAGATGCACTTGGGCTTGAAACATTAGACATCCTCGATTCGGCTTTAAAAAATGCCAATTTAACATGGAAAGACGTTGATATTAATCATTTAAATATTGATGATAAGAAAGTATTTAAAGAAATCTATGCTTCTGGCAATACTGTTGGGATCTTCCAATTTGAAAGCGCCGAGGCAAGGAACATGAGTATTGCGGCGCATGTTGACAACATTGAGGATGTTATCGCCATAAATGCAAGTAATCGTCCCGGAACAAAAAATAGTTTTCCTGATTATTGCAAAAATAAATTGTGCCCAGAATCCATTCAATGTATACATCCAGATTTAAAAAAACTATTTCAAAAAACATGGGGAATTCTTTTATATCAAGAAGATTCGCTCCATTTGCTTGCATATGCAGGTTTTAATGAGGTAGAACAGGACACTGGACGTAGGGCCATCGGCAAAAAAAAGAAAGATGTTATGGCCTCTTTGTATACACAATTTGCAGATGGGCTAAGAAAAAAACAATGGACAGAGCAACAAATCAAAGAAGTTTGGGCTTTACTTGAGAAACAAGCAGAATATAGCTTCAATCGTGGTTAACACAATGGCCCCTTATATTGGCGACAATATATTGAACACCGAATATGCTGGAACACCCTTAGAGCTTCACATACCAAGGCGTAATAGTTGTGGAGATTGGGCAATCAGCAGGGAGTAATGACCCTCAACGACCACCAAGGTGCTTCTCTCAGAGAAGATGGTATGGTCTAATCCCTTTTAAATACTGCGAAAGCAGGGGTATAAATGCATGCTGTTGCTTATAGTCTGTTATCTTATCTTACCGCATGGATGAAAGTATATTATCCAGTAGAATTTATGACCGCACTTTTGACAGCGAAGTCGGACAATACTTCAAAGCTTAGTGTTATTATTACAGATTGTCATAGAATGGGAATCAAAGTACTTCCGCCTAAGATTAATGAGTCTGAATTTTCTTTTAAGGCTAAGCCAGAGACTAAAGAAATCCTTTTTGGTTTTGGCGCAGTAAAAGGCATTGGCGAGTCAGTAATTACTAAGATTATTGAGAACCAGCCATATAGCAGCTTTGATGATTATCTGTCAAAAATCCAAGATAAAGCGGCCACAATTGCTCTAATTAAAGCTGGTGCTTTCCCTACTTCTAATAAAATGAAGCTGATGAGAAAGTATGCTGCCTTATCGTATGATAAGAAAGAATATAAACCAGTTCAATCATATGGGACAAAAGCAAAATTATTGCTAAATTGGGATATCAACGTAGATGATTACAAGGCTGGCAAAAAAGTAGACAAAGAAGCCGTGCTGCAATTGTATAATGCAAAGCGTAAAGAAAAGTTCGACCAAGTGCAAGAGGTCAAATATAAAGCGTATATGACAGAGTTCCAACAAAAATATGCTAGAGATCAATTCCTATGGGAATACGAAAGCTTATCAATGTTTTTGACAGAGAACCCATTGCAAGAAGGTGTAGATTTAATAAACGCTAATTGGGATGATGTCCCGAATGGAGAAAAAACAGTTGTCTTGTGTGTTATATCAGACATAAAGCGCAAGAAAGATAAAAACAACAATCCCTTCGCATATCTAGATTTGATTACTTCTGATAGAATTATTGAAGCGACTATTTGGAGTAGACAACTAAAAGAATATTTTGATCTTATCTCGAAGGGCAAGTGCCTTGCAATTCTTGGAAGGAAAGAAGACGATCATTTGTTCGTTGAAAAAGTTAAACCCTACACCGTTTGGCTCGAAAAAATAAAACATACACGTGCCAAAAAGACATCTTGACAACACAAAATTATTGTGATATAATCGCATTACAAACTAGAAGAAGGAGTGATTCAACATGGATGAAAATGAAAACTATGAACAGCCAGAGAGCGTTGAAAGCGTAGAAGAAGCAGACGAGCAAGCACCGCCAGCATCTGAACTTGCAAACGACGAGCTCAAAGAAGCAATTACTACACAGATGAAGAAGGTACAGATGGCGGCTTTGCTCAGTGGCTCGAAAGCAATCTGTGGCGTTGTGCTTCAGTACATCGCGGAGTTCAAGCGTCAACCGGGCAAGAAGTCGGCAAATGATTACAAGCGACTAATTAAGAAGATTGAACATTTTTGCTCAATTAGTCTGGGCAAGGACATTAACGAGAATGGCGACATTGTTGATGTAAAGAAGGAAGAAGAAAATTCTTCTGGGCCTGAGCAGGATTAACAACACAAAATTATTGGAGGCAACTATGCAGAAGTTTATTGTTGCTCTAGATTGTGATGAGGTACTAAACAATCTCATTGAGAAAACGCTAGAGCTATATAACACGAGACATGGCACAGAACTAACAACAGACATTTTCACGCAATATGATTTTTATAAATGCCTTCCATTTGAAATTGCAGAGGAGGTAACTTCTATCTTCATGGAGAAAGAGCTGTGGGATTCACTATCCCCAGCTCCTGACTCTCAGTGGGGAGTTAAGAAGCTAATTGATAATGGATATGATGTCTATGTTGCAACAGCGACGCATTACATTAACTTTGCGTGGAAAGTTGATTGGTTCGCTAAGAACTTCCCGTTTATTGACCAGAAACACATTATTTGCATTCAAAACAAGTCGCTATTGCATGTTGATGTGCTTGTTGATGATTGTGCAGAGAATCTAATGACTACAAATTATGCTGTTGATAGAGTACTACTTGACAAGCCATGGAATCGAAACGTACATGACGATGTGTATGGAATTTGCAGAGCTAATAACTGGGAAGAAATTGTAGAGCATGTGAATGAACTATATAAAGAAAACCAATACGATATTTAAGCTTTAATATTTTGAAAGGAGTTATGCCTATGGTAGTGCTTTATAGCACTCATTGCCCAAGATGCTGTATGATTGAAAAGAAGCTTCGCAACAAAGGCATTGAGTTTGAACTATTTGATGATGCTAACGCTATGCTAGAGAAGGGGTTTAAGGAAGTTCCAAAACTAGAAGTGGATGGCAAACTAATGGATTTTAAGGAAGCGAATGAGTGGGTTAATGGGGTGGTGAATTAATGGATATTACGCTTAAACTAACAAAAGACTTTGAGCGCTGTCTTGAAGATCTAAAAAAGAAGTATGGGGAAGACTTTGAATATATTAATGGAGTGCATCCATCTCAACTTGATTTTAGCGAGTTTCTTGAAAAATTTGTTGCAAATGATACGATGGCAGATACAACGATTGACCCAAATGCCAACGCAAGTCACAAAGATATTCGTTCGTTCATGACAGAAAAGGGCAAGTCTGAGGACAAGCTATTTGCTCTTAATAAGATTTTCCTTGAGATTAAAAAGAAGTGGGGACTAAGAACTGCAAAGCAGTGGCTAGAGCAGGAATTTAGTAAGGGCCTTTATCTTAATGATAGTTCTACAGCTAGTTATTTTCCTTATTGTTGGGCAAATGATTTTACGAGACTGGCAACAGAAGGACTATTCTTTCTTAATGGGTACAATGCGCAGCCACCAAAGCATCTTACTACGTATTTTGATGACGTAATTGAATTTGTTTCATTCCTCTCAAACCGCCAAAGCGGAGCTGTCGGCATGCCAAATGTCCTTATTTGGGCGTATTATTTTTGGAAGCATGATGTGGAAAATGGATATTATCTCAGAGACCCTGACACATATCTAAGACAGAACTTCCAGAAGTTTATTTACCGTTTGAATCAGCCATTCTTAAGAATCGATCAGTGTGCTTTTACAAATGTAAGCATCTTTGATAGGCCCTATCTGGAGTCGCTATTCGGCGGCGTAGAATTTCCAGACGGTTCATTCGCAATGGATGAAATTGAGGAACTTATTAAATGCCAGCAGGTTTTTATGGAGGTTGTATCTGAGACAAGAGAACATAATATGTTCACATTTCCGGTACTAACATACTCGCTACTTTACAAAGATAATAAATTTCAGGACGAACCATTTGCACGTTGGTGTTCTGCTCATAACATGAAGTGGAGCGACAGTAACTTTTTTGTGTCTGATAATGTAGGAGTGCTAAGTAACTGTTGCCGTCTATTAAGCAATACGAAGAAACTTGACGCTTTCATCAATAGCATTGGTGGAACTGCACTTAGCGTTGGTAGTTGCAGAGTATCTACCATTAATCTTGTAAGAATTGCATATGAATCTAAACTAAATAAAAAGAAGTATTTAGACATCCTAAAAGATAGAGTGTTACTTGATTGCAAGGCACTATATTCTATGAGACATATTCTACAACGTAATATCGAAAAAGGACTTCTGCCAAACTATCAAGACGGGGCCGTCGAATTTGACAAGCAATTCTGCACCATTGGCGGTATTGGAATGTATGAAGTGATGGATATGTTTGGCCTGATTAACACTGACGAGTTTGGGTATAAGTCTTACAGTGATGACGCTGTTGAGTTTGCAACACAGATACTGGACACAATCAACGAAGTAAAAGATAATTTTGATTGTGATTTTAGTTTTAATGTTGAAATGATTCCAGCAGAAAATTGTGCAGGTGTGATTTGCCAAGCAGATAATCTTCTATATGAAAAAGATAAATATTTTATTTATTCTAACCAGTGGATTCCGCTGACTGAAAAATGCACAATTCAAGAAAAATGTCGGCTTGGTAGTCTGTTTGATGCAAAGTGTGGTGGCGGATGCATTGCCCACATCGACATCGAGAATCGTTTTGCTAATGAGGAAGAAGCATGGGACATGCTAAATTATGTAGCGGAGCATGGGGTAATCTACTTTGCATTCACAACGAAGATTTCTGTTTGTGAAGACCGTCATGCTTTTATTGGAACAAAAAACTGTCCAACATGTGGGAAGCTAGTCGCAGACCAATTTGCCAGAGTTGTTGGATTTTATACCCCAGTGTCATCATATCAAAAGATTAGAAAGAAAGAATTCAATCACAGACTTTGGTATGATGTTCTAAACAAGGATGGCATTATGTGATGAAACTTAAAGGAGTAGTGATGGAGGACTTTGTTAATTATAAAAAGCCCTCCCTATTCCTAATAACTTCAAAATGCGACTGGAAATGTTGCAATGAATTAGGAATAGATATATCAATATGCCAAAACGAGCCAATGGCAAAACAAGCGGCGAAAGATATTAGTAAAGAGTCAATATATAGGGCATATATCAACAACAATATTACTAAAGCAATCGTATTTGGAGGACTTGAACCAATGCTTCAATTCGATGAAGTGCTTGACGTAATTCAATATTTTAGAACACAAGAATGCCATGACACTTTCGTTATTTATACAGGCTATTATCCGCACGAGATTATGGTGGAATTAAATAGTCTACAATGTTTTGATAATATAATTGTAAAGTTTGGTAGATATACCCCAAATCGTCCAAGTAGATATGACGACGTTCTTGGTGTTACGTTAGTGAGTGATAATCAATATGCAGAGAGGATATCTTGATGAAAATTACACTTAACTCAGATAAAGAGATAGTAGCGATTGCTCGTCAGCAACTAAAAGAAACTGGCGGGTATTGCCCTTGTGTTTTGGAACCATTCCGAAATGAAAGCACAAAATGTCAATGTGCAGAATTTCGTCGTCAGGTTGCCCAAGGGATTGAAGGAGAGTGCCATTGTGGACTCTTTATCGCAACAAAAGACTAACAACACAAAATTATAAATTTCAACAAAGGAGTAATGAATTATGGAAGACTACGGTACGAGAGAGAAGACAATTGAAGAACTAGAGGAAGAGCTAAAGGCGGCTTCCGAAAATTATAAGCGACTTGATGATCTGGTTAAACAGAAGAAGGACGCAGAAGAGAAGAAGCGCAATCAGAAGATTGAGGCCGAAAAGAAGGAGCGCATGAAACACATTGATGAAAGCCTTAGTGCTGTTAATGACGAGATCAAGCAGTACCTAAACGATTATGGTGTTCTTCGACTAAACAAGCGCTATTATTACATAAACTATGTATTCAATGGCACCAGCCCGTTCTGGATTAATTTTTAATCTTGGAGGTGTTTGACATGAACATTAAGTTTGCTAAGACACGACCAGACGCCAAGATTCCAACAAAGCGGCAGGGAGATGGGTGCTACGACCTCTACGTTTGCTTCGACGAAGAGTTTGTAACAATTCCACCTCATTCTGTTAAGCTAGTTCCGACAGGACTTTGTAGTACTTTCGATAGTAATTACCGTATCGGATTTAGAGAGCGAGGCAGCAATACAAAGTCGGCATTGTTTGTAATGGCGGGGCAAATTGATTCAAATTTTACTGGTGAAATTTTCGTGGCACTATACAATGGTAATGACATTCCAATTGAGATTACGAAGAACGTATCGGAAGTTATGAAGGAAGAAGATTTTATTCGTGTTCCGTACTGCAAGGCCGTTGCACAGTTTGCTGTAGAGGAAGTGCCTCAAGTAGATATTGAAGAAGTTGATGCTGATTATATTATGAATCTTAAAACCGAGCGCGGAGCTGGCATGCTTGGGAGTAGCAATAAGTGAACATTGGACAAATAATAACTGAAAAGATAAGGAGACGAAATATGGATAAAAAACCACTAGGCTACTTGGGTGGAGATATAATGAGCTGGGGCTCGAATCTTGCCAGACAGTATGAATATGACAAATTCAACGAGCTAAATCTTCCAGTAGATGTATACTCCCCGATTCAAAATAAGTCTATCAACGATAAATCTAATATGACAGAGGAAGAGAACAATTGTCTCGCAGAAAAGATTACCGCTGCAGATATTGAACGTCTTTGGAATAGTGATTTTGTTGTAATGTGCCCTGAGCAAAGTGCAATCGGCTCAATGTGTGAAACAGGATGCCTCTTCGGATGGAAGTACATGTCCGAAAAGCTTATGGATATCATTACTGAGTGTGAAAACAATCACGCTCCTGCAGACGGGACACTGGCTTGTTTGAAGAGAGAAATTAATCGCATGGCTAATAAACAGAACTACTTCCACTACTTTGATATCCGAACAAATCATTTAAATGAAAAAGATTGGCGTAGAAGTTTCTCCATCAATCAACTACTATATGGAATGATTCTATATACTGCCAAGTATGGAGATATTGAAACATTTGACGAGATTATGAAGCATTTGGAGGAAGAGTATGGAGAGTAATATGATTTATGGAATTGGAGACAAGCCGCCGTCTGGCAAAATGCTTCTTTTTGGTGTACAGATGGTACTTTCTGTCTTTGTCGCAACCGTCTTGATTGCAAATATTTGTGGGGTAGCGACATCAGGAGCTCTTGTTGGTGCAGCGCTTTCAACATTGAGTTATATTCTAATCACTAAAAGGCAGTCGCCAATGTTTCTAAGTAATAGCGGAGCATTCGTTGCGCCAGTAATGTTTGCACTAGGCATTGCTGGATACTCTGGGGTAGCTGTTGGTGGCCTTGCGGCTTGTATCGTTTATTGCATCTTGGGACTAATTTTTACAAAGATTCCTTACCAGTCAATTTATAAGGTGTTCCCTGCATCTCTAATTGGAGCGGTTACGTGTGTTATTGGAGTAAATTTATTTAGTTTTATTCCCGGATATATTGGAGAAGCTGGGCAGTGGGGAGTCGCCATTGCAATGATTACAATGCTTTCTATTGCGCTAATTTCTCATTATGCAAAAGGTATCGCTCGTATTCTGCCATTTTTGCTTGGAATTTTGATTGGTTATGCGGTTGCCGTTATTCTTACTATTACTGGGACATGTAATCTAGTAGACTTTTCTGTGTTTGAAAATCTTAAAATTATTCAAATGCCTGACTTCGCGTTCACGCACTGGGAGACAATTGAATGGGGCAACATTGTTCCCATTGTGATCATGTTTGTAGCATACACTATCTCAGCCAGCATGGAAGCATTGAGTGATCACGCAGCATTAGGTGGAATTATCGGAGTAGATCTTTACGCAAAGCCCGGACTTAATAAGATATTTTTCGGTGAAGGTTTTGGCAATTTGATTAGCGTATGTTTTGGTGGCCTTGGCTCCTGTAGTTATGGAGAGTCGGTGGCAGAAATTGGATTTAGTCGGGTTGCATCGGTATCTGTTACAGCAACAGCCGCAATTATTCTTGGTCTTTTGGGATGTATAGCCCCAATTCAGGCATTTATTGTATCAATTCCTAGTTGTGTCTTTGCCGGAGCTGCTATTATCCTTTACGGTTTCATTGCTTGTTCTGGCGTAAAAATGCTACAAAAAGTAGACCTAAATGTGCAGAAAAATCTCATTATTGTATCTGCGGTTCTATCAATTGGAATTAGCGGTATTGCGATTGGCGGCGCTACAATTTCTCTATCAACAACAGCACTCGCTCTTATTGTTGGGATCATCCTTAATCTAATTCTTCGTGTTAAGGAGTGATAACTATGCACACAGTATTCCTAATTGTTGGGAAAAGTTCTTCTGGAAAGGACTCACTTGTAAACGAGCTATGCAACGCGCACGGATATCGACAGTTAAAATCATATGCGACTCGTCCTCGCAGAAAAGACGAAGGAGACACTCATACTTTTATTACAAAGGACGAAGTTGCTCAATATCAAGGTCAAATGATTGCTTATACGCAAATTGGAGACGCAATTTATTTTGCGACAAAAGACCAGCTTATGGAATCGGATCTGTATTGCATTGACTATCGTGGTATTGAGTATATGCATTCACTTTCGCTTGATCTTTCTGATGTTCGCTTCGTAACAATTTACATTCATGTGCCAGATGATATTCGTGAAGAGCGAGCTATCAATGGCAGAAAAGACGATGCACTTACGTTTTACAAACGCTGTTTCAATGAGAACGAGCAGTTTTCGGAGATGATTATGCGAGACGATTTTGACTATGCAATTTCAAATATTGATTTTAACAAAGCGTATAAAATTTTTGAAACAATTATTGAGGAGGAACTAAAAGATGATTAAGCGTGACATTACAGAAACTATTTACGAATATGACAAGAACGGCAATCTTGTTCAGAAGACTGTCACAGAGACTCATGAAGTAGACGATGAGACAAGATATCCTCCAGTTAACGGAGCTTTTACTACATACGTAGGTGATACAACCGCGCACAATTGCACGTGTAGTAGCCATTCTTGACTCAAAAAATGCGTATAAATGCGCAAAATTGAATAGCAATATGTCGGTAGTGTAATTTCACATTACCGGCATATTTATTTATCAAAAATGCAATGATATAATGTAAAATAGAGCAAATATGATAGGAGAGTGATAATATGAAATACATAACAGTAAAACAACTATATGAAAAATTAAATGCAGAGCATCCGGGGCTAATTGGAATTAATAGTGTCTATGAGCTTGTCAAACGTAAAGACTTCCCGTCAATTAGAAATGGGCGTAAATTCCTTATCATTGAGGACAAAGTTGATGAATGGTTTGAAAAGAAAAGTTTGGCTTATAAAAGATAGATAAACTATATTGAATTGTGGTCAAAAGATGTGGTACAATAAAATTGTGGTAAATGATGTGGTCATTCAGCAAAAACATATCACTTAAATCTAGGAGAATCAATGACTTGAGTTGTTTTTATTTATGGACACTTATGGTTCATATAGCCTGAGAAACAGCCATAAAAACATAATAGAACAGCTATTCACAAACACAAGTCTAAAGCATTGGAGCTAGAATATATGCTGGTTTAAGCTTGCTTTGGAAGAAAATTGTATTCACTCGATATCACCAATAATCTTGTACTGTTATGATAAATAATCAAAAAATTGTGGTATTATTGTGGTACGATTGTGACTAAAAATTGCCATTGACCATATTGTTTTCATCAAATATAATAATGATATGAACTATAATTTTGTATTGTTAGAAAATGGAGGAATATATTTATGGCAAAGAAAAGAAGTAATGGGGAAGGATCGTGGACGCAAAGAGACAATGGCACTTGGAAATTGTCTGTAGCTTATAAAGGAATAGGAAGAAAATATTTTTACGGGGACAAGCAAACTTGTTTAAAGAAAAAACGTGAATTTGAAGTATTACTTAATAAAAATATCGTTGGGGATAAGAATATATTATTTGAAGATTTTATTCATTCTTGGCTTTTCACAGTCAAACAGCCAACATTGAAACCTTCATCATTTGATAGAATGGAACGTGTATTAAAAGAAAAACATGTGACAAGATTATATAATTTAGAAATGAAACAAATAGATGGACATTTAATTCAAACTTTTATTATTAATAAAATGAAAGACGATGGGCTCGCATATGAAACAATTAAGAAAACATGTTCTGCATTAGGAGAGATATTCAATTATGCATTACTACGAGAAAAGATTGATAGAAACCCGATGGGGGAAGTTAGACTACCAAAAAAGTCGCTATTTGTACAAAAAGAAAGAAGATATTTGTCTCAACAAGAAAGAGAAAAATTAATACAAACATGCTATTCTAGGCATAAAAATGGAGTGCGTATTTATAAGAATGGCGCTTTGTATGTATTTTTACTATATACTGGATGCAGAGTTGGAGAAGCTTTAGCTTTAAGGTGGAGCGACATTGATTTTGAAACGCGCACTGCGAAAATTTATAAAACTGTCGCTCGTATCAATGACAGAAGCAAGAGTAAAAATAAGACCATTGAAATTGTATCCAATTCTACAAAAACAGGAGTCGCAAGAACTATTTATTTGTCAGACATGGCAATTGCTGCGTTAAGAGACCTGCAAGAGCAGATTGGATGGGAGCCAAACGGATACATTATCCATGTGAATCATACAAAACCAATTTGTAAAGTCGCTGCACAAAACACATTCAATCGCATTGTTAAAAGAGCAGGGATAGAGCATTGTGGAGTCCATGCGCTCAGGCATTCTTTTGTAAGCCTAATGTTACACAATAATGTCCCACTTGCAATGGTGTCTCAAATGGTGGGGCATCTAAATATAAACATGACGCTGCAAGTATATTCTCATCTATTAGACGAAACAAAAATTGAGTCTATGTCAATTATAAAAGACATTAAATAGCAGAATGTTCTTTATAATTGACATTAACTACACTCCCCCACTACTGATTTCAAAAAGGTGCTATCACCTTGTTAATTTTAACCATAGTTTTTGCTATAAAGGTGATTGCACTTTTTGGCGAAAAATGTTATGATATTCATATAAAGGTGGTGTGAATATGACATGCAAACCGGGAACAAAATCCATTACATTTAGGCTTCCAGAAGAAGAAAAATTCCAAATAGAGCTTGCAGCTCACGCAGAGAATAGGTCAGTGAATAATTGGATACTAAATGTGATTAGAATCCATTTAAAAGCGCAGCAGGGCGCAAAAAAATAGGGACTAGAGATTTTACTCTCTAGTCCCTAAACGTTTATTATGCTTTCAACCAATCTTGGCTCTCATAATATTTCGTAATTGTATGATATAGTTCTGCCCCCATAGAATTACAATGAAGCTCATTAATGTACTTTGAATAAATTTCATCAATATGATTCTTTTCTTCTGGATACAATTTTATTCCACGAGCACATCTAGACGCGCATTCAGACAACTCCGCCTTGATCCGATCCCGCTCATTTTCAAAGACTCTATTGTCAAGCGTACACAACTTAGAATCAACGTTATTCAGCCTTGTGTCAACATCTTTTAGATGATTAATAATCTGATCGTCGGCTTTCTTGCTTTTTGTTTCTTGCTGGTCAATCTTGTATTCTAAATTATTAAGCTGCTTCGTATGAGCTTTCATTGTATTAGTTAGTTCCTCGGCATTTGTTGTGTTTCTGAGCCATGTTTCTATTTTTTTTCTTATTGGTTTAATCAGAACGCCAAAGAACGCAACGATTACCATAATCCCGCTTATTAGGCTGGATATGTTTGTAATTAAATCTATCATTGTTTATGTCACTCCAAACAATATAATTTATTCTCCTTTTAATATATCAATCTCGCGCTGAAGTTCTTGGCATTTTTTAACTAGTAACGGAATAATCTCATCATAGGCTAATGAATAGTTTTTATGTTCTTTTGTGCTTTCATCTTCGTCATAATGAACAATTCCCGTTTTCTGTTTTGATTCATTTGAACTTAATAGTACTTGCTCTACATCTTGTGCGATAAATCCATAATGTATTGTATCAGAATCGTCATTCTTTAATACATATTGAACCGGCTTTAGCTTGTCAATGATGTCAATATCAATATCGTTAATGTCGCGCTTTAAATTTCTATCAGAATCCACTTGTGGAGACGAAGCAAAACTTGCTGCCCATTCACAGCGAAATAACCCTTTGTTGTCAGCTTGTTTTTGTGCAAAACTACCAATTGCAATTGAGCTATTGTCACCAGAAATATTTAATGGTACATTCTTTGTCCCAACATTTGTGTAAAACATAGCGTATTGACCAACACTGTCAGAGATAACAATTTTGAAATCATATGCGGTGTCTACAGCGAAAGAAGCATTTTTATACGTATATGTGTAGCTAGTTCTATCACTCGCGTCATCTTTCACAACAACACTATTTGATTCGGAATACGTAGCATCTGAACGTTTTTTACTATATGCTTTAATTTTGATATTGTTATTGCCACCTAACGTATAAAATGACGCATTTAACTGATGTGTAACATATTGCCCAGATCCATTCATGCTACCATCTGCGTTGCTTCTAAACGAAGTTATTGAAGTAATAGTTGGGGGATTATAGTCGATTATTGTAATTTCTCCTGTTGTGCTTGCTGTTCTCCCACGACTATCTGTAACAGTGACTGTATAAGTTTGTTTGCCAGCGACAGTTAGAGTATGACTCGTCATACTATATGAAGTTGCTGAACCAGTTTTAGTCTCGGATAAGTTCTGCCCATTCATCACACATTTCGTGATAGTAGAACCATATGACCCGACAGCATCCACTGTCCACGTAACAGCAGAATTGTTTTTAACATACATTCCACATCCAGAAGGATTTGTCCTATAAATAGATGAAGTAAAACTATTGATAGAAGGTTTCATACTATTTTGGACATATAGCATAAAATTAATTGTTTTTGCGCCAATTATCGTTCCGCCATTGTAAGTAATACATTTTAACGTACCAGTTCCATACTGAGAACTTGGAATCTGTAACGCTAAATCAATTGGTGGTGTCCAACTAACAGAGGAGCTTAACGTCTTTGTCGCAATAGTACCAGACTTATTACCAAATTTATACTCTAATGTATGTGTAAAAGAAGATCCCGCTTTTGAAATGCTAATTGTTATTGGTGACCCTATAGTCGTGCCAGACACACTAATACTTGAAGCTCTTGGAATCTGTGGCAAGTCAACATAATAATCATACCTTGTGCTACTAATGGCATAAGTATAAATAGCTGCCTCTGCCCACGCGGAGAATGATTGCTTGCCATCAGAATTGTGCGTTAAAGTAAAACTACCAGAACCAAGGACTTCCCCTACATGCATTGCAAATCTGTCTGCACGGCTATACACTGTAACACCTGCAATGCTAACAGTTACAGGGCCTGTCATAACATAACTGTACGAGCTGCCGGTTCCGCCTGCTGACATAACAGTCCAATATATTGTAGACGTATTGTTTGCAACACTTTGTGATGAATACCATTCTACTCTAATCCTATCAGGATATTTGCTTCCAGCAGCATTATATACACTTGTTTCGAATGCACCACTTGATGCAGTTGCCATAAAATATCACCTCCACGTTATTGTATTGCGACAATAGATAAGCTTCCATTGCTTTCTATTTGAAGTTTAAAATTGCCTAAAGAAATGGACGGCAACTGGTCTTCTGTGCCAACTTTTAAACTGCCTTCAATTTCTGCTTGCTTCATATATGCCGTATCATTTGCAAAATAAGTAATTGGAATACCAAATTTAATTTCTGGATCGGCAAAATTTTCACCAATTGAACTTATCGGCTTATATTGGGCAGACAAAAAATCTGGATTTTTATAATAGTCGTAATAAGTATCATTGTTTTCTTGGTGGATATATAAAATATAATCATAATTATTATATCTATTGCTTTGTGTTGGTTCAGACTCTACTGTTATAATTCTCGCCTTACGACAGAATTCAATTCTTTGTGCAGAAACTCTTGAGAAATATTCTCCAGAACCGTTGTTTTCGCCAACAACTAAACCATTATCGCCATCAAAACTAAAGAAAGAAAGCTTCTCGGCTGCGTCGCCTTTATTCATAGTTACTGTTCCGTCTTTATCAACCATAAAAGCATAGGAACCATCTTCCTGCTCGCCAATACAAATTTGGCCACCAACTATACTACTACCTTCGACCAGTCCAGCACGAACACAGCCTGCTAGAATGCCCCAATATTCTTCTCCATTAATAGTATAATTACCAAATACAGACTTAGTCGTCTGGAAATTGTCGTCTGAGTATAGGAATTTATTATTGGTAATCCAGCCCTCATGATTATCTAATACGCCATCTACAACCTTACGAAGGTGAATACCATAATTATCCCACGACACACTTTGTCCAGCAGAATTTGATTTAATTGAAGTCGTTGCGTCAATTAATCCGTTTCTAATCCTCTCATCAATAGCAGTGGCTACGTCATAGCCTTTTTGCCAATAAGAAGAACCACTAGCAACCGCTTTACCAGCGCTAACTGCTTGTGCCAATAGATCAGCATGAATATCACCTTGGTCTTTTGCAGATAATAAGTCTCCGAAAGTACATGAGAAATTACTTAAGTCAGAAAAATTCAACTGGACTTCGAGCAACCTTGCCTTTTTGATAAAGTCATCTCTCATTTTGACTTTGACAAAATTGCCAAGGCTAAACTGATTTAGAATAGGGGCAAACTCAGGCATAGCATAGATATTTCTCATAGAAGCAGAGAAAGACAACTTCGGCTGAGAAATCTTTTTTAATTCTTTTTGTCCAGCGACTAACAATTCTTTCTGCGTATTAATCTTGTCCAAGTCAGTATCAATTTCTGAAACATAGAAGCAATCATCCGAATATTCATCTTCTCTTAGGAACAAGGACAACCTATCCAAATTCTCTGGAGTAAAATTTTTATTAACGCTTATATCCTCTGATATTAACGTGATTTCATCATTTACTTTTTGGATCTCCGCTTGAATATCTTCAACCTTTTTTTGTTTATTCTCTAGTTCTTTATTAATGGCATTAAGCTTATTAAGATTATTTATATAAGCCTTGTATTCATCACTATCTGCGTCCTTTTTGTCCCATTCAGCAGCAATTTGTACATCTTGGATTGACAAGTATATATCTTTTTTTTCTTTGAGAGAATTAATACCTTCTTCCCCAACAACTAAGTTTCTTTCATTCCAAACATAAGTATACTTTTGTTCATCTTTGCCCGTCTGCTCGTTCTCCACAATAGACACTTTAATCTCGCATACATAATACTTAGAAGCAACTTCATTTCCATTGTTATCTTGGTTGACTATTTTATAAACTTCACCAAGATTGTCTACACTTGCTTCTGGCAAATAAATTCCTGCTTGTTCAAAGTTCTTTGGAGTAACAATCTTTTCTGTAATTTTATATTCGTCAGGGACAGAATTTTCTTCAGTTAACTGACTGTCTATAAGTTCGTATAGCCTTTTTAATGTTTCAGTATAGCCTTCTACCCACACAACATAATCTTCGGCTTTTGGTTCATAGGAGTCAAGTTTGGGGTAGACATCTGTAATTAATATTTTGCCATCTCCAGCATCAGATTCAACTACCAGCAATGCGTTTTCTACCTCAATAGTTTTTACAATAAGTTTATCTCCATTTTCAAGTGTGGCATACACCGTCAATGTTTTTTTAGTTTTGTTGTACAGATATCCATTTTCGCCTTCTGGAATTGTTTCAGTTAACATCGAATCAGGGGATTTCTTTTCAACGATATGCTTTGAACCAATGTCGTTTTGTAGCACGAAATGATTATCTAAAAATTCAGCGGAAACTGTATCTCCAATTCCTAAACTAGTGGTAATAGTTAATATGCTAGAATTAAATGTGTAATCTTCAGTAATATTGTCATTAATTCTAACAGAAGTTAATGCTTTATTACTATTTGAAACAACAAATGATTTGTTAATAGTTTTAAACAAAACTATATCGTCCTGACTGAGCCTACTATCATTAACAACTAAACTATTTTCATTTTTGTCATAAGTATAATCCTTAACGTCAACAGTTAGCTCTTGTGTCTTCCCGTCATTTGACTGGCGCAAAATACACACTGCCGCAATATTTTCATTTGCAGACAATTGTTTAACATCGAAATGAGTGTCAATAGACGCTATAACCACAGAGCTATTTATCAAAAGATTGTCCAGAGAAATAGTTAATTTTTTAGTACTATAATCGTACTCATATTGTTTAACACCAATTTCTTTGCCATCAACGAGCACAGATACTATTTTGTCTTTTGGCAGAGATAGAGAAAAAGATTTTGGAACAAATTCTATTACAATTTGTTCTCCACTAAACAATAAGTCTAAATTAGAAACTGTGACAACATTATCCGAAAAAGTGTAGTTAACTTTCTGAGAATTAATTTTGACAGATAATATTTGTTTATCGTACTGTTGGCTTTCAAACTTATTATTAACTAAATTTATAACAACTCTATCGCTTGGATTTAATTCATTTATTGTTAAAATGTTTCCATCCAAATTATATCCCTGCTGCTTCTCGCCATTTACCATTACGGACACAATTTCCTTGTCGTCATCATCGGATAAATCAAACTGCGTATCAATTGATTCAACTCTAATAGTATCTCCTACGGACAAGCCATTGATAGTTAGTTGTGCCCCGTCCAGTTCATACTTAGAAGAGTCCGTGCCATTTATCTCCACGGAAACGACTTTGTCTCGAAGTTTTTCTAAAGTAAAACGATTTTGGATATATTCTACTTCAATAATGCTTCCATATTTTATTGCGTCAGTGTCATTAATAGTAATAGTTGACCCAGTAGTGTTCACAGTATATTTAACATCATTTTCATCAACTTTAACAGCAGCTATTGCATATCCGCTTGGAATAGACACCTGAACGCTTGTAAACAATGTGCCATTTGGTGTGCTGATTTTTATTTCGTCTCCAACAGATAACGAGACATTGATTGTTAAATATTTTTCATTGCCATTTGTCACATAAGAATATTCAGATGGCATCAACTCACGAGCGCCATTAATAATAATCTTGCTGTCTTTTGTAATCACGCTCTCTATTACGAACTTATTCTCACATGTGATTACTTCAACTGTATTACCAGTTGTTAACAAAGACTTATTAGTGATTTCTAATTTGCCGTTTGAATATTTATAGTTTTTACTATCTACCTCGTTGCCTTCAATTTTTACAATGCTATTTTCATTAAAGTTAAAATCTGATGGAAGATTAAATATATATGAGCCATCGAAAGTGAAAGTTGCAACATCTTCTTGTACAGTTATCGTTTCAACCTGCATATTTGGCTCATTAAAAGTTTCATTTTTGCTATGAACGGCAATCTCTTCAATCTCGCTGTTAATTTTATATTCCTTAATAACTTTATCTATATTATATGAAACGGTATCTCCATTTACATTGAATTGTTCTTGTGCGCTTTGTACGGGGAGCTGTTGTACAACGCCAGCAACAAAATCCTCTTTTGTCGTCTTTACATCAAAATATTCTTCTGTTGATCCGCTGATATCCTTGCTATAAAACCCACTCATGTACTTAGACTGCTTGTCCATATAGTATTTATATTCTTGGTACAAGCTATCTCCCATCCACTCTGGAGTACAATAATAGTCCAAATTCATAATAGAAGGTAGTCCGAAGTTAACATTTCGAATATCTAAATCATCTGCGCCTTTCACAGTAAGGACTGTTTTAATATCATCCGCAGAATAATTTACCTTCATATCATTAGATAGGTTTTCAAATGAGACAATGACATCCGTATCGTATTTATGCTTAAATTCATTAGAGACTTCAATAATGTCTCCTTGAGCGGGGATGTTATTGAAAGATAATTCTTTTGTGTCCTGATTATATTTATATTCAGTTACAATATGTCCATTAATTGTAATGTCTGTATCTGCAGAAACGTCACCTTGCAGCTTAAAACTATTCATTTTTCCGTCGCAAATAAACCGTTCTACTTCATTTTCTGCATAAATATTGACTTTATTATTAATTGTGTCAAATTCTACGTAGCACTTGAACGTTTCGCACATGTCGTTCATAATAAAGTCATAAATAGATTGACGATCAATTTCAAAACTGCGGCTTTGATTTTGTAGCTCATCGTCTATATGTCCAACAGTCCACCCGTATGCCTTTTGTAACACAAGATGGATTAAGCTATGAGCGATGTCATCTGAGTTGTATAGCATAACTCCGTCAATACTACCAACAGTATCTCCAACGTCGCCTTCGTTGATAATGAAATTTTCAAGATATCTTTGAGACAGAGAATACTCTAGAGAATAGGCATTGATATGTTTATACTCTTGAATACCATTTCCATCAATCTCTGGGTCTTGCAATTGAAAATAACCAAATCCCTCTAAATACACAAGCCTAAGTCCTTCAACATAATCATAATACGGCGTTGGCTTTGTCTCTCCAGTAATAATATCGCAATAAATAGAAGGAACATCAAATGAAATTTCACTATATGCGTTAAATTTGAAAGTGCCTTCTAGATTAGTCACATTTAATTTACAAATCTTTTCTTTATTTGTCTGGCACAAAACTACATTAGGGGCACGATAAGTGTCAGACAATAAATCTTTTGGTAGTTGCATTTCTTTCACCTGCCTTTGTTATGAAATACTTACTTGTCGTATAGGTTTATTAATAATTAACTCTCCGTTTACAACCTCTGCATCAAATTCATTGAATGGGCATACGCTGCCATCATCTTCAAGCGTAAGTACACCATTGGAAACGTCCGTACCAATTTCTAACTTCACGTCCTTGAGTTCTCCTCTTACAATCATTTTGTGTCCCTCAACTTTGATGTTAGTCCAAATTGGAGGGTTCTTTGTTGTATCGCCTTTGATTTTTAATACCTTGCCTTCTACCCAAACGGTCAATCCATCTTTTAGATCATAATCATTTAATAGCCCATCTGCTACCTTCATTGGGTGTCTGAACTCAATCTTTAATGTCCCAGTTCCATTCGCTGAAAAATAATTAGTTCCGGGGAGCAATGTAGGGAATATAAAATTAAAATCATTGTCAAAGATTCTCTTGTCGTTCGTAGAATATACAACAAAGTTGCTATCTATTGTAACTGTTTCATCCTGTTGTAATTTTTCAAATTTCGTTTCGTTATTTAATGACTTATTTTTAATAAGCAAACTCCCATTGTTCGAACTATTCTGAAATGTTACCTTTGGATAAATATAAGAATAAATGTCATCACTTTGGTTGTCTATTGCGAATTCAGTCTCTCCTACAATTTTGATTTCTATAGGATAGACTTTTGAATACGCCCACGGACTTACTGCAGTAAACGTAGCTGCGATTCCAATAACTCTTGCATCCATTTTCTGAAGCTGCACGTTCGTGAATCTACCAAGATATGAGCATACAACGTCCCCATCTTTGTCGCAGACATCCATCCATGCGTTGCTTCTAGAGCCAGTAAGCCAGCGCAATGTATTTCTAACTTTATATGGGCCAATATCAGACCCATCTACTTCAACAAATGTTACAGACGGAGTTGCGACAGATTTATATTTTGCGCCATAATCTGTGCGCATTGTGCCATCATAGCTATCAGTAAAAACTGGCTCCATATCTAAGTATGAATCTACCGTCCCATTATCTGGATTGAATGTACTTACAACAAGTTCTAAATCATAATTTGTTTGATTGCGGAAACGAATTTTAGGATGATATATCGCCAAGATATCACACCTCCTACTAACTACTTGAAATTATATAAATAGGAGAGAGTTGTTACGCCCTCTCCTATAATTTTGTGTTATCTAACACGATTATAAAGCTTTTTATTGATATTTTTCATATAATTGTCCATCTGATCTTGCACCGCCTTGGTAATGTTCGGGATAGAACTATTATCTGCTCTGTCAATATGGACAACCTCTCCAACTTGGAGGTTCAACTCAAGATTGTTGTTAATAACATGAGGCGCACTAACAACAGGTCTAGATTGCTCTAGAACACTAGATGGATCTAGTTTGCCCCATTCCATAAGTCTTTCTGTTAGGTCTGCAGGAATAATTCCTGTTCCTTTCTTAATATAAGAAAGCCTACCTGCACCGTCTGGAACAAGCTGCAACTCTTCACCAAGCTCGTCAAGGAATGCGAACTGGTCTTTATCAATTGATTTAGCTCCACTACTGTAACCCTCTATGTCGCTCAGACGCACCCAGCCAGTATAGCCACCATTTCTACCAATGAGAACTTCCGAATCTGTTGCCTGATAAACTGTAAATGTAGAGCCCGGAACCCAAGACTGCATGCGTGTTCCATTACCACCATTTCTGGAGAAATTAGTTGCTGATTTCTTAACAGTTACAGACGAACCCTTAGTCGGGGCTGCTGGAGTGGATGGTTCAGTAGCTGGGGACTGCTGTGGAGTCGAAGGAGTTGGCGGAGTGTACTTCGCACCCTCAGTCGAATTCTTCTTGTTATTTGTGGCCTTAATTATGCTATCTGCGGTCTTATCAGCCTCAACTTGTAAATCTACAAGCTCTTGTTTTAATGCGCGTAATTGCTCAGTAAATGCGCTCGCAGAAGTGTCTAATTGCTCCTGATAAGTGCCAATGGCATCTACGCCTTCTAGCCAAGGTTTAGTTACAGAATCAGAAAGAGTGATTCCATACTTATCTGCGATTTCAGATAGATTTTGTGCTAACGAATCTGTATTAGCAGCGATAACAGCATAGCTATCTTGAATGACTTGGTTCTCATTCTTCAGCGATTCATCAAGTGCATCCATTTCGTCCTGCTTGTTGTCTTGATAATTCTCAAGAGACTTGTCTAGCGCCTCTTGCTGCTTTTCAACACTATGGTCATAATACAGGTCGTTTAACTCGTCTTGCGCTTGCTTCAGTTCGGCCTGAAGCTTTTTCTTCTGCGCAATCGCGGACGCTGAATTGTCTCCAGAAATTACTGCAAGCCTCTTCTGAATGTCTGCAATATTCTTCTGCTGCTCTGCGACCTGCTTGGAAAAATCATTTGCTTCTTTTTGGAGGCTAAGTTCCTCTTTCTTTTTGTCTATTAATTCTGAAAAACTGTCTATTTCTTTTTGCAGTCCGTCCTTGACGGCTTGAACACGAGTTTTATTCAAATCAATAATAGACTTCTTCGCGGCCTCTTGCGCCTCAATTGCATCCCATTGATTCTCTTTAAGCTCGGCAAGTTTCTCGTTATACTCGTCCGTACTATACAGTCCAGCGGCATAATCCTTCTCAAGACGTGCAATCGCTTCGCCGTATTGTTCAACCTTAAAGTTTGCGGCTTCTAACTGCTGTGCAAGTAGACCAAGAGCAGTAACGCCATCTTTCGTCCAATTGCCGAATTCGTCTACTACTTTCTCCTCATCAGAAACCAAGTTATACAAATGAGAAAGCTCAGAATCAACATTATCAATCTTATCAATTAACTTATCAAGATTATCCCAGTAAAGGTCGTTAATACTATTCTGGAAGCCTTCGATGTCTTTCTTGCATGAAAGGATTGAATCATCAACATCATAAATGGCGTTAACCATTTCATACCAATCGTCAGTTCCAACTCTAACGTCTCCAGAAGCAACAGCCTGATCTAGGACACTTTGTAGCGAAGCACGTTTGTTATTTAGGTCTTCAATCTGCTTCTGAGAGTCTTTCATTAATTCCTTATAGAAATTCTCAGAAAGTCTTTCGCCTGCTTCGTCGAGAAGATCCATCTCGGCCTGAATGAGGTTTGAGTGCTGTTCGACTAAACCAACAATATTCTCAAAGTCATCCGCAATATCCTTTAGCTGTTCAAGACGTTTAGCAGAGATTTCAGCGATAGATTCTAGATAGCTATTCTCTGCATCTTCTGCTTTTGTAGACCATGTACGATATTCTTCAATGGCATCAGCAATTTCGCCTTCGCTTTCCCCGATAAAGTCTTTAATTGCGATAGCGCCGTTCTTTGCCATTTCTTGATACTCGGCGGGAACTTTAGACAGTAGCTCCGTTGCCTTCTGGTTGTAAAGCTCTGCTGCAGCAAAATATGTAGATGCTTTCTGTTTTTCTGCTCCGACTAAGTCATCATATAAGCTGTTCTTATCTCCAATTTGAGAAGTATCGTCAAGGAAATTCTCAATTCTATTGGTCATATGAGTAATTGCCTTCTCGATTTCTTCAAGCTTATATTCAATAAAGTCAATGGTTTGCTCTGCATCATCGGCTGCGTCAGATACATCACTTGCCGCATCAGATAGGTCACTAGCAGCATCACTTAAGTCCCAACCCATTTGAGACCAGTCTTTGTCACTGCCATCTCCCCACGCAGCATTCGCTCCAGTGCCAGTTTTCTTTGTATAAGTACCATAATTCCAGTGAGCATTGCCTTTAGCAAACGACAAACCGCCAGTGTATGTCCCACGAGACGTGTACCCATTCTTTAATAACTCTTCTGTCTGCTTGTGGTTATAGATTATTGCACCCTTCGGCAAATCAAGCATTTCCGTGCCATGTTCTCCAACAGTATAATAAACGCCCTTGTTTGCGTCTACTACTAGTTCACGACCAAGCTCGCCTACAATGGCATTGTGCTCATTTGCTTTTAATCCGGGCTTCTTGCCTGAATGCGCATTGCCTTTTGCCAAAGCATTTCCAAGCGCACTAGACGCGCCGTCAGGATTATAGCCACTTCCGCTTTTTGCATCTTCACGACCTTGTGTAAATTTGCTCTTTAGGTTGTTCCAAAAATTGCTCGCTTGTGTACTAATCCAAGAAGCAGCCGATTCCCAAAGACCATTAATGGCACTAGGAACAGTTTCTGTGAAGAATGTAGAAATGCCAGTTTTAATATTTTCTAAAGTAGTAGGTACTGTTTCTGTAAGAAATGTCCCGACTCCTTCCCAAAATTCATTCCATTTTGTCGGAAGCGTTGCTGTAAAGAATTCTAAAATCTTTTCTCCCGCTGTTACCAATGCTGGGCCAATCACTTCATCAACATAAGTGCCGACACTCTCCCAGAAAGAATGCCATTTTTCAGGAACTGTCTCGGTAAAGAATCCATACACGCTATCCCACGCCGCGCTTAAGGCTGGCGCGATTGTGCCATCAATATATTCACCAACGCTAGTCCAAAATTCACTCCATTTTGTAGGAATTGTTGTCGTGAAGAACTCAACAACTTTATCTTTCAAAGCAATAGCGTCTTCTTTTAAATTGTTTAATTCTTCGCCAACGCCATCCCAAAATTCATCCCATTTTTCTGGAATAGTTTCTGTAAAGAATGTAACTACCGCATCTTTAAGATCGCTTGCCCATTGTTTTACTTTGTCGAAATCTTCACTAACATTATCCCAAAACTCTCCCCATTTCTCAGGGACAGTCTCTGTAAAGAATTCTTCAACTTTCGCAGATATATATCCAACTGCGTAAGGGATGTCGCCAAGGAATTCCCCAACACTTCCCCAAAACTCGTTCCATTTTTCCGGAATCGTTTCGGTAAAGAATGTATTAACGCCTTCTTCTACATTAGCAGCCCAATCTTTTACTCCGTCAAGACATTCGCCAACACCGTTCCAGAACTCATCCCATTTTTGAGGCAATGTGTCTGTGAAAAATGTATTTATGTCTTCCCATAGTCCTTGCGCCCATTCTTCTGCACCAGATAATTTGTCTCCAATACCGCTCCACAAATTGTCCCATACAGTTGGCAATGTTTCTGTAAAGAAAGTAGATATGCCACTCCAAATATTGTTGGCGAATTGCTGTACCTCAGCAACCACCTCGTCCACTAATGCGTTCCAACCTGCAATTACTTGATCCGGGCTTTGTGCTTCAAATCCCGTAACGTTGGAAGTAGAAGTTGTGCTTGCACTTTTTTCAGTACTCGTCGAAGTTGTACCAGAGCTTGTTTTTGTTGTATCAGTTGTTTTCGTATCTTGCTTCTTGTTTTTGTCTGGAGATTGAATGGCATCCAAAATGTTGTCAAGAACTTCTTTGACCTGAGTTATTCCATCAGTTATTGGGTCAACTTCTTGATTAGTTAATACCTCAAGTTGTTGTTCGTCATTTTTTAAATCAACATATTCTTGAATCTTCTGTTGCTGATCTTCGTCTAATTCAAGCGTTGCCGGAATTTTCCAAACTCCATCCTTATCTTGCTCTAGCTTTGGAACTACTTCAGTGACTAGAGTGGCATTTTCTTCTTTCCACTGATCAATTTTAGATTGGACATCAGTTAATACAACCTGAAAATCCATTACGGTTGGCTGTTCTAGGCCATATTTAATTTTTAAAGCTTCTGCTAACTGCTCTTTTGCTTTTTCGAGCTCATCCGTCTTTATTTGAATCTCTTCATCCGAAGCTCCAGCATCTTTTAACTCTTGTAATTCTCTTGTAAGTGTTGATACATTTTCTTTTGCAGTATCAACGGTATTGTTTGCATCGATCCAAGCTTTTGTATTGTCAACAATTGCCTGCTGTGCATTATTCAACGAATCTGTAGCGCCATCAATTTCTTGCTGAATCGCATTATATTCTTCTGCATTTTCGCCAAGTGGATCTTTACCAGCCCTGAAAAACTCTTCTTGCTTCGCAAGTGCCTTGTCCAAAGAGTCGGTAGTATCTCTAAGTTTTTTGTCAAGTTCTGTCATAGTTAGGTCAGAAACGATATCTCCCCAACTTGCATCATATTTTGACAGCTCTGTCAACATTGCAATAGTTGCGGCCTTTGTTAATCCCATTGCATTTGCAAGGTCGTCAACGCTCTTTATACTACTATCAAGAGTAAATGTGCCGTCCGCATTTTCAATAAAAGCACTAGCTTCTTTCGCGTCGGCAATAAATGCTTCTATGTTCTTTAAGCCTATTGAAAAATTTCCATCATCATCAATAGTGAAATAGTCTGCAAACTTTGAGTTTTCAAAATAATCATCAATGGCGTCAAGACGTTCTTCAAAAGTTTTACAGTTTGCAATAACGCTCGGAGGAACTAATGCCTCACATGCCGCCTTAAATGCTTCCGTCCCAACTTTGCCACTCAACAATCCATCGCTAATGGTCTCAAGCATTTCGACCATTGAGTCGCCATACGCCACTTCCGAATCTCTGTTTTTAGCATCCTCGAATTCATCATACGCATTGGTAACATCTGATAATTTCAACTCTAAAATTGAATATTCTTTAACTGCATTCTTGAGTGCTTGTATCTGACTACGCAACGCGCTAATATTATCATAAGTTGCTTTTGTAACATATCCATACGCTTTGTAATCCGCATACATTGCCTTAACAGTCTGTTGTAGTTGTTTTACAACTTTTGTATACTGCGACTGACTTTGTGCTTTCGCCGCACTTACTGTTGCCTTTTGTTCTTTTTTCTTCTGTGCAATTAATGCTCTTAATAGACGTGTATTCTTAACGACCTTGCCATTCGTAGTATCAATTGCGTCACCGAAGCTCTCTTCGCCAACAGTTACATCTCCAAGATACTCTTGGAGTGCAGTATAATAATCGTCAGAAATCGCTTGCCCGTCAAATGTTATGTCATTAACTGTCTGTAACACTGACGCATACGAATCATAAGCAGAAGTAAGGCTTGCTATGTCGCTAACAGCCACAGAAGTGGCTTCACTAGTCTGTTGCATAGCACCGCTAATGTTCAAGAAATATCTTGCAACATCTTCTGCACTAATTCCAAGAGAGTCTAATTGTACTTTAAGCTGTGGATTTTCAGCAATTAAGCTCTCAACCTCTCCAGTGACTCCTTCAATAGCAGATTCGTAATCTCCGAATTTATCAACGTCAACATTGATCTCTCCAGATTCAATTTTCGCGTTAAATGCTTCTTGGAATGCTTGTCCTGCCTCAGAACCACGCTCGCCGAATAAGCGGTCAAGAGCAGACTCTTTTGCTCCAGCAGAACCAAACATGATTTCTGCTCGATCATTGTAATTTTGCATCGAGCTAAGAAGACCATTTACTGCCTTTTGTGCCTCTGTTAAATTGTCACCATCAAACCATTCCAAGTCGCTGACGCCATATTCTTCTTCTTTGCCTTTCATAAACTCGTCCCAATTGGACTGAGCGTCGGCATAATCTTCTTGCGCAGACTCTAAATTCTTTTCTAGTTTTTGGAACTTTTTGCTATTGGTGTCCATGCCAGAGTCTAAGGCATCCTGCACTTCTGCTTCCGCTTTGTCTAGTTTATCTTTGGCGTTCTTTACTTTACCTAATTCGTCTTCAAAATTGTTTGTATCTTTAAGATTAAGCGTGCCAGTAGGTCGCGTCTTGAAATCTTGATCGGTATCCAATGCGCCCTTTACAGCTTCTGCTTGCTTGTTTTTAGCACGTTCTTCTCTTGCTTCTTCCAAACGAATTTGACGTTCAAGTTCGGCATTTTGCTCTTTTAATTTGTCAAGCTCTTCTTGCTCTGTAAGAGTTAATGGGCCTTTAGATTCGAGCTCTTCTATACGGCTCTTCGTAGTTTCTAGTTCGGAATTTAAGGAATCGAGATTCGAGCGGATATTTTTTAAATTCTCAGTTTCTTCTTCTAATTTTTTAATGAAATTTTTATGAGTGGGGCCCCATGCCACATAAGCAGCAATAAGAGCACCTACAGCTACTGTAACTGCTGCAATTATAAGCCCAACAGGGCCTAATGCTACATAAATTTTTGCTATTGCACTTAGAACTGCTGTTTCTAGGCTCTTAACTGCCATTTTTAACACGCCAGTCGCTCCGGCAGCAGCATATTCTGTCGCAACTGCTTCGATTATCCTTGCAATAAATTTGGCAAATGCAGTGTCTGCAAGACCTAAAGTCTTAATTAAATTATTAATTGAATCGCCAATATTAGAGATGGAGAATCCCCTAATGGCCGTGACAATTTTCCCAATACGTTCTGCCAACGACATGCCTTCCGTGGCTTTTAAAAATGCTTTTAATGGGGCAACTACGCCCAACAATATAAGTATAGTACTTTTTAGTACACCAACTTTATCTACAACACTTACTAATCCAGTACCAACATCCACAAGGAATTTAGTAGCATCAGTATTTATAAAGTTCATCCACATAGTCTGAACAGCATTTGTAAACTGATCGATATGGCCTTGAATACTGTCCATATATTTTTCATTTTCGGCCATAGCACTACCAGCAGAATCTGCGGATGTTTGTATCGCTTCTTCTACTAAGTCAAAATTCTTAATAACGGCGGCTAAAACATTTGCTTGTCTTTTTCCGCCTAGCAATTCTAGTGCGGCTGCTCGATTTACGTCCGTCATGTCGTCCCATACTTGAGACATTTCACGTAAAATTTCTGTAGTGTTCTTGAATGTATTCTCATCGAGCATAATGTCAACTTTCCCGCCTGTTAAAGCTAACAATTTTTTCTGCAGCTCTGAGACGCTATTGGCCATGCCATCAACATCTTCACCTGCATCCTCTAGTTCTACTTTTGCTCCTCGAATACGAAGAGATAATGTCTTCATGGCAGTACCTACGGATTCAGGATTTTGAACTACCGAATTCGCGGCAGTGATTAAACCAATTGACTCATCAATGGTATTCCCTGCTTCCGACATTGCACTAGCAGAACGTAAAAGTGCTTGTCCAATGCCAGATGAACTGATTGCGAAGTTATTCAATCTGTTGCTTTCATTAGTTTTATACTAATTACTGACCATTTAAAAAATGGCGAGTAGGACTTTCGACCTACTTCTTACGTTTTATTATTATTAGATTATTGCGTAAGTTCCGACTGTATATTGCTCATTATATTAATGAGAGATAACTTCAATAATAACATTACTGTTATTATCCCGCAGTCTGTACGGATTCTATGTTAATAAAATATGGATAAATAATATCAGTATTTAATTTTAATTGATCAATATAGGAATAATTAAAACTGTTATAATCATCTAATACCCCATTATTATCAATATATTGTTTAATCAACTCTTCACATAATTTTGTATTGTGAACAATATCATATTCCCATAAATACAATATATCAATATTATAATATTTCTTCCGCTATTTTTATTAACATAGTCTTTCCACGGTCTAAACCATCTCTGGCCTTTAACCGTTATAGTTATCTAAGGGCAATAATTTACCCACCTCGTTGAATTTATCTACGATTCCCATAGCATTAGACGCTTCAATATTAAATCCGTGCATTGTAGAAATAATACTGTCAGAAGCCTCGCCAATATCGGCTAGGTCATCACCAACGTTATAATAAACGGAAGCGGCCTTTGCCAAGTCAGATGCTTGCTCAATGTTATATCCTCACTTTGTTACTATTTCCACTAAAGGAAATGGGTAGGTCATTTCTGCCTACCTCTGCAATTTCATTATTAGATTATAGTTGCAGGTCAGATCATCTCTTCATCTTAATAAGATGTCCACCATACGCATAACCGTTACCGATTACGCTGTGATCGTTACAGGACTTAAAACATTTAATATAATATTCTCAACTTCATTTGGCCTAGATGTATATGGGATATATAAAATGCCAATATTCTTGCTATGGCAATATTCTTTTTTAATTTTGTCTCTGTATACTCTATTCTCATAAGCCTCTTCGCCACCAAAGAAATCAATTGGCTCAAAATGCTGTTTTCCTTGATATTCTATTACCATATGATAATCTGGCAAATAAAAATCAAATGGAAGTGGCAAAATATTTCTGCAGTCATCCCATGTAAATTCTCGCTCAAATTTGATATTATATTTTTTTAGAATGGTTTCTACTAAAATTTCCCCCGAGCTAGATGACTGACACCCACAACTAATAGTGCATCCCCCAACTAAATCTGAAACAGACGCCAATACTTCATTTCCACAATCACATTCACATCTCCATAGTCGTTTATAATTACATGGACTACCTTTCCGTTTTACATATTCTTTTGCCACCAACATGCCAAATCTTTGATTTGTTAAATTATAAGCTATAGAATCATAATATTGCTTAACTAAACATCCACAACTAGAAACTCTTCCTCTAATAAGATCTCCAGAAGAACATTTTATATTTCCTCCACACTCACATTCGCAATACCACATAATACAACCATTAGATGCTCTTTTGTCCAATTTGTATTTAACAATAAGTTTGCCAAATTGTTTCCCAGCCAAATCTTTTTCTTTTCCTTTATTTAATGAACCACTCGCCGTTTTTGTGCTACCGTTTCTTAATGCATCTAATCGAACTACTACTACAACGCCATTTTCATTTATACATTCGCAATATGTATGTTTTCCTCCATTATATCCATACAACATTTTTGTTACCACTAGTTCTCCATATTGTTCTCCAACAATATTTATTCGTCTTGGCATTTTATCACCTCCTATTCATATAATTTATATTAAATGTTTTACATTACCCACGGGATTGTCCATCTCTGGAGTTTCCCCGTTTTAAGATGGATGTTTACCTATATGTCGCCATACAGGGGGCCTATTAATTAAGCCTTGCGAAATCTGCTGTAGCATTAGTAAAATCTTTAACAGTAGAACCAATCTGCCCAGCAGTTTTAGATGCATCTTGCAAGAATCTCTTATAAGTTTCATCAGTTTCATCGGTAACTTTCTTTAATTCTGTTAACGCTGCGTCAATTTCTCTTACATATGTAATACCTTGCTTAATTTGAGCAACAGTTTTATACACCATATTTGCGCCAGTAAAGTATGTAAGAATTTCACCAGACTTTTTCTTAACATTGCTAAAGAAAGAGCCAAGCGTACTACTTGCTTTGCCCATATTCTTAGCGGAAGCATTAATAGCATTTCCCGCTTGATTAAACGATGCAGTTAGTTTTTCTACTTCGCCATTGCCATTCTTTATTGTAAAAGTAACCTTGGAATAGTTGTCAGCGAACTGAATAGATTTTTTATCTAACCCATCAAAAGAATTAGCAAATGCTTCTAATTCACTTCTTCTGCTTGCTTCGTCGCCAATATCAAAGCCATCAGAGACTGCACGAGTGATATTACCAACTTTGTTTTTCATCTCTTCGGACTTCTTAATGATATTTTCAATTGCTTTGCCATATTTATTAAATGACTCAACTGCACTATCAAACTCTGCGGCCTTTTGCTTACCCAAATCCGAAGTGATGTCTATGTTTGCAAGCTCTTTTTGCAGTGTAATTATTCTTTGATATGCTTGCTCGTATTGCTGTAATTGAGTAGTAAGCCCGGAGGCATTGGCATAACCTTTGCTATTAACGCTATTAATTAACCCAGTATGCTTTGTTTCGACTTGTCCGACAACGTCAGCACCATACAAAGTATTGCTTTGCTTTACTGAGTCCTTCTTTACCTTTGCGTACTGTTCAAAATCGCTCATGAGCTGCTTTGTCGCAGCACTCAACCTTTGCATGTCATCTTCTGACACTTTACCAAAGGCTTCTTCGGACTTTGTTAGATCTTGTATCTCCCTTGATAGAGTTTCATATCTACTCTTTAACTGGCCAAGATCACTATCTTTATCTACGAAGACTTCCGTATCAATTTTCCTAAAAGCAGAAGATAGCTTTTGATTTGCATCTATTAATGTTTTATAATTGTCTAGTTCTTTATAGCTGTCGTTAGAACTTTCAGAACTACTAGAACGAGAAGCTCTCTCTTTTCTTGTACCCTTGCTGGAATCAGCTTCATTTCCAAGTGATTCAGCAGTTTTATCCGCGCTATCTTTTACATTCTGATTCGCATTAGCAAAATCTTTTTTCGCTTGAGTGGCTGACGCGAAAGCCTCGCTCGCTTCTCTCGCCTTTTCTATTTCTTTTTCTATAGCAACCGCAGAAGCTTCCGCACTTTCCTTAACTCGTGCATTAGCTTCAACAAACTGATTTTTTTGTTCCGTCGCCGCCGCAAATGATTCCTGTACACCACTAACGCTGGCTACTTCGGGAGCAGTCGTTGCAGGCTCTCCTGTATTTTGACCATTAGCAATCTCACCAGTTGCTGTCTTCGAAATCTTCGACACATCGCTCTGATTTTGTTTTTCTTTTTCTTTTGTAATTTGCTGTTGTATTGCCAATTGCTGTTTTGCTTCTTCATTTTGCTGCTTCTCTACTGTTAGCTCTTGCTCTGCAGCCTCTGTTCCTTTTTGCTTCGTTTCTGTCGTACTACCTAATTGTGCTTTTGCTTCAGCAAGCTTGGTTTTTAATTCATCAATTACAGAAGACAAATTTTCAATTTTTGCTCTATATTCATCTACGACATCATTTGAAGTCATATTATCGACTTCGCTCATCGGGACAGAATTATCTAGAGCATTTTGGATGTCGTAATAACCATTCTTCCACGAATCTAAAGCACCTTCCATACGAAGGATTTCTTCTTCCAATTCTTGTACTTGTTTTTGTGCCACGTCAAGCTCGGAAGCGTCAACAGGATTTGTCGGAATAGCATTTAGTTTTTCTTTAAGAGCGGCAATTTCTTGCATAAGCTCTTTTTCTTTTTCAAGCTGCGCGGTTTGATTGTCTGTTTGATTAGACTGAGTTGAAGGTTGCCCAGACTGAATCTGATTAAGCTTTTCTTGCGCGGTAGTCTCTTCGTTGATAGCCTCAGTAGTTTTTTGATGAGACTCTGCTGCTTGCGCCTCGATTTCCTTAATTCTAGCTACGCTTTGATTCCAAGCATTAGTAGAATCAATTTCTCCACTCTCGAACGAGCTAAAAATATCTTTAAACTTGTCCCAATCGGCGGTGTGCGATGGATTCAATGTTGCCAATAAGCTTTTTAATTTTTCAATTGGTGCAACAGAATTTTCTCCATTCTTTTGTATTTCGGCCAAATAAGATGACAGCTCTGGTAGCTGTTCCATTGTATATGTCTTAACAGTCGAAGCCAACCCATTGTCTGTAAACGCCTTATCTAATGCTTGATTAACTTTTTCGTTAAACGCAGCAATTAATTGTTCATACGAAATACCAGCTTGTGCCGCTTTTTCTTCTGCTCCTTTTATTAATCCAACTTCCCCGTCATTATATTCCATGAGAGGAAATTCTTTTGTAGCTGCTTTTAAATTTTGAGAGTAAGATTCTCCAATTTTGATGGCCATTTCTTTAGAAATGCCAGTAAAATCAATTGTTTTAACAACACCATCTGCAATGATACCATTGATTTTTGTACCTTGGTCATAAAACAACTTGGTAAATGAATTAATATCCGACGGCGTAAATGCACTCATTCCATCTGGGTGATTGTGCAAAGACATTACGATATTTTCTTTTAGATTATTGACAAGTTGTGATACTATCGCATCTGTATCTACCTGAAAATCCTTCCCGGAAAAAGAGCTTACTACTTTGTCCGCTCCAAAAAGCGTCATAGACTCTTTTGCGTCGCCGCTACCTTTTGAATAACCAACCTCTTGCCTAGACGCAAGATTTAATAATTCTTGCAGCTCTCCAGCTACACCGCCAACTTCCTTTGCACTTTTTTGCGCGGCCATAGGAATTTCAACATTAAGTAATTCACAGATTTTAGAAAGTGCCTCGTCTCCGGTAATATCTCCAAAGTCTAAATCCTCAAATATTTGGTCAATGGAAGCTCCAGCTTTTTTTGATGCCTGAGAAATTTCTTTAATCTCATCGACCAGTGCGATTAATTTATCAGCGTTTTGATTGTCTTCATCTACATCTGCGCTTGACGACAACGAAACATATTCCTTAACTCTTTTATTTAACTCGTCATATAAAGAAATCTTTTTTTCTTCCGAAGCAATCTCTTCATTTTCTACAAAAGTATTTGAATTACCAATATCTTTAAGATTGTTTATTTCAGAATTGATATCTGCGATTTTTTGTTGATACTCGCTCTTGATTTTGTCAAGCATAGCGCTATGACGTTTATAAACATATTCTAGGTCGTCGGCATACATATTGTTTATATTAGTGCCGATCCATGTCATTCCCGGTGATAATATCCCATTATTACGCGCATTTATTCCATTATTTATTGTATTCTTTAATTTTGTTGCAATCTCTAGATATTGCAATAAAGTATTTTTATATGATTCATCATCAGTCTTAATTGGGGAAATTTCATCTAATGTAGCCTTTAATTCTCTTGCTTGGCTCGCTAAAGATTTTAATTCATCATCTGCGGTTGCCTTTTTGAGCCCAGTTACTTTTAATTTACTTTTGTTCGGAAACAATAAATTTAAAGTGTTTTGATACTCTGTCTTTTTATCGTTAAGATCATCAATTTGCTGTTGTATCTCGGTGGAAATTTTGTTGCCAGTTTCTTTTATGTTATTAACAGCTTCATCCCCAGCAGACTTGATATTATCTCCAACTTTAGATAAATCAATCTCGCCAAATGCGATATTTAATTTACCATTTAACTCGCTGGCATATTGGATTAATGCATTAAACTGTTCTTCAACACTTTTAGTGTTAAAAAGGTCTGAGTCAATTTGTTTATCAATGCCAACGTTCTTGAGGATTGTATTTAATTGCTCTGCGTAGCTCAGTAATTCTTTCGTCGCACCTTTGTCTTTTAAATTAACACCACTAAGCCCAGTAAAAACGTTTTTAGACAACTCTGAAATCTGAGACATCTGTTCAACCATTTTATCAAAAGACTTCATATATCCGCTATTAAGCTTATCTCCAAGACCTGCTTTGACGGAATCCAAATCTTTCCTAAGTGCCTTAACAGCATCGTCCATAGCAACAAACTGCTTAATAAAATTATTAAGATTTCCACGCTTGCCAATGTTTGCTAAAACTCCATCCACCTGTTCAGCTTGAGTCTTACATGCAACAAGGCTACTCATAAGGTCATCAATATTGTATTTAATTTTCGAAGTATAACTCGCTTCTGCCAAAAGAATCACCTCCTACGTTATAAATATACTTTTAGCAATTGAGCTATTGTTTTTTGAAAATTATCTTCAAAATATCTACTGCCGTAATTGTTAATAAAATCTTTTAAAAATTCGTCTGGAATTTCTTTGCCAACAGTTTCACCATACATATATTCTCCGTCTTTAAAATATGTCCATGGGTGTTCACCTTGTAAGAAGTTCTCAAATACATAATCGCCTTCAACTTGTCCACCACTTTCCCAAGAACCACCGCCTTGGTGTTTACTTGAATTACTGTGATATACGCCTTCCAGCGGAGCAGAATTCATATCAATATTCGTTGTTATAGTAAACGTTTTGCCTCTTTTCTTTAAATCAGAATTTACTTTATAGATGTCATACAAATTATGTTGTCTCCCATACTTTGTATAAGCTCCATTTTTGTATTCATAATATTTGTCTACTGCTGTTTTTGCTGCGTCATTAAAATCTTTTTCTGCTTGCATTCTACATATGTTTCCTGCAATTTCACTAACAGTTTCGACATTATCTATTAGTTTTTGTATAGCATCGCCTAATGTTTTTTCTGCGGCCATATGCCATCAACTCCTATAAAATAATTATTTTAATTTATCAAGTGTGCTTAAAAGCTCATCAATATCTGCACCTTCTGGAAGGATGCTATTGATATCGAAACCATCAACCTTCTTAGCAAGAGCATCTGCTAAAGTTGTCAGGCTTGAACTAATTCCATTAGCCATCTGCGCAAACGAAGCCTCAATTGAATTCTGACGCATTAATTTTTTCTCTTCATAATGCAGCACTTCCTCGACATGGTTGTAATCCTTCCTGCACAGTTGCTCAACTGTGTCTAAAATATCATTGCTGCATAGCATGTCATACTCCTTTAGCAGTGCTTCAAAATCTTCGCCAATCTCTACGCCTGTGTAGGCATTGAACGCAAACATAGAAAAATAAATATTTTTTTCAAAATCGTCCACATAGAAATAGCCATTATTGTCCGCAGAACATTTTTCTAAAATACGTAATGCAATATCATGTTTAGTCTGAATTGGAATATACCAAGCCTTAATCATATCTGCTGCATTGTTGAACTGTCCTTCTTTAACCTTCTTAACAAATGTATTAACTTTCATAATTGTTCCTCCATTTTTATTCAAAATTTTATATATTAAATAACGTTTTGTTATTAATTTTCGTATTTAATCTTCGCCCCAAACTTCTTCGTTGGCGAAATTATAAATTTTATGCGCCGCAACTCCTATGCAAATTGCTTCACATTCATCTTCTGATAGATCAAGACCAAAATTTTCTTTTACATAATCAATACTCTGTTGCTTAAGCTCTTGGCGTTTTACTTTCGCCCCCTGAGAATATCCTAATGCTTTGCGCCATTGGCTTGGCAACAAAATATGCACATTGACATTATGAGCTTCCGCATAACCAATTATCATACCAGCCAATCTTGCCAAAATTATCATAGTCGCTGGGTTCGATTGTTGTTGCACATTTTCTAGAACAAGTTTCTCTGGTTTATACTTTTTAATAACCTTCCAAAGTTCTTTCGCCATTTCAAAAGATCTTTTATCTGTTTCTAATTTGCTCTTGTTCATATCAACAACGCCAGATTCTATATATTGACCGTTTTCAAATATGGCATAACCAGAACGACGTGTGCTTTGATCAAAACTTATGACACGCATAACAATTCCTCCTTTCCGAGAGATTCATATTTACACTAATTTTAAATATAAAAAGAAGAAACCATGTGGCTTCTCCTTTAAACTACGATATACAATTTTTTGTTATTACCTGTATAGAGCATCTACTCTGTTTTGTACTATTTGATAGTCATATCCCGCTGCTTCAAGGCGTGCTTGACGTTCTAAACCATTTCCCCATTCGCCTCGATATACCTCCAATACAATTTCATCTAATGTTTTACCTGAAGCAACAACTGATTCAGTATTTGGAACAAGAATCTTTTGTCCTATATAAATAACATTAGGATCAGAAATTCCATTGTAGGAAGCAAGTTGTTGATATGTAATGCCATATTTTGTGGCAATGTCAGAAAGAGTGTCACCAGATTTTACAGTATAAACTGTTTCTGTTTGACTTTGCGAAAAAGTCAATCCATTTTTACCAGCTTCTCTAATCAATGCAGGATAATCAAAATAAGAAATGTTCATATCAACGCATCCAGAAATACCATTGACAATTCCAGAACTAGAATACTGCCAAATTCCATAGTCCTTGTTATACTGACATTCAGAATTATATTGAGCAATCCATCTTGCCTTAGTGTCATACCAAGAATCAGTCAGATATGCCTCATTCCAATATAAATTGGCATAAATACCAACCCAATAACCAGCGTCTTCTAAAATGCCAACAAATTTTTTAGACATTTGAAGAATTAAATCTTGACTACATTTCCCAGTAGTATTAACGTCTTCTAAATCATAATAAACGGGATATTCAAGTTTACGACCTTTTATCAATCTAAGTACATGTGTTGCTTCCGAAGCAGCTTTTTCTACTGTATCTGCATAACTGTACAGATACACACCATAAGGTATACCAACTCTTTCGCATTCTAAAGCATTCCTTTTAAACCAAATATCATCTTGTTCTTCTAAGTTCATTCCATAGCCACAGCGAAGAATTGCAAAATCAATTTCATCCTTTTTTACTGCATCCCAATCAATTTGTCCTTGCCATTCGCTCACATCAACACCTTTTAATTTTTTCATATTATCCCTCCTTTTTGTCCATAAAAAATGAGGGAGTGTATTGCTACACTCCCTCGCCCATATAACTACTTCATATAGGCTATTTGTTTATAAAATTAATTCTCTTTATTGTCCGTACTATGATTAGAATCAAACATTCTCTGACAGACAACCAACATGCGCAGCATATCATATGATATATCTAGTTTGCCATTACCAGTGCCAGCAATTGCACCAGTGTCGATTAAATGCTGCACGGTGTCACGCGCCCAAGATGGGATATCTTCGATTGTCTCATAATGCTTATTGCATGCATCAAACATATGCTTCATGACATACAGCATACGTATCATATCAGCAGACAAATCAAGATTGCCTCCACCAGTGCCAGAAATTAAACCTTCATCAATCATATCACTAATAGTTCCTCTTGCCCAGCTAGGGATATCATCAATAGTATTGTATCTCATTACGTCTTCCTCCTCTTCATCATTTCCATTATTTTTGTTCATGGCCTCATATACATCCTGACGGAACCCGTCCATAGTGTAACCCATGCCATATGTATTCCACAGAAGTTCTGGATCCGCATGGTTGCTGGCCACACCTCTACGATGACCTTCTGCATGACCAATAATCACACCGTCTTCCAGTGGATTAAGCCCATAAGTATTGCAAAGCTGTGCGAATAATTCCACGGCTGTGCGATATGTCCCAGCAATCTGTTCAGCAGCTTCCGCATAACTCATTCTAGAGCTAGGTTCCGTCATTTCGATGCCGATATGGGTATTATTTGCAGCGCCACCGCAGTGCCATGCTCTCATCCACCAAGGCAATGTCTGATATACAGAGCCATCTGCCTGTATAAATGCGTGTACGCAAACTGATTGACCACCCGGCTGATACTGGTTGAAGTTGCGAGCAAACACCGCAGCACTAGGCTGTGGGCATCCAACGCTATGCAACATCAAACCACTTGGAGTAAGTGTCGAACCAATCTTATAACATTTATTTTGTGTCGCAAACGCTTCAATAATTTCCATTTAAATCACCTCAATATATTACTTTCCGCCCTTAACTCTTTCAATAATTTCTGAAACAGCAGAGCTACCAGACATTAAAGCAAGTGCGGTAATTACTGTGCCAATCACAGATCCCTCCTGCACAAGACCTAGAGCAAGAATAATATCTACGCCAAAGCCGAAAGAAATGGCGAATGCGAACACTGCAGAAACAGCCATAGTGATATACTTGCCATACTTTGTGCCTTCCCACATTTCCTTAAAGCGATCAATAATATACCACATAATAATTGATAAAGAGATAATTAGAGTTAACATTTCCATAATTTATTCCTCCTATAAATTTAAAATTTTTAATTGCCAAATAGTATTCCAATGATAAAGATATTAGCCACCGTCAGCTCCAGCTTCATACTCTTGATGAGTTACTCTTCTCCACATATAAACAGCCAAGTACGGCGGCATGTTATTATGCGCTCCGTCACCGCCAGCAGGGGATGTTTTTGAACCCGTTGCCCACCACGTTTTTTTGCTGGCGTAGACGATGTTCGGCCAGCCACTATAACCGCTTGGTGCGCTGTCCGACCCGCCATCGTTGCCCAAGTATTCGTCGTGGTAGTGGCTAGGGATTTCAGACCTCGTTAACGTGTGCGTAGCCTCGCCACCCATTGTGCCAGCTTTATAGGTATCACCTGCACCAAGCAGGAATCTATTGTAAATCGGTAGCCAATATGTCCCAGTGAATCGAGACTGCGGATCTGTAGTATCCGTGCTCATATAAATAGATCCAATCGGATAAAACAAATCAACAAGAGTTGCCGTATCCACCCCGATATCGCTTTTTAGCTCAGCAAGTGTGCGAGAATACACCCACCCGGAACCATCCAGCACTGCAACCTTGCTCGGTGTGCTGCCAAGATCGGTCGCGTCCGTCGTTTGCAGCCATGTTCCAGTCAGATACTGACCTGTCAAATTACCGGTCAGCGTGCCGCCACTTGTATTTAATTTGCTGTCCAAAGCAGCCTTAACCGCCTTATTCTGCACCGGATTAGTCGAGGTCGTACTTAACGCAGAATCAACAGTCGTTTTATTTGCGCCAGTAGCGATCCCGTTGAGTTTTGTCTTATCAGACGCACTCATCAATCCATTAGCACTCGTAGTCGCAACAGAAGTGGAAGCCTTCCCAGATAAAGCAGTATTGATAACCTTGTTTTGAACTGGATTGGTAGAAGTGGTGCTTAGAGAAGAATCAATAATCGTTTTGTTGGCTCCATCGGCAATGCCATCTAATTTTGATTTGTCGCTAGAAGACATTAAACCATTAGCACTTGTCGTAGCAACAGCAGTACTTGCTTTGCCACTAAGAGCTGTATTAACCGCCTTGTTCTGAATCGCATTAGTTGAAGTGCTAGACAAAGACGAATCCACCGACGGGATCGCCACTGACTTAGCTGCGCTACCATCATAGCTACCAGTAACAGCACCAGTAAATGTCAAAGCATGAGGATTTTTAAGTGCCGTGGTAGTGCTCGGCAGGGCACCAATATCTGAAGCAGTTAAACTAATATTCGAGCTTAACGCTTTGTTGTTGACCTTTCTCGTAGTTGGGACATAGTTTCCAAGCGTAGCTGCATCTTGAAATGGAAGTTGAGAATACTTCTTCGCACCATCTCCGACCTTAAACCTTGTTTCACCGCTTGCCGTATCAACAACAATAATTTCACCATTCAGCAAAACAGGATTCTTACTCGTCCAGTTGGCTTCGGTATCTCTTTTATTTTTTATACGAGTATTAAAAATTTTATTTGCCATTCGTTCAACCTCCTTTAATATATAAAAGAGGCACTGGCAAAAACCAGAACCTCTATTGAAATTTTCTTTATTCATTTTTTATACACTCCCACCATATACATAGTTAGAAGCGCCTCCGCTTGGTTCGCCAGAGAATATAGCTGGCAAGTCTGCTTGTTCAACCCAAGTACCAGATACTTTCTTATAAACCTTTGTTGCGGATTTATATGACCCGTTGACCTTGAAATACAACATGTCAGATCTCCCAGTTGTTGACCGTGCTCGCGCATATAAAGTCAACTCCGACGTTGTTGCCTCACCGTCCTGTGGGTCTGCAGAATCCTTATTAACAGAAGGAGTGGTTATGGACAATGGATTATTAGAGCTTATAAAAGTTGTACATCCTTCGTCAGAATACCAACCTTTGAATGTATATCCTTCTTTAACTATTGCCGTAAACATTGCATCCTTCCCCGCGAATGTGGGTGTAGTTGCATCAGCATATTCAATTCCACCTTTTGCAATAGCAGTACAAATGCACGCGCTATCTGAATAATAACAAAAATATTCTTTATCCTGTGTCGGAGTAAAAATATAATATGGCCAATATGTCAGCATACTCCTTTCGCCAAGACTAATGTCTCCGCTTTCCGCAAAACATGTTACTGGAGCATCTGAGAGTTGACACCATATAGCACACGTAGTATTGGCTGGAACTTGCAATGATGCTTTAACTGCTGCTATCGTGTCAGTTCCAGTTTTTGTTGCTTGCCCAAACACTTTAGATGATTCAATTTTATCAAATTCGCCAGTTTTAACATATTGCTTTTCATGATAAGTTAATTGATCGTAATATAATGCGGCAATTTTCAAGGTCCACGTACCGGATCGTCCCGCAACCCCTTTTAATCCACGTGTTAATTTAATTGTATACATTATAGCGCCTGATTTTGGGTATAATTTATAATCCGTTGTTGGCGTACAGGTATACGGATTATCTTCACTAACTAGTTGTGTTAACCCTTCATCTGCATACCAGCCATACAATTTATAATCATCACTCTCAGGGGTAAATGTAAATACCGCATTATCACCATAAGTAATAACAGAAGCATTAACGCTTGCCGTTCCATGTTCTGCCCGTCCAACGCTAATATTCAAATTGCTTAGATGAGCCTTTGCATACAGTGTTGTATTCGCGGTAATAGTAACTACATATGGATTCGCTGTACTCACTAGATTTGTGCAGTTCTCATCTGAATACCATCCATCAAAAACGCATCCAGTATTAGCTGTCGCAGAGAAAGTGCAACTGCCATTTGCTGGAACTGCTGAGTCGCTTACGCTAACAGATGATATATTTGCGCCAGCAATTGCCGCGCATGTAAATAATTTTACATCATGTGTATCTTTAGCATATAATGTTAAATCCGATGTTGGACTAACCGAATAATTTTGGTCTGTACTTACTAGATTCGTGCAAGAAGCGTCACTATACCATCCTTCGAATGTTTCTCCATCTGCTACCGTAGCCGTAAAAGTTACAATGTCGCCATCATAGGCTTCAGCTTTATCAACAATAGCAGTTACAGTGCTACTGACAGATTTAGCAGCGCAAGCATACTGCATGAAATACAGTGATAAATTAATCTCCTGAAGTGTTACCGCATTTACCGTATTATTTGCATGCAAATGGAAACGAATAACACTATTCCTAGACGATTGCAAGATAGCTTCGTCCTTGAGACTTTTAACATCTGTGTAGATACCATTTGAAGTCGGGACTTCTGAAGCTACTTGTGAATCATCAAACAGCAGGCTAACATGACAATTTTTATTGTTTGTCAGCACAGATGTGAAAAAATTGGCGTCTGCCTCTACTGGATGTGCTTTGTCATTCGGGTACAAAATGGATTTTGATTTTTCATTCAATATGGCGTATCCATCTTTTGAACCATTCATATAGAGCCTAGCCAATATATAATTACCGAAAGCAGTAACGCCAAGACTGACACCATCTGCTTCTAAATATGTTTTAGCAGTATCTTTGTTAGTTACAAGCAGTGTTCTTTTTACTTTAGTTGGCATTTAATCACCACCATATGTGACAGTAGAAACGCTCCCGTCTGAATTCGAAAAATGAATAGTAAGACTATTGACCCCATCTTCGAACGCAACCACTAAATGATACACAACCCCATCGTAATACCACATCGGGGCATCATTAAGAATAAATCCGATGATATCATCAATAGTTGTTCTCTTGTCAAGAATTTGGATACCGTTAACAATTTGTGCTGTAGAAAGATGATGAAAAATAAGTTCATCATAAGTTAAATTAGCATTTTCACTCATTTGTTACCCCTCCGTTTTCAAGTATAAATCCCCATCTGCCCCAAGGGTGTTAACCGGGTCAGCCGTGCCAGTGTAATATGTTGCAGTCGTGACGGATAGAGTACCATCAGCGGAGATAGACAAGCCGTTACCGACTTTGATTGTGCCAGCAGTTGAGGCTGTAGCGATTGAAGACGTTGTATCTTTGATAGAAAAACTCTTGGTGGTTTTGTCGTAATATATAAAACCAGACTGGGGAGAGGATTCTTCTTCTGTGTTTATAGAGGGAATGGCATATATTGTTTGTGTAACTTTTTTTGTTTCTTTATCAATATTACATGTCATTAATAAATTGGTGTATTGAAAAGACAAAGAGATAGAATACTCTTCATAAGAAGCCATAATACAGACCATAAAACTACTGCCGTCAGCAAAAATGATTACTTCGTGACCCTTTATTGCATTTTCTAGCTCCGTATAATCATTTATCAATACATCATTTTGAATTTTGACAGCATAAGCGCCCGTGTTTTTTATAGTAAACTTTCCATCATTACCATAATATACTATGCCCGGCGCGGATAAAGCTTCTAGACCAAATATTGGAAATAATCGTATTGTAGCTGTAGCAGTAGAACTTCCGCGATTCCATGTTAGCGATAAACCATAGCCGTCTCCTGCTAGTACAGTAAATTCAATTGTTGTTATAGTTCCACTTTCTGGCGAACAAGAAGCCAACATACAAGTTCCATTTGACACAATAATTTTATCTTCATCAATCGCTGCTACAACATCATCAAAATTATTGTTTATTGTATAAGTATTTCCTTCATCATTACTCACCATATCAAGTGCATAAATCATATCGCCGGATAATACAGCCGGTTCCCATTCTGTGGGCACACCATTGCTGTCAACCGCTTTCACCTTCGGTATCTGACCGACAGCCGCAGAAGTAAGACCAAGAGATTTTGATTCATTTGTCAGTGTCACATCACCAGTTTGTCCATTAACAGATGTTACAATAGGAGTTACAATTTGTAATTTTTTTGTTGACATTTTTTACATCACCCTCCTTATTTTTTAATATTTGAAAGGTGCAGAGTGGTTAGCTCTGCACCTCATGTGTTTAATTTATTTAATCTTAACTGCAGACAAGCGGATTGCCTCGGCCTTAGTTGCTGCAGTGTACTGATGATAAGTTTCATATTTAATGGTAGTTTGTTCTGTCAATTCTACTATTGTAGCAACAACAGCACCACCACCGCCAATCATATCACTTCTCACAATACAATAAACAACACTATCATCAGATTTAGTTAATCTAGAAATATACATACATCCAGTGCCATTTACTTCCCATTGATGATTGCCAACAATAGCATAAGTACCTGCTGGCAACGTTAAAGATGCAATCGTTGTCATCTCCATTTTTGCGACAGATTTACTGTTTGGCGTAGCAGAATACACTTTCCCAATATTGCCAATATTAGTTAATATGCCATTAGCAGTACTTGCCCCAGTACCACCTTTAGATATTGGTAAGATTCCACTTGTGATATCTGATGCAGAATGCTTATGAGATGTGGTAGCATAATCAGAATGAGTATGACTTATCGGTGCGTACTCAGTATGCACATGACTTAAATTTGCTTTGCCTGTTTGTAAAGATGAAATGTCCGATTCAATATCTTCCAAATTATTAGTCAAACAGGAATTCATATCAGTATCTATCCAAATATTGTTACTCGAATACATAGGATCAAATGTTCCATCCATGTTGCATACCTCCTAACGTTACTTCCATCTACCTATGGCATAGACATAAATTCCATATCCAATATTAGAATCTCCATCCGTACCAAGAGCTTCCCATCTAAATTTTGTCGTAGTTGATAATCCACCTCTAGCAGCAATAGCATATCCTGAGCCAATATAACAATTATAAATAGCTGTAGGATTTGTAATAAACAAACCAGTAGGCCAATCTGCACTGCCTGAAAATGCATTGAATCCATTCCACGTGCTATAATGAGTAATCGTTCCAGTGATCTGCCGCCAACACTCAGAAATTCCACTATTCCATTTTCTGTATGTCCACTTTCCAGAAGGGCCAGAAGCTACAACATAATCAGACGGTTCAATTAACCCAGAAATTTGAGACTTATTGTGAGTATGAGAACTCACAGCGAAATTACTTGCATGTTTGCCATCTAACGTATCTGCATTACCACCATTCGCTGGAAGAGAAGTTGGAATAACTGGTATAGATGGCTTGTCAGTTAAGTCGTTATAGCTGTGAGTATGATTTACATCTGCTTTATTGGATTGCAGAGAAGAAACATCTCCCTCAATGCCCTCTAAATGAGTTGTAAGACATTCATTTAGATTTGTATCCATCCAAATCTGATTGGAGCTATATGTTGGATCAAATGTACCGTTCATTGGGATTCCTCCTTTAGATATAAAAAGGTTTCATCATTGGTTAAGTATGTTTATGTTAGGTATTTAATTCTGCAACTTCTTGCGTAAATTCTGCATCGTAATACCACTTGCCTTGGAAATCATCAAAACTAGTCACTGTTTCAGGGATTGGATGATAATATTTTAATGCATATGGTAAAGAATCATCCTCAATAGGAACATAGTAAGGACTTAAAATATAATTTGTTGTGTCTCTTGTCCCATCGCACATTCCATTTTCTCTAAGGGTCGCGTATTTAAATCCATAACGACGAGTTACCATCTTTTATTCCTCCTTATATGTGCTAAAATGTATGACACATGTAGCCCCTGTGTCATTTACAATATTTAAATCAATTGATTTCGTAGATGCATTTTTTGTTACATCTGCCAGTTTCGTAGTTGAATTTACTGCATATACTGCATCATTGATTACAATCTTGTTTACAGATGTACTATCAGATATTGCCGTATTAAAACTAGAGATCATTGCACTAAATTTTGTATAATTATATTGATCATATTGTTCAAATGGAATAGAAAAACTCTCATTTGGCAAAATTGTACGAGAACCAATTTCAGTTCTATATGTTTTAGTATCAGTTCCTTCTTGAACGCCTTCATCAGATGCAAAAATTTTTCCAACTTTAACATCACTTTGAGTTGCTGTAAAGATAGTCTTTTCTCCAACCACTACTCCAGTCGCAATTTCATTCCCATTCTCATCCTCAAGAAGCACAGTATTTAATGCCGATGATGCCATTATTGGATTGCCATATAAACCACTCATACGACAACCACCTCCTGCACTTTAACCTGAATAGATATAGAGCCACTAGGTTTACCACCAGCCACATAAACTCGAACAGTTCCATTGCCGCTTTGAGTAGTAAATGCTAATCCGCTATCCTGCCAAGATGCAAGCTGTGCGGGAGTTGGCTGGAGGTCAACAACACTCGTTTCTGTAGCACAGCTAAGTGTCACGTCTTGATAATATGGACTTGCGGTTCCATTCCATCCCGACGCCAACGTAATTGTAGTAACTTTCGGAAGCATGTTCTGCAGCATAGCAATTGTTGCATAAGTGTCTGTAATAACATTACCAGATGCGTCTGCTGTAGCTTGAGGCACTGCACCATATACATCTGCACCAACTGGCTTAGGCATACCTTCTACAACCCACGCAGCTCCATCATACACAATTTGGAATGGCTTATTAATAGAAATCCAAGTATTACTATATCCAGATTGCAAACTTGTTGTAATCGCACTTAATCTACGTCTAATCTTTTTAGCTCCAAGTCCATTAACATCTATTGTTGGCTCTTTGCTTGCACTAGTTTTATCTGGAATCATAATAAAACTTGCTCCTGAGCTCAAAGACTCAATTCCCGGAACTGTCGCAGTATATGCCACACCATCAGAACTGGATGCAACAGCAGTATATACTCCTGCATCAATTGCTGCCTTATTATTGATTTCATCCTTTAAAACTTCATCTAAAAATGGCAATTGAGTATAAGTTTTTACACCATCGCCAATTTTTACTCTGGTCTCACCACTTGTTGTAGTAACAACTATTATTTCGCCATCTAAAATTAGTGGATTCTTTTTCTCCCAATTCGCTTCAGTATCTCGTTTGTTTCTCAAGCGTATATTAAATATTTTATTCGGCATAATATTCCCTCCATATGATTATTCACTATACAAAGAATATCAGCTTACACGTTGCCACATGTATACAGATAAGTATGGAGGCATATTATTGTGGGCTTGACCACCACCTGCTTCACTTGTTTTTGAACCTTTCGCCCAATATGTGTTTTTACTTGTATAAGCAATACTAGTAAATCCATAATATCCTTCTGGCACACTACCATCTCCACCATCATTGCCAACATACTCATCATGATAATGAATAGGAATTTCTTTCTCCTTTAACACATGTTCTTCTTCGCCACCAATTTCTCCAGCTTTATGCAACGCACTGTTGGCGAAAAGGAATGCGCCATGTATTTCATCCCAGTTTCCGCCAAACAAAGTTGCCGGACTTGTTGCATTCGTGCTGATGTAAATAGAACCAATTGGATATGCTTCCAAAACAGACAATGGGTCTCCCTTATCTCCCTTTGGGCCTCTTAATGCCTCAAGCTGTGCTGATGTAAAATCAGCATAAGTAAATGCGTCTCCCTTTGGGCCTTTTATATTAACACTTGCAGGATTGGTTTTGCCCTTGTCATTTGTCCAACTTAAAACGCCATCTGAAGAAACAGATGGAGTGAACGTTGCACCATCAAGTGCCCCAAAGCCACCAGTTTTTATGGCATCTACAACGTACTTTTTATTTGCCGCATCATCATCATTAACAGGTGTAGCAACGGCCATTCTTGCCAAATCTGTTTCAGTTTTACCAACAAACTTTCCTGCATTTTCACCAGTACATAAAGCTGTAATCTCTTTTGATATATCTCCTCGCTGACAAATTGTGACTCCATATTTTGCGTAAAACTTTTGATCCGCAGTCAATGCACCAGCAACCTCTAAATCTCCAGAAACTTTGCCACCTGCTTTATCTAACTTCTTGTTAAACTCAGCAGAAGTCTCCGTCTTGCTATTTGCAACCGCAGTATCAGCATATTCTTTTGCAGAAGAAAGAGCTGTACTAGACTGGCCATCTGCATACGTCTTTGCGCTGGATAGTGTAGATGTATCACCAGACTCCATGTCGCTTCTTAGCGTTGTGATTTTTCCGTCTAATTCGGTATCTTTCTGTTCAGAACTATTAGTTAGCGTTGTAATCTTTCCGTCAAGCTCTGTGTCTTTTTCTTTCATATCTGCCGATAACTGTTTAATTTCATTTTCCAATTCTGTATCTTTTTCGTTTACAGAGCTTGTTAAATTAGAAATCTTCGTGTCGAGCTGATTGTCCTGCTCATTTAATATACGGCCCTGATTCGCCGAAAGTGGTTTGTTCGACTGATAACTATTCAGCTTATCCTCGACATCTCCTTGAAGCAAAAATACGCCATTCTGTTTTAGCTCTGGTAAATCAACAACATAATTCCCGTCTGTCAAATTTTCTAAATTGTATGTTGTTCCGTTAATGTCCACAGTATTTATGTAAGGCATCGTTTCACCTCCATTATTTTCCATTGTTGTAATAAGGGGCACTCTATATGATAAGCACCCCTTATTATTAATTACAGTCTTAATTCAGACTTTAAAGCAATATAAACTTCCGACTGATATTTACTTGGAATACTACTACCATAAGTAATTGCTGCAACTTTCGCCATACTACGCAATGAACTAATATACGTCTTTAACGAATTAAAATACGCGACATGGTATGTTTTGAAAGTGTTTGCCTTAGCAATAATCTTTTCCATATCTCCTGAAGTATAATATTTGCACAATTCCCCATCCGCATGATAGGGAATAGTTTCTGACCCGTCTGTAATCATTTGAGACGAAGTAATTAAATTCAATTGGTCTTGTACCGTTAAAGAAAAATGATGCGACTGATTGTCGCTCAGTTCAACATCAAAGCCATTTGTAATCATTTTGTTACATTCTGTTTTCATTTCTTTAACTTTTGCTTCTTTTACATAATCAATTGTGATATCATTGTCTTCATTATCTTTTGTCTCGTCTTGCTCAGGCTCGTCTTGTTCAATATCAATCTGTTGATTGGCCTTGATAGCATTGTATAAAGCTTCATATTCTTCCTGCGGAATCTCTGTAATCTGAATCACAGGGACTTCTTTTGCATTGGAATCTGCTGGCAGCATCCAAGTAGCACGATAGATCGCACCATTGCATTGCATGTATTGAGCTTCAGACTCGTCGCATACAAGAAAAATACCATGCTTCCTTTGAAATCTACGCATGTCTAGCGACGTTCCGATACCAACAAATTCATTGTTATTAATTAGTTTATAATATCTCATATGTCGTCGCCTCCATTAAATAGAAATACATGGGCAAATACCATGAGATCTATTAGATGGCATATAACTACTCATATCACCCTGAATGCCAACCGCTCTAAAGTAAGAATTGTACGACACTTCTGGCGAACGTAGATAATAGATACTCGCAGTATCACCAATCGACTTAACTCTGTCCGCAGACGAGCTAAAGAATTCAATTGCCTTGCCCTCAGAACTATATGGCGCTTCGGATGTGTTAAACATTTCCACATACGATGGTAGGTATACATAGTCTTTTGAATAAACAATATCAGATGCCATATTACCAGCAGTTGCAGGAATCTGAACTTGCTTAATAATTGACTTCCACTCTGTCGGGAACGCCGCATAAACTCTACTATTACAGAACGCTCTCATCTTAGAGTCATTCCAGCCACCAAGGTTTGTATTCGTAGAATTCATATTGTGAGTGAGAGATAGCAAATTCACTGGAATGAATGAAGCTCCAGTAATTTTACTAGAGTCCTGAGCACATCTATATCTCTTATCACCATAATATTCATAACGCCAAGTTTCATGCGGCCATGCAGCAAGTTGTCTAGCCGCAGTGTCTCCAATATCATCAAGCCATACTTTTGCCCAGTGAATTATTCCCTTACCTAGCGTTACGCTATCAATTGTTCCATTTGACAGGAACTTAAATCCACCAAGCATAATTGTCGCCTCAGTATTAGTTGTACGATTGCGCACAAGCTCTGTATAAGCCATTTCGTCAGCATAAACACCAGTTGTAGAAGCTCCAGAGTTAAACGAGTAGATATAAAGTTTACTTTCTCCCTTGCGGTGACGAAGCACAACAATATCTCTTTGGCCTCCTTTGCCTACTACTTTACTAGTATTGCCCCACTGGATTTCTGGATTTGTACCATTATACTTGAGTCTAAACCCTTCAGAGCCATCATATTCAAAGCAAGATAATAGCGTCGCATCAGCGATATTGTCGCCAAACTCAAAGTCTATTGCCATTGTAAATGAGCCAGAGTCTTTACCAAATAGTTTAACGCCAGAGTCCACAACTTTTGAAGCAGTCCCATCAAAAGCAATTCCATCTCCAAGCATATGCTCAGTTACATTCGAGAACGAAAAATCCTGTCCAACACGAACATCAAAATAGTCTTTCTGCTCGAAATAATCATTCGCTCTGCCAGCAGTTGCAACGGCATAAATTTGAACTGGAGTCATGTCTTTTAAATCAGTCCCTGCTGCTGGAAGCCCATTTTGTGTCTCCCACTTGGCATAAACGTCAGTATCTCCAGTAATATAACCTGTGCTCTTATCCCAGCCAGTGAATAGATTATAAATATAAGAATCCTCATTATCGCTCATGGTTGGATAATCGCCTTCATATTCCGCAACAGCACCATACTCTACGCCAGTCTTAGTCGCAAGAACAACACCTGCTTGCTGGAACCAACGAACAGTATATGTCCTTACAGTTTCGCTATATTTTGCTGTTACAGTTACAGGAGCAGTGACATTTACCTCAATGCCATCCCAACCTGCGAATGTATAATTGTACTGCGCGGTACTTGGAATTGTCGGAGTATCAATTTCCCCACTTGCGACAGGATCAGTAATCTTACCACCTTGGTCAACATACTGCACATAATCATTGCCACTCTTGTCCTTGATAGCAGTGCCATCCGAGTTCATAAACGTTACTTTATACTGAGTAATAATACCATTATAAGTAACAGCTAAATCTGGCCATGCCGCCGTATAAGCATCGAGTTCTCTCTGTCTTGCCTGTCCAGCAATATGAACCTTACCAGCAAGCAAATTGTTATTCATCTTAAGAATAGCATTCAATAGCTCAGTACTCGTTACAGTCCAGTCAATACCAGTTAAACGAAGTGTCTGCAACGTGTCAATTGCATCCTCAACAATTGGATAAGCATCAATTATAGAGTTCTCAATAGTTAAGGATTCAAGATTGTCATATGTCGCCTGTAAATCAGTTAAGTAACTTAGATTCTTGAAGCTTAAACTATTGATTGTACTTGGCAAGTGAGCAAGCGCAATCTTACCATTTGCCGCGAATAACACACCAGTTACAGATGTTCCTTCTGCGTAAAGCTTCTCTAAGTTACCACAGCTTGACAGGTTGATAGATCCAGTTAAATTAGGACAATTGCGAATATCCAACTCTTCAAGTAACGCATTGTTGCCAAGGTTTAGATTTGTCAAGAATGCGTTAGAATAGCCAGAAGTTTTATTACCAATTACAAGCGTCTTCAGCTTTGAAGCCTTACTAAAATCATTATCATGGATATAACAAGCAGAAAGGTCATTCAATGCCTGAATACGAGAAGCACAATAAATTAGTACTGCCGTATCATCCATCTTGGTAAATGGACATTGAATTTCATAAGACTGTCCTGCCTTTGCACGGATCTGCTGTGTGCTTGGAGAGTTGCCAAATAGCACAGATAGATACATATCTGAATAAGGCACAATATTTAGAGTGTAATTAGGTGCAACTACTACACCAGAAGGAGTATTGCATCTAAACATAATTTGATCTGCCTTGACAGTTGTAGACAGATATTTCGTTCCCATATACGCCGCTTGATCACGCTCAAATTGTCTACGCTGGTATTTCTTACGACCATTCATCATAGACTCTAAGAAACGTCTGGTTGGCTCTGGAGTTGCACCGGCATTGAGGCCACCGCCTTGATATGTACGGTAGTATTTGCGTTCAATATCAAGTCTCCAAAGTTCTTCTGGGAATTGTGCTTGCCAATTGTCAAATTCATTGATTAGAGAAGTATCGCTAAAACAACCTTCTCCTTCAAGAGTTTGATACATTATTGCAAGATCATTACGGAATAAATCACGGATACGGCACCAGAACACGTTATCTGCTGCGTTGAATACGTATCCTGAAGACTTGTCGCCTTCAGTTCTATAGTCAGTGTCTTCTTTGCCATAAGTCATGGTAAGCTCGCCACTGTTGTTAATTCCCAAACTCGTGTCATTATCATAGTCCCATAATTCAAAACGATATTTGCCGTCTTTACATTTTGCATAATGATAGAAAGAATTTTTTGCGCGATTGTCAATCATAGTGTATCTTTCTGTAAATACATACCAATACAGAGCAGAATCCTTAATTACCCAATCTCCGAGCTGAGAAACAAATTCTTCATCAGTAGACGTAATTACCCATTCATAGAAATCACGCCATACTTGCTTGTTCAATGCTCTTTGTGCTTCTTGCTCTTCTGTAGTGGCAGTTGTCATTCCGTCCTTCGTCTCGCCACCCATTTCATAGCGGAATTCAAAAGAACCATCCCAATCATTATAAAGCGCATCGTAAGCAGTGTTACCAGCCTTCCACTGGTCTTTCGTGATAGGATAAGTCATATTACCATCGCTATCAGTTACACCAGTTTGGAAAGTGCTATTAGGTAGAGTGTTATCACTAACTTCAATTACGAACTCTTTGAGGTCAGAGACGTCATTAACTCTAGAAGCGTCGGTCTTTTTTGAATCACCAATATTTCCCAGCCCGTAGAAGTGCCAATCGTTATCCCTAAATTCCATATGTTTAGAAATATCAGGGTCTGTCTCCTTAATAAATACTACGCAATTTTGGAACTCCATACTATTTTTGCACTTCGGATCTTTCTCCATGGCAACAGTTTTATATGGCAGATAGTCATTATAACGCTTCTGGAGCAATGCGTTATTTGCATTTTCAGAGCTTGCGATATTTACTTTGATATTAAGCCAATTCATTGGCACAGAATTTCTAGTAAGACTTACTTTACCAGAACCATCAGAATACTTTGTACCATCCCCAAGAATAAGCTCTGTTACATAGCTCGTGTCAAGAGGAATCTTGCTAATAATCTGTTTCTTGCCATCAGCACAAGCAATAATATCTATATTTCTGCCAGCATAACCATACTCGTTGGAAGTCGTGCCCTGTCCAGAAAGATAGGTATTCATGAACTTCCAATTGTCTAGCACTGGGTCTCCCCCCTTATAGATGCACTCGACATTTACGCCTTTTACAAAATCTTTTTTGTCCTTAGTAAAACGAGGACACTCAATCTTAATAACTCTTAACTGTGGGCATGCATTTGCCACAGATTCAGGAGTTAGCGCATTGTTTTCATCATAAATCTGATTGCGATTATATCTTGCAATCATCTCATCAGAATCTCTTGCGTCAGCAATGAAGTTTGCCAAAATGTTAGAGTCAGTCAACGAAGCACTATAAGCCTTCATCCTATAGATGTGAACATCACAATCTGTAGAACCAATAGTAATAGGCACTGGCTCGTACTGATATAGTCTATGCGTTGAATCGTAAATCATAGGTCTTAAACCAACGCCATCTTCATAGCTCATAATAACTGCAGTTGCATCTGAATTGTCCTTATCAATTGTATTAATATTGAACTCAAATTCAATAATATCTTCCTCGCTATAAGGAATATATAGACTCTTAATACTAGACTTCAAATACGCCTCATGAACATTCATTTGCAGGCCCACAACAGTAGAATCTGCTTGGCAAGTCAGGAATGTTGCATTTGCATTACTAACATTCGTAGTTTTAAAAACGCATTTAAATTCAGAACCATAAACACTTGCGTCTCTCTCAAAAAGCTTATAATTGATAGTGGCAGTTGTTCCGGCCTTAACACAGAAATACTGGTTGCCATCTTCGTCAATCTGATAGCCGCCATTGCTCCAGTCGAAGTTATTTGAAACTGTCATTGCAACATCAGTGTTTGCGTCTTTCCACAGTCTGTCTTCATCGCTATTGGAAAGGCCAGTAGGATTAAAGTCAAATGCCAAATTTGCAGTAATTGGCTCGATAGTAATACCGAGCTCCTCAATATTCATAATAATTTTAACAGTTGTGTCTCTGCAAGTAATGAGCAAAGTATGTTCACCAACATCAGAAGATTTATATGCCCAAACATCTGAGCTACCACTCATGACCTGAGTAGCAATTACCTTACCGTCAACACTTCTTGTAACAGTCGGAGTTGCCGTCTTCGGATCATAAACATAGAACTGAATATTCGTTGAATTATATTGCTTTGCAGTTACTTTGCCATAATGGTCATATCTATAAACACATCCGATAACAGGAACATCACTATTCTCGTCATACCACATAATGCCCTTGAAAATATGCTCAGTTTCAATGCTCTTACTATTAATAGTTGCTGTAATATAGCACTCGAATAGATGTGCACCATGGGCCTGAGCTGGAATTGTATAAGACTGCAATGTACCAGAGGAACCAGTCGAAACAGTTCCAATTTCAACGCCATCAAGCACAAAATGCACAGTCTTATTTACTGCACCATATGGAGTGTATGTGAAATTGACCGCACTATTTGCTTGATATGTAATCTTGTCATTAAACGAAGATTCGAGTCTTACGTCTACCTTCTGCACAGTCCAAGACTTAACAGCAGTAGTGCCAGCGGCATCCACAACCGTCAAAGTAAACTTCTGAGTGCCAATGTTTGTATAATCAGACATGTCAAACGTATTCACGCCCTGAACCAACGCGCCAGTAGATAGAACGGTGCTGCCAGACTTCCAAGTGTAAGTGCCATCAACAGCTTCTCCATCACTATCCACTGAAGAATAATTGAAGCTAATCTCTACCTTGTCTGTTGTAGTAACAATAACCGGCGACTCAGTAATACGTTCAACTTTAAGAGTAGTGGTAACAGTAGAGCCCCCGCCACCACCAGTAATTACGAACTGGCTCTTTACTTCTTCTTTTTCGTCTTTAACTTCGTAAAGTGTAAAAACATTCTCTTTCTCTTCGCCAATTGCTAGAGTAGCATTTCCATATGTAGCATAGTATGTATAACCTTCTGTGTCGATACCGTCAACGGTTTGTCTTAGCGTATCAATATTTCTACTTAGAGAAGCAATGTTAGTCGTGTTTGCTTCGATGTTTTGTGCGTTTGTATCTACAGATGCCTTAAGTGTAGAAACCTTATTGTCAATTTGAGATTTTGTATAATTGTCTCCACCGATAATGCAGAACTTATCATTAATATAACGATAATGCACGTACAGCCCATCGTCATTTTTAACATAGTAATCAGTAAATTCATTGCCAGTTTCAGGCAACGACTCTACTACATTCGCCATAGTCCCTGCAATCATTTGCCAAGAGTTGTCAATCCATTTATAATAAAAACATCCTGCATCTGAATGTAGGATATAATCAGTTTCTACATCACCAGTTTGCGGCAGCTCAGTAACTACAAGAGTGGAACTTCCTTTAAATTCATCCCACTTTTGATTGCCATCATTATCCGTAATCCACCAATACTTTTCATAACCGCTACCAGACGCCTTTGGAACAAGATAGAATGTGTAGTCTTCGCCTGAATCTGGAAGCTCGTCGACGACTTCAATGCTATAAGAATGAAAATCAGCTAGTGCCGCATCAATATCAGATTTTGCTGATTTTGTATATAATTTGCCACCTGCATCAACACCAACCTCTTGCGTCATATCGTCTGCTTTTGGAACAGCTTTTACGCCACCAAGCACGTTTTCTGAGGCAGTAGGCAGAGTGTAATTTTCTAAATTTTTAAGTTTATCCTTTTCTGCGTCTGTATAATCATTAGTAGACAATCCCTTACCAGACACCTTGTCTACTTTATTGTTGTTAATTTGATTTTGTCTGCTTTGAACAACAAATGTGTCGTTCTGAGTTAGAGACGGCAAGCTGACAGTATAAGTGCCATTCGTAAGCGCCGAAACTTTTACTCCTTGCCCCAGCGTCTTTTCTGTCACGAATACATCATCGCCATTTAGAGTTGGAAGCTTAACAACATGCGAGCCATCTGTTAAGTTCTCTAGGTTGTATGTTTTGCCTCTAACAGTAACCTTGTTTATGAAAGCCATTAATTTTGTTCCCCCTTTGTGTAGTCTTAAAAAAATAGGAGAGGCGTTTTGCCTCTCCTATTAAATAAAACTACTTAATGTTAAGAGGCAATGCCACTCAGATAACGCTAGATGCCGAACCACAATCAAAAATGATATAAGTCTCCTGCTCTAGATCCTCAATCTTATGATTGTGGCCTAGTTTTGAATAAACAGTGTCATGGTTGTGTCCTGCGGTAGCAAACTCTGCTGCGTCATGAGAGATAATGTCGCCACAATTAGCAGAATCAACCTTGCCATTAATCTTATTCTTTAGTGCTGCAGCAAAATCTGCTTCTGCAACTTCGTTCTTATCAGCCAGAGCGCCAGTAGGTACAGTGATAGCAACTGCCTTACCAGAAACTGCAAGTGCAGAGCCATTCACCTTAACGGACTCGATAACGTTGACCTGTGCGCCATCGGCAATACCTTCTAGCTTGGTCTTCTCGTCATTAGTATAGTCGTTAGTAGATAGACCCTTACCTGTTACCTTGTCAACCTTGCCATCAATATTGCCCTGAAGAGTAGCCTTGGCGGCGTCAACGGCGTCCTTAACAGTCTTTGCGACGGAACCGGCATCGGTATCTTTACCATTTAGTGTAGCAATAGCAGTAGTATTCTTCTGAACTTCACCAGATAGGGTGCTATATTCACCTTGGTGGGTAGAAGCGTAGTCAATTAGCTCTTTAAAAGTATTGACTGTACCATCTTCGCTAACCTTTGTAGCAAACTCATTAATAGCATCTGCAACCTTCTTATCGACAGAACCAGCAACAGTAGAAGCACCATTTAGAGTAGCAATAGCGTCAGCGTTAGACTTAATGGAAGCTTTAACAGCAGTATCATTATAAGTCGCGGCAGCCTGAGCGTCAGCAATCATTTCAACAACTGTCTTGCCATCGGTAACATCTCCGACCTTGCCAGATAGAGCGTTTACAGAGCTCTGAGCATCAGTGCCAGCTTTCTTTGCCGCAGCAATAGCAGAATCCTTGCCATCAGCATAAGACTTAGCAGAAGCTAGTGCTGCGTCAGCCGCACCAGACTCATCATAGGCATCTGCAGCAGTATAAGCTGCGGAGCCAAGACCATGAACCTTAACGTCAGTACCATTAAACTTTACAGTTCCATTAGCAGTGCCCTCTACTAGAGTATAGACAGTCTCTGGAATTGTAATGGTGCTGACAGGAGTAGAGCCCCAAGAGCCGTTTAGTGGCTTAGAATATAGATAGAACTTATGACCATCGTCCGCGTCTGCCTCTAGTTTATATTGCGTATCGCTATCCTGAATTTCTCCAGAAATGTAATCAGAAAGGCCAGTAATTTCAGAAGCTTGGTACGTTGGCTTTGTTGACTCCTTTGCCCAACTATAAACGTCTGCTGCTTTAGCGCCAGTAAAGTCTAGCTGACTAAACTTTTTAGTGCCATCGCCAACTTTAAACAGAGTAACAGGCTCACCCTGCACAGCGCCAGTCTCAGCAGGAATGACGACAACAGCGATTTCACCATTTAATAGCACAGGATCTTTCTCGACCCAATTTGCATAAGTATCAATCTTGTTTTTGATACGTGTATTAAAAGTCTTATTTGCCATATTCATCAATCTCCTTTAATTTGCAAACATAAATTAAGCATTGCCGCCATCCATGATAAGCGTGTCCGAACCCTGAACAAGCTTGTCAGTGGAAATAGCGTTAACACTAATTACACCATCGGTAGCAACAATACTCTCGCCATCAACCTTAACTAGACCAAGTGCCTCTGCAGTTGCAGCAGGAATAGCAATGTTAACGCTCTTGTCAGCAGCGGGAGCAATGGCCGCGCCATTAAGCTTAATAGACTCAATAACGTTGGCTTGAGCAGCGTCCCAAGCACTAACTTTATCTTCGGTAATAGCATCAAGAACAGTCTTGTTAGCATGTTCATGGGCTTTAGCTTCTAGACCGTCAACAGTAGACTGTAGTGCCTCAACATCAGAAGCTGCGGCCTTGCCATCAAGAATAGCCTGAAGACCAGTAACATTGGCAATTTCATGAATATGAGATGCTAGTGCATACTTTTCTGCACCATCAACCTTGAGAGCGCCATCAATAGCGTCGCTAATTTGAATAGCGACAGCGGTTTCACCAACGAGGCCCTGTAGAGCTGTAATTTTACCGTTTGCCGTAGATAGATCGTCTGCCAGAGCATACTTGTCAGACTCGCCATCCTTAAGAGCAGCAGCAATCTGGTCTGCAACAGACGTCTCGCCAACCTTGGCCTTTAGAGCTGAAATATCGTCTTTATTTGTGTTAATCTGGCTGTTCATGGTTGCGGCATCAGTCTTGTGAGTCGTAATCCAATCAGCGATTTCCTTTAGCGTATCAAAACTCTCATCCGCACCAGCAACAACTTGCGCAATCTGATACGCAACAGAACCTTCTACGGTGCTTGCGCCATTAAGAGTGTCAATTGCTGCCTTGTTATCAGCAACCTGCTTAACTAAACCACTCTTGTCATCTCCAACAACCGTCTTTAGAGACTCGATAGCAGTAGACAGACCTTCAACGGTAGTAGTATCTGGTTTTACCCAAGAAACTTTACCATCTTCAGTCTTAACTAGCTGTGCGCCGCCAACAGCGTCAGCAAAACCAAGTAGACTTAGCTTACCATCTTCGCCCTTGACAAAAGCATTTTCATCAATAAGGATATTGCCGCCAACCTCTTTTAGAGTCTTGTCAGGCTGAATTACATAAAGAGTAGCCTTGCCACTCTCAACAACAGCAATTTGTTGACCATAATAATATGTAGTTTCAGAGCTACCAGCCTCCTGTGCAGATGCAGCAGCGGTCTGAGCAGCTTCTAGGCTTTCAAAATAGCTTTTAGCGTCCAGAGGAAAAGCCGTCTGGCGATTAAAAGCAACAGCGAAATCAAGTGTACCAAAAGTCATTGCCATAATTGTCTTCCTCCTTCAATTAAATTTGCACAGTATAGGAGTTTGCCTTTGCTACAGGATCAGCAAAATCCGTAGTATAAACTTTATACTCAATACCAGCATCAGCGCCCGCACCAGCAACAGTTAGAGTTGTCTTGGTGAAAGCACTCTTAATCTCTGCATTTAGGCCGTTAACGTCCTTAACAGAACTGACATCACGTAGAGTTGCGGGATAAGCAAAAATCACACGCTTCGCACCAACAGGAATATTAACCGTGAAAGAATTACCATTGGCAAGAGCCTTATTGGACTTAGTTAGCCCACGAATAATTGTGCTAGTTAGTTCGGCCTTCTCTGTCACAGAACCATAGAAAGTATTACGATAACCAGTAATAGCACCAGAAGTCTTTGTTGCAGAGCCTGCAGCAATCTTAATTACAGGACTAGAATCAGAGCCAAGGTTGTCCTTTGCAACAGCACCTTCACCATAAGTAGCCTTTGCAGTAATCTTATAGTTGGTGCCGTCAGCAACAACAACTTCAGCAAAGCTGCCAGAAGCAGTGGTTGCAGAGTTGCCAGCAGTATCAGTGACTTCCCAACTAGTGGCAGTGATACCAGTTGCAGGGCCATAGGTATAGGAACCAGCGCTTAGAGAAGCAGAATAAGTTGGAGTTACAGTAGTGCCAACCTCATATGCCTTAGCCTGACCGAAAGTAAGAGTCACAGCAGGAGCGGTAGGAGTACCGGGCTGTAGACGCTTGGAGAAAATCTCAGTTAGTGCGTCGGAGACAGATTTGCCCTTCGTCGCAAAGGTAGCAGTACCATTCTGAGACTTAGTCATATTGCCAACCTGAGTGTAGTTACCAGCCATAACAATGTCGTCCTGTAGAATAACCTTGTCAGCGCCAACATTGCCAGTCATTGCTGCCCACTGAGTGCCATCATACATAAATGCACTTTGCTCGTAAGCGTTGCCTTCAACAGTAGTTGTAATCACGACAATATCGCCCTGCACGGCAGCGTTAGAACCTAGAGCTGCGGCAATTGCTGCATCATCAGACTGAGAAGCATCAGTACGAGTATACTTATAAAGACTGTCCCTATTCTGTGCAATAATATTTTCGATTGCGGCCTCATCAGCGCCAGCATAATCAAGATCAGCCCATGCCTTATTGCCATCACCAATCTTAAATTTGTTCGTATCAGTTTCGACACCAAACTCGCCCTTGAGCAGAACTGGATTCTTTGTAGTCCAATTCTCTGCGGTGTCGTTTCTCATGACAATTCTTGTGCTTAGTGTTTTAGTTGCCATATTCAAAAAACCTCCTTTAAAAATTAGGCGTTTCCGCCATCAATAACAAGTTCATTGGTTTCTTCTTGTACAAGTTTGTCTATAGTAATTGAATTAACTTCCAACGTGCCGTCAGAAGAAATAGAAATCTTATTTTTATCTGTAGAATTCTTGATAATATCAGAAGCTTCAAGAACAACCGCCCCAGTCTTACCATTGACAGAGGTCACAGACAAAGACCCAGTGTTGCTTGGAGTTAAATCACAAATAGACGAAAGTCTTACCGCATAAATAGAAGCATTCCCTTCTTCGTCTTTCAAAGGAATTGATTCAACTGTTGCTTCACAAAAATATGACCACACACCTTCTGCATCTTCTGCATTTGTAATTAAAAGATTCGCCTTTTCTCCAACAGACGCAACACGGCTAAAATCTTTTGCGTCTACATCATATGCCAACTCAGTTCCGGGGCGATTATGAAATTTTTGCGCAGAAATAAATAGTGGGTCTTTCCCAGAAGAAATATTGTTTACCTTCTCATTAAGGTTGGCAATGTCACTCTCCATTTTTGCTGCACCAGTAGTATCATTTTTAATCCAATCTGCAACTTCCTTTAGGGTGTCAAAATCTTCTGGTGCCCCATTAACAACCTCAGCAATTGCATTAGCTACAGTTTCTTTAACAGAGCCTTCTCCGTTTCCAGACAACGCCTCAATGGATTTTTCATTCGCAGAAATACGATTTTTGACATCTGTATCATCATACTTTTCAATTCCAGACTTTACTTTTTCTATCTCACTATCAACATAGTCAGTCGTAGCATAACCAGACAAGTCTGGAGTGTTTTGAATCTCTTCATATGTGTACATCGGTTTTTCTGCTTGCTTTGCCCATGCAGGAACGGTCGGATCTGTTTCTTCTGTTAAATAATCTCCAACTGGCTGATATACACCATCATGATTGTGATCTTTATCCGCCTTCTGCTCTAGCTTTGTGTCTATATAACTAGAATCTGGAATATCTAAATCATTCTCAAACTGACTAAGCTTTGTCGGCGCATTAACAATCTGTTCCCAATTAATATCTCCAGAAATGCCACCACTGCCTTCTGCATATGGAAGCTCATTCCACTTGCTTTTCCCATCACCAATTTTGTGCTTTTTTGCTGTAATGTCATATGCTGGCTCGCCTTCTCTTAAAATAGGGTTAACAATTTCCCATTCATCAGTCGTTGCCCTTCTGAACTGAAAAACAGTTTTTACAGTGGTTGTCTCCATTTGTTCACCCCCTTTTAATAACCATGAACACCGCCACCATCATATATAATCAAACGGTCAGGATCATCAGATCCACCCGGATTATCCGACCCGCCACTTGATCCTGAAAACACTCCTCCATAAGTGCCTTCTCCAACATGAAATTCAAGTTTGTTCGTAGCCATACGAATAGTGTCATTAACACCATATAGCCCTACTTCAAATTCTCCGGGAGTGGCTAAAACTTCTGGCGGAATATCACATACTAGTCTTTCATTAAGACTTCTAACATAATAATTATTAAATACTGCTTTTAGGTCTTCACAAGCCAGCCAGTCATCTGTTCTTAGCGCAAATTCAATAAAAATAGAATTGCAATTTCCAGCAGCTAGTGGCTGATCTTTTACAAGAATTAATTGATTGTGATTTGCAGCTAATTTAATTCTCGCGTAAACATTAGACATATAATGCCTCACACTCCTTTCTTTGTATGGAGTTTTAAAACCATATTGATTCTCCATCAATATAATCCAATGGAGCAGTGTCAACAATATGTTCTATTTCTTTCTCTTTCCACTTATCTAACAGTGGATTGTAATATGAATAAAATTTTGGCTCAGGAAGATATAAATGCGAAGAAAGTTCATCATGCGCCTTGTCATCTCTGTTGATGCGAGGCTTATATTTGTTTATCAAATAGATCTCTAATAAGAACATATCTGCCTCTGAATCACACACAGTGTATTCTATACGTGTCGTAGCAATAATATCTAGTTTCTTCACCATTGGCTTCCCAAAGAAATGCAACCTCAAACGATCAATCAAGTCCTGTGAGGTTCTGCCTATGTACACAAGCTCATTCCCATAATAAATCTTATAAAGTATATAATTTTTACAGCTCATGATTATTCCATAGCTCGTATAAATGCTTTACCTTGCTCGACTTTTTAAATACAAAAACTAGACAATTGTTCCTAGTGTTTGTGTATAGAATGTCTACTAAATCTTCTTCCGCACCAGCACACAAATATTTATATATCTGCTGAAAATTGCTCAGATAAACAACCGAGCTGTTATCAGGGTTGTATTGCTTCCCTGTAATTGTGCTCTTAACCATTTGTTTCTTTTCTCCTTTTATTCCAATATAAAAGCCACCAGATACATCCACGTGTCATGTACCTAGCGGCTAAAAAAAATAGGATATTAACATCTTTTTAAAGTAGTTAATATCCCATAGAATTTTATTTTGTTTTAACTACTTTATGTTTCAAGCCTGCGCCTTCTTGAACTGCTGCTGTGGAGCAACCTTCTCTTCTGGCTCGGCCATAATCTTTTTAATATCTTTCTTGACAATTTCATTGAAAGAGTCAAGCTCAGATAGATCGCATGCCTTTAGCTTTTTCTGGGCTTCTTCCTTAGAGATGTGCCCAAAATTAAATTCGTTTGCTGCGGAAAATGCATCGTGGCAATTCTCGCTGCAATAAAGTGAAAAATATGTTGGCTTATAGCGATCCTTGGCGCAGTTGCCACAGTAGCTATATTCCTTGCCGCAACAGATGCACTTACGAGCTTTATGCATTTATACCCACTCCTTCTCGGGATAAAAATAATTTTGTACTGCTATTATCTTGCGATATTTTGTGAACTGTTTCATCTATAATGGTTTTATAAGTATCGTCTCGAAACGCCCAATAAGGAATTGCAATATAAAAATACCCATTATCCAAGGCATATTGCTTCTTTAATTCATCTCTATATTGTTGACTTTGAAACGCTTCATCGACACTAATATTATAAGATTTTGCTGCTCTTTTGATTAAATCATTATCTTTGTCGTAATGTTGTTCTCCATTCACTTCAATAATAAGATGTGCATTCCCAATTGTCACATCATTGTCATACGGCATCTGATAATTTGTAATCGGATTCGTTGCAATAATAGAGCATTCACGTTCTCTTTTTACATCGTACCCATATGTATTTACAATATAATCATATGTTTTCTTTTGATATGAGCTTGTATCCGCTTCTTGTGCACACAATGGGCACCCAATGTCTCTAGTAATCAATCCTATAACCCGACGAAAAAAACTTGTGTGTTTCCCACAAGGGCATTTAATCCAAACTTCAGTTTTAGTACCATAGGCCAACTTCCACGGGTCTTCATTATTTTTCTCATAATCCCAATATGTTTCCAAAGCATTTTCTCCATACTTATCAATAAGTTTTTGGGCTATAGAATTACACGCTTTGCATATAGGCTTGACCCTGTTTTTCAGTCTTGTAATCTGCAAAATACTATGTTGTTCGCTTTCATGTTTTCCGCATGGACATTTAAAATAGTACTTGTCTGCAGTACATGACGACACTTCGTCAGGAGATTTGTTGTTCAGATCATAATCCCAAAGTCCTAATAGATCAGACTGATTCTTAACGCACCACTCTTCAAATGACTCCCAGTTAATTGAATTTGACCTGTTTTTCTTGCATCCGCATCCCTCAAAAACATGTCGATGAATTTCACTAATCACAATCTCATAAGGCGGCTTTGGACAAAATATGCATTTAACCATCGCTCTATAATTTTTGTCTCCATCTATTTTATAAGGGTCAGAAACTACCATAAGTCCATTGATTACATCTCCAACCTTCGTTTTGCACCCTTTGTTCATAAAATATTTCCTCCATAATAGCATTCTCCATAATTTAAAACACCACAAGAAGGATAGGTGTGGAGGCACCCATCCTTATCAGCAAGGCTCATGACTTCCTTCCCTATCTTGTGATTATATTATACCGCAATAATTTTGTATTGTCAATTAGACAAATTGCACAAAATTACTCGTCGCCGGGAATAATAATTTGGAACAATTTCTTCTCTTTGTCACAATAATCCTGCATAGCCTTACCACTAAAGCTGTGGGTAGAGTCGGTAGAGATCGTCCAATCAAAGTCCGGGCTCAGTTTAAAGTTGCTAAAGCAAACATAAGCAAAGACCATTTTAGTTTGATCACACACGTCACATCCAAGCACTTCGAGCACTAGCTCGCAAGCAGTTGGGAAGTTCACAGCAGAGTTAACAACAGCTACTGCCTGAGATGCTTCATACTCATAAATAACGAATAGCTGATCACCATTCTTTAGCCCAGTGGGAGGAGTAATAGCACTACCACTAATTGCAAAATTAGTAGCAGAAGCAGACGTGCTCTTTGTAAACACCGTACCAAGAGTGCCATCACCATTTAGAGCATAAATATTCTTAACCTCGTCCTTAGGTGCATGCTTTAGAGTATAAGTAGCAGAACCATCAATGTCAATTGTCTCAAAAGCAGGAGTAACAATCTTGTTCTGATCCGTAGCGACCTGCTTGGCAGTGCCAGACTGAGTGGCAAGAAGATTCATATCGAAAATTGCATTTTCCGCACTAAACTCAGCACTTTTAGCACGATAAAATGTAGCAATGGGCGTACCTAATGCGTCCACCGCGTCCGTCGATTCAGAGCTAACAGTCAGAGTGGGGTTAGTAACTTGATTTAGAGAAAAGAGCACAGAGCCATCAGTCTGTGAAAGAGCGACGCCCCTCATGACGCGATCAATGACAAAATTATTAAGATCAAATGCCATAATAAATTACCTCCATAAAATAATATTTTTAATTTTTAATATAATAAAAGAGCTAGTCTTTATCTAGCTCTCTCATCCAATTTAATTCTGATTTTTGAATTTTCTTTGTATCAATCATGCCTGAATACATGCCGCGCAATAATGCGTCAGCATTGTTAATCACGTTCAATCTTTGAACGTCATCAAAGAATTCAAACACCTGCATATTTCTAACATAATCTTTTGTATATCCCATACGACACTTTACAGACGAAACTAGGGGAGTTAGAAAAGATTTATAAGGTTTATTCTTGTTCGCTTCAATTCGCATCCTGTCTTCGTCAATAAGAATTTTTTTCGTATATTTATTACCTGCGTGTTCCACTTTCTTTTTCAGTCCATGAACTTTGCGCAAGTAATTCACAATACGCTCATAAATGAGCATATCAATAATCAATCCAGTATCTTTATCAGCAAGGACAATCTGGCCATTCTGATTATTTTTATATGGCCTTAATTTAGACAAGTCTATATCTCCTAAAATAATTCTAGTTGACTCGACATTAAGCGTTGGAGCTAACATCATGAATAATTGAAAATCTTCAACTTCCTCCCAATCAAGCCCCATATCCCATAATTGCGACTTAAGATCAGAACTTATAGCCGTGATCGTGTGGATAAGGCTGAAGTAATTTTTTTCACCGTATTTCGAGATATCCCCAATAGTAGGTTGCAACACAGAAATATTTTCGTTGATTATATACGGATCTCCAAAATAAAGACCCAATGTATCAAGCTCTAATAAATCCATGCTCGTCTACCTCGTCATTCATTCTTGGCTGAGGCATTAGTTTCCCACTGTCAAGCCTCATATTTGGCTTAATAGTTTCAAACTTTAATGTACGACAATAATAGTCGTTATCCATAATACTTTCTCGGTTATAGACAAGTTTAAGCTTCATGCCAAGTAAATTGCTCCAGTTGAAGACATCTTTGACGAAATATCCCAACAAATCATGTCTAGGTATTCCTACTCCAGTATCAATATCGTCACCATGACAAAAAACAACGAATTGAATATATTGCATCTTCATGACGGCGTTGTAACGCATGTCTTCTTGATCGTCCACAGAAAAACAGATAAAATTCTTCACCTTATCTTGCGTTCCCGGAATCCTAATAAAAGGATAAATATTACAATTAAAATAATCTTCTGGCTCTGCGTCGGCTCTCTCTAATTCAAGATTATGTAAATATTGAATTATATCCAAATCCCTACAAAGCTTTTCCTTGATTTGGCGTTTCGCATACAAAATATCATCATCGAGATTTTGCAAATCACGCCCCATTTGAGTAATCATAGACCTTCCACCTCCACTGTCAAAATAGCAGACTGAGTGTTATCTACGAGACTACCACTGGCTTTAATGGTTATAATACCACCTAACATATTAAGCACTTGCAAACACTTCAACTTTAAGTTCATTGGCTTACTTGAATCATACGAATACTGAATACCAAACAATTTTTCCTTTTCATTCATATAAATGATTTTGTTTTTGTCAACAATAAAATCATTATTACTATTGTCACAAACAAGTTCATCATTTACGTACATGAATTCAACATGGCAAATTGTTGTATCATTCTTCGCATACTCCAAGCTCCAATATGGCTTGTTAGAAGATAGTTGCCCGTCCTTATATATGTTCGCAGTAAATGTCTTATAACTGCCACCAGTTTTCATAACTGGCGCTACGCCAGTGTAAGAGATTACACTTTCGTCTATGTTTTCCAAAGAGACAGGAGAGTGGATATCACTATCATTAGTCCTTGGCTTGTAATAATCATACTCTGCGCCAGTTGCACTATCGGAGAAATTGTTGCTTGCGAAATTAATCCAAGAAACATTATCTACTGGATCGTGCTCAAGCTCTTGAGTAAAGGTCAGTTTTGTAAGTCCAAAAGTGGTTGTATTTTCGACCTTGGAAACTTTCCACACAACACGCCTCAGAGGATTATCACTAATTGTAAAGTTTTCGTCATATTTAATTGTATTGGTATCTTGGTTTGTTGGCACAATTGCCTTCAGTTGGTTCTCTACACTTTGAACATAATAGTCCATCCAGACGCCACTGTTGTACGAGCTCTGCGTTCTTTGCACAGCCCACGAGACGTATGAACCAACATCGACATGTCTTCCTTCAAACGAAGGCCAATCTTTTTCACCAATTTCCCATTTTAACAAAAGATTACATTTCAAAATATAAAATTGTGGAAACTGTGGCCTATCATCACGAGCGACAATAAGCCACAGTTCGTAAATGCCAAGATCATTTGGTACAAAAATATACGATCCAACTCTTACGTTGGGATTTCTACCATGTTCTAACGGCCTGAATTGTAGATAGTAATCTACTTGATCTCCTGATACCGAATAATATCCATGAATCTGATACTTGGCATCTATAGGCTCGAAGCCCATAAGTTTTTGTGGATTATATACTTCCTTGCCATTAAATACCGCTTTTGCTTTCTTATAGCCAGCGAGCGTTTGCTCTGGGAAAGTAACATCTTTGTCTTGCAGATAGCATTTACGATACGCCACATCATTTGTAAACGTAGCATCCATAATTTTATCTGACTGATGTTTTAAGGCTTCTCCAACATTACGCCCTTGGAGCTTCATCCGATTATTAAACAAATCATACACCGGAATCACACTCCTCAATCTCATTTACGAGTGAACACGCATCTAAAATATCCTTTCTATACTTAAGAAAGTCGGTCTCATAACGAGCCGACTCTAAGATACTCATTAATGTTATAATTTTAGGCTGTTCCATAAATAGGCTATTCAGTCCGCCAATGCGCTGTAAAAGAGCTTGGAAATATGCATCCAACAATTCATATCCGTCTTCTTTATATGGAAGCAATTTGTAAATTGCCCCTTGAAGTCGGACTTTTTCTTCGTGTATTTGGTTTCGAGGCAGTACCCCGTATTTAAAAATCATACGCAGCACCACCCTTAACCAAAATAATCATTTGTCACATAACTATAGTCACGTGGTAGTTTTCTAGCTTCGGTAAACGTAGCGTCCCTGAGAGCTTTTAATGTTTCTAGCTGATTCGCTTGACTAAAAAACTTCTCTTCTTTACCACCGATAAACTGATTTGTAAGCAATACACTATTAATCCTTTGATCAAGCCATGCACAAACCATATACAATGATAAAACTTCAATCTCATAATTAGTTAAATCAGCATTAAATGTCTTACTTTCATCATCTCTATTAGATAAATCAGACTTGCATCTAGTAAAATTTGCGATAGCGCTTGTTAACCAACCACACATCATCTCATCCAGATCTTCTTCTGGAAGAAGCGGAAGATCATAATCTGTAATACGATTAAGAAAGCGCTTAAAAACCACATCATAGGAAGTCATATTCCAACCTCCTTATGTATTATTGAATGAGCAGCTTAATGTCTGTCCCAAGAATTTCGTCCAGCGCATTAATCTTCGCAAGGCTATCCAAAGAACCATTGCGAACCATATCGCTTGCAATATTCTTTACAGAATCCTTAAATCCAACTGGGATTTCACGAAGTCTCTTCTTAAACTGATTAATAGGTAGACTGAATAGATGATCTACATCAACCGCCGCCACCTTATCATACAGCGCCTTAAACTCAGGCCACTGATCAAGAAGCTCTTCGTCTTCAATAACAAAATATGGAGCATTTAGATATGCAGATCTCGTAGACCTAAGTGCCTGAAGGTCTTGGTATTCAACCTCAGTTGCATCTCCATAGTTTGCCCATGTATACAAAAGCTGAGACTTCTTGCCCGGAAGCAGAAGCTCACCATAAGTAACAGACTTGCAGAGGATTGGATCATCCATTGCAAATTTGCGAGGAGCCTTCTTTGGGGCTGCTTTTACTGCTTCATTTTCTGCAGGGGCTTCATTTTCTGCAGGGGCTTCAACCTCTGCCTTTTTAGTTCTTGTTGTATTTGCCATTTAAATTTCTCCTTTTATTCCTTAAATAATTTTGTATTGCTATAATTACTTAACAATCTTCCAGTAACCAAACTTAGCGTTAGTAACAACACCAATGCCGAGCTTCGTCTGAACCTCAGAATCATATGTCATATCCATATGAGTACCTGCGTCCTGAACCTGATACATACGAGTATCACCTTCATAGACAAGCTTTAGCATAGGATCAATGCCAACAGGCATGATGAATAGAACATCATTGGCAACTAGATACTGAGTGGTATCGTTTAGCTTGAAGCCCTGCTTTAGCTCCACAAGACGGATGCCTTCCCAATAACCAAAACGTCCAGTTGTGTACATCTCATTCTTCATGTCGCCAGATGCCCAAGAAACATCATTAAGAGCAAACACGCTTGCAAGAGCTGCACGAGTACCCATAATTACAACCTCAGAATCAGATGCCATGCCGACATCCATGCATAGAGTGCGTAGAGTCTCTTTAGTAGCCTCGCTAATAGCAGAAGACTTGTACCACTGAGCACCTAGAGTGCTACCAATGCCAATTAGAGCCTCATAAAGAGCCTGATTGACATAACGATCAAAAGCTTCGGTAATCTTACCGACTAGAGTTGCAAAATCTTCAACGCCAGTAAGGAGGCGCTCCATCTCTGCATATACCTTCACTGCGTACCAGCTAGTCTCAACAGAGAAGACCTTGCCAGCACCTAAACGTTGTCTAATACCTTTATGTTTAACTTATATTATTCTTTCAAAAATTTTTCCCAAGTAAGCGGTTCTCCAGTAATAGGATGCTTTCCTGAACTTTTGCGCTTGCCATGTAGACAAGCAGATATTTTTGTTCTATTAACACCACACGACTTATATTTTTTTTCTGCTTCTTTTGCTGATGTGAACAATTCATTTAATTGTGGACAATAGATGGGAAGTTTTTTCGCTTCACTTATTTTTGCTCTCCATTCATCTGAAAACTCCCTATTTTGAAATGCAAGCCTTAATTTTTCTTTAGTCTCGTCTGTATGATAAAGACCAACATGAGAATCTTTCATTTTTTGTAATGTTTCTGCACTCAAATTCTCTCGTTTATGTGATTCGCTCATTTTCTTTAATGTTTCTTCAGACAAATTTTCTTTTTTGCTTGCAGTCCCAATTTTTATTTTAGTTTCATCAGAATGGCGTAAACCTGAATGCAAATCTCTTAAAAACTGTTTTTGTTCATCTGATATAACTTTGCCCTTATTTGCCATGCTAATTTTTGCTTTGACTTCATCTGGCAATTTTTTGCCCAAATTCGCAAACCTAAGCTTATTTTTGGTTTCATCAGATAACGTTTTATTTTTATTGCCACCCGGTTCAATATTGTACCCATATTCTCTATTGTTTGTATTATATAACGAAATATAATAACGTTCACGCTCGTCTAATAAGTCTTCATTACATTCTTCAACTACATAAAATTTGAAATTGTCACATCCATAGGTGTTATATGCACTCTGCAAATGTTTATTATTATGCCTATTATTTTTTAATAAAGATTTGTGCTTGCTCAATCGACTATTCACATCAATGGATTGCCCAAAATATTTTTTATTATTAACTAAATTTTCAACACAATATATACCAATTTTTGCATTTGCCATATATTCACCTTCTATAACATTAATTTGATTTTGAAAGAATAATTTTATAGGGACGCTACTCCCTGTTGAGGCTAACCTCCTCTTTGTTTCCAAAGAGAGCAGACTATATCTTCACCCTCTGTATAGGGTGCCCACCACAGTCCCCGCCAATCGCTTGCGAGGATCTTAGTCGTTGAACCTTCTTTACACTATATTATACTACTATCATTTAGTATTGTCACGAGTAAAGCTTGGCTGCTGATTGCCGATTATAAAAACACTTAGGATTTAACCTTATGTCATCTCATAATTTTTTTCTACTTTCGTCACCATCACGCTCGACTTTACAGTCCACGTTGTGGTATCATGAGCTTTACGGATTTCCAGCAATTCAATGGGTTATTTAACATACAAATTACTTTGTACGGACACTAATCATTAGAAAAATGTCGTGATGGTTGCCTGAAACCTTCATAACGGAAAGAACACTGTTGTCAGGGACATAGAACTCATTCTTATCACCAAGAGCAAGGTTCTTAACATCAACATACTCTCTGAAGAAAGGATTCTGTTCCCAACCGCTCACTAGAGCGTCATCAATAGTCTCCTCGATAATATCAAAGAGCACGGCCTGATTCTTACGAATACCTCTACGGATCTCCGCCTTGGTGGAATGCTCATCGCAACCAATCACATTGCGGAAAACTTCTACAATCTTATCATTTGCTTCCTTAGCAGAGTAATTCTCAACCGTGCCACGAGCAGCGTCGAGCATTAGCTTATTGAAAGCAACATAGTCATTAACATCATCATTAAATGCGTGCTGAACACGTGCATCAAAATTCATAAACTTAGACATATTATTTTCCTCCTTCCTCAATATTCAATTAGACACCTAGGCTTACGACATGAAGTCTGTAAGAAACACTATTGGTGTAGTTAACCTTCTCAATGATCTGAGCAACGAAGCCAGTCTGACCAGCAGTCGCAGCTTCCTTATAGAGACCGCCATCAACGCTGACATAATTGCCAACGACAGGAGCAGTTGCTAGAGCAGTGATAGCGTCAGCAGAAACAGTGAAGATATCGTCGACGTGTAGTTCATAGCAGCGAGCAATCTCACCAGTAGCATTGTAGAAATACTGCTCATCCTGATAATATTTTCTGTCGGAATTATAGCCGATTGGGGTAGTAAGCACTAGATATGGCTTCTGGCCAGCAGCATAATCAGCAGTCTTAAAGACCTGCTCCTCAACAAAAGCACCTCTTGCAACGATAGAACCATTATCTAGATCCTTGTGGCACTGCATGCTTAGAATATGACCAACTTCTGTGGCCTTTAGGAGGCTTGACTCACAAACGACGTGGGCGACTCCCTTGACATTGTCAAAAACATTTGCCATAGTTAATTTCATCCTTTCATAGTTAAATTTTTTAAAATAAAAAAGACATCATCCCTGATTGTCTTGTTTTAACATAATATTTATCTTATTAGTCGTTGAATAGATTGCCATACGCCTTTTTCTTCGCTGGCTTATCGAAATTAACGCCCACCTTCTTAGTAGGTTTCTTCTCGTCCTTATGCTCTAGAGCAAACTGGCCCTTCTGCATAACATAATCAGCAAAGATAACCTTAGCCTTCTCTTCAACTTCTTCAACAGAGTACTTTTCTGCATTCTTCTTCAGTTCAGCAAAAGCTGTATCATCAGCAAGAACAGAATATTCCTCACGCTCAAAGATTGCGTCCTTCTTGGCATTCACCTCAGCGAGTTCAGCGCTTTCCTTAAATTCCTTAAGCTTTGCGTAATCAGCCTTAAGTGCAGCAATAGCATCTTTCTCTTCCTGAGTTAGCCATTCACTAAACACTTCAACAATATCATCGCCAAGAGCGACATTATCACCATCGACAGAATAGCCACGCTTATAGAATCTGCCGTTTTCCCAGCTCTGATAAATAAAGCTATTGTCGTATGTATTTACGATCCATGGATATTCACCTTCGGCTGCCATGAGATTATATAGACTATTTCTAATATCCTCATGAGAAATCTGCCAAGTAAGAGTCATATCACCATTTTCATCAATGGAATATTTCTTCTTGCCCTTAGAATCACCATCGTCTGTAGCAGGCTCTTGGTCTTCTTCCTCTTTTGGATCGTCCTGTTGCTCTGGGTCTGTGGTTTCGGAGCTTTCGCCCTCACTTGGATCAGTACCTGTTTCTGCACCAGTTTCAGACGTTTCAGTAGAACTAGTATCAGCGCTACCATCATCACCCGCACCATCACCGTCATCAAAGTCCTTTTTGCCAAAATGCTCCTCGAAAGCAGCAGTGAGTTCGTCATCATTGAGACCCTCGACCTCAAAATCAATATCTTCCATAGTCACACTATATTCTTCCATCAGGGTTTCTAACTTGTTCATTTCTTCTTTCACTCCCTTCTGTTCAAAGTCCTTATTTTGAAACGCAGAAAGCGTAGTATTCAGCTTTTCTAACGCATCAAGCAATTTATTTTGATAGTCCTGCGTAAACATACTATTTTTCTCGCTAAAATCTTCAATAGTAATCTTTGAACCTTTCATTCCTTCCTCGATAGGAGTTTTGCCATCTTGTTCATAACCAAGGACAGTTACCCCACGGAAAGTGAATGCATCAATAGAAAGATAATTCTCGTCCGCATTCCAACTCATTTCATCAACTGCAATTTCAACGGAACACTTACATGTTTTATGTCTTCGCAGAATTTCTGCCGCCTTAGAATAATCTTCGAAAATATGACCTTCGACCATCAGATACTTCTTATCATTCTCTTTATCATATTCTAGATATGGTTCTTTCACCTGACTAATAACACCAACCGGCTGTTCAATATATTCGACATTTCCTTCTTCGTCAATCTCCATATCATGCGAATGGAATTCATACTCCCCAGTATCTGCCTTAAAGATTGAACCAAGAATCGGACGTCCCTTAAACGAGCTCATATGTTTTTGCATCGTATCTTCAGAAATCGAGGACTGATTCCTATTAACCCCGACATGACAAGCTTTAAGTTTTACATCAAGCAGCCCATCGTGGCTATTATCTGCTTCAAAAGATTCAATAGATTGTAAAACTAATGGTTGATTACCATGTTCTTTAGAACTAAACTTAGAAAAATTGTTCTCTTTACAGAACTTATACAAGTCATCTATTGTATAAAATGTACGCATATATTCTCCCTCCTTTCATTAAAATATCTATGTGAAGCTCGGAAGGAGCTTACATGCTTAAAATATTACTAAAGCAATACTTTCCTTTGTCCGTCTCTCTAAAACTAAAATGCTTTGGAGGCTGATTCAAAAATGTATAAGTATCCCCAATTTGAGACACAAGCTTAATCCCAGAAGCAATAAAAAACTCAGCGGTCGCTTTGTCTTTTGTTACAATAAATTTTTGATTATTCATTGACGTATACCTCCTTTAATTAGCTTTATCTCTCTTGTCAATACTGGCTTCTCCGTCGTCTGTAAGATCGCCAAGATCCTTAGTGGGGGCGCCTCCGGTATCAGAGCTACCAGTCTGAGTATAAGTACTCTGCAGCGGAACCATCTTGTCTTGAAGCTTCAAAATATCATTCTCAAGATATAGCATAGAATTCATATCCAAAGGACTCATGCCCATTAAAGACGCAAGCTGCGTTTTCATTGGAAGACCCAACGTGCAAGCCTCTTTAACATTTTTAATAACTTCGTCCTTTAAATATGGAGTAACTTGCATATATTTTACGCGCATTCCATTGTCAGGCAGCACATAATCCAAGAACATATTAACTCTCGCTTCAATCTGCCACAGTAACGGCTTTTGAATGAAAAGTGCATCAAATCTCATTGCAGCAGTTACAGCAGTAGAACCAGTAAGCTTTGAGTTGTCCATGATCTGGCTGACGCCAGCAGACTCCCAAAGGTTCTTATTTGCCTTGGAAATACTATTAGTTTCATCGGTTGCGTCCTTATCAAATGTGATCGGCTCAATCTCCATAGGAGACAGAGCAAGTCCGATCTCTTCTGGAAGAATCTGATTAATCTTGTTATAAAAATCAACCGCAAGATCAAGACTTACTTCAAAATCATCTGGGCTACTAGTATTTGAAAGCGTATCAATCTTTGCGACTAGCAACTTATAAATTGAAAGCTGGTCTTTTACACTAGTAATTCCACGAAGGTCAATTAAATCAATAACATCCTCAAATAAACTTGCAAATGGAGGAATAACCCTATCTAGCTGGTCATAATCCATTTTAAACACAACGGTTCTCTCAGGGTCGAGCTCGGCCCATCTCTGTTTGCTATCATTTTTATAGGCATTATAGCCCGTAGTAAATTCCTTGTCCCAATAATCCAAATATACCTTATTTGAAGAGCCGTCGAAAAATGAAAAGTCAAATGCACAATTAAGAGTTCCATTATAGTTCACTGAGCTAATCTTGCAATAATCTGCATCCAGTGGAATAATAATAAACGAATTTCTATCCTGTTCTTCGCCATCCTCGTAATAAATATATCCGAAGAAACAATCTTCACGAAGACATGTTGTTAATATCCCATGAATTTGACCTTGTAGGTTCATCTTTTCGATCCACTTCAACGTTGCCTCATAGTTCTGAAGCACTTTTTCATCATCATTATCTTCAGTCATCAAAATATTAGGAATGACATTACAAGCAGTCAAATCTATATGTGTTGCAAAATATGAAATAATCCTTCTATATTGCGCACTCAAAACATACAAATACTGACTCAGCTTCCTTAGGTTCTTCTGGTTGGTGTCCGAAAGCGGGTTCTTAAGATAAGTTCTTAGAGAATCCTTAGAATACACCGTATACGTTTTGCTTGGAATATTCTGCAGATCTAGCAATTGAAGCGCCGCCTTAGCAGCCTGCTTGAACTGTTCAATCTGCTGTTGTTTTGCGGTGAAATCCGCAATCTCTTTTGTAGAATGAGCTGTTCCATGCTCAACTTTATTATCATTTTGTTTTGTTGGCAATTATTTCACCGCCTTCCTTAGTTAAATAAGCCACCCGGTTTTTGGGGGGCTCTAATTTTGAATTGATCTAACATATTTGCGCTACTTGGGCGCTTTTTGTGACGAATACGTTCTGCACGTTTCTCAGATAAAAACCAGCCAAGTAGAGCTGCACAGTACGATCTGTCGTCATGTAATTTGTTTTCCTTTTCTGGTGTAAGTTCAAAAGAATCCTTTCCAGAATCTCTCTTCTTACGAACCATGTTCACCATTTCTTCCTTAAGGGCATCTATGTTTTTTAACGCAATTTCTTGATACGGGTCTAATTTAACAACTTTAGTTTTCATACAAGAAGATTTTTTCATTTCTTCTTCTAACTTAGTCGCAAACTCAACTTCATCTATGTTCTGTTTTTTTAATTCAGCAGTAATTCTTTTCTTTTCAGAATTATATAGCTTTTCATCAACCTCAAATAACGTTAAATATCCCTTGTTATCATAGTCTGCTGTAAAGCTAATACAATCTTGGTTCATCATTTCAATTAATGCTTCATAAATAATAGACTTATACTGAGTTGGCTGAAGTATTTTAATCTTGTCAATTGCGTTTGGAAATTTGCTAATATAATCTGAGCTATATTCTTTATCTATTAATCCTCTATGTTTATTGCCTTTATTATCTACCCAATCTTCCATAAGATAATCCGCAATATTTACACCGGATCCTCCTGATCCACCGTCTATTAAAATTGCTTCAATATTTTCATAATCCGGCGCGTCTCCGTTATAATCTAATATTAATTCCTTTAAGTATGCAATTTGATCCGGCGTCTGCATTGGGGTCTTTCTTTTCTTTGAAATGTCTAGTAGATTAACGCAGTTTACAATTCTTCCTTTGTATTCACCATTTTTATCCAAATATAACTCCATAATAAGAATAATACTATTATCACGGCTTCTTGCTGGATCATAAGCGAATACAAACTTCTTATCATTTGTATCATTATGTAATAGTGGGACACGAGTCTCACTATTTCTAGCAATAGTGCCACGCTTGATAATTGCATTCAACCCTGCGTCTGTAGTAAATTCACAATAATATTCACGCCTTGCTTTCTCCGAGTTTGTTGCCATTTCAGACTCTACTGTGCTTTGCATCAGCAAAGGAGCAATAACCTTTCCATGCATAGTCGGATGAAACGCGACTTCACAGTCAATATGCGCAACAAAGTAATCAGGGTCTCCAATCAATTGTCGTTTTGCAAATTCTCTATATAGTCGATAAAATTCTGTATCAGTACTTGATGCTGAACTTATATAGAATTTCTGATTTGGAATATTGGACGGGAAAGTCATTAATCTAATTGGATCAATTGACTTACCATCACGATCCTTACCTGTTTTAAAACTCTTGTTGACAATTGCAAAAGCGCCATATACCTTCATCATTTCTGCAGACAAAAATCCAGACTCGTCAAAGATTACAGACCCTCTAAAACCTCTCTTAGAGTCGATATTGCTATTTAGTGTCATCGTTTTTGATCCGTTATATAGCGAATATGTAAATCCATTACTTGAGTGACTAAACCCATCTCCTGCGGCATTTTTAACTTCGACTTCATTCTTAAATATATACCCTGTCGAACCAATCATTTCGTCAATATTATCATTTGCTAAACGTTCTAAGGTAGTGAATGTCTGCTCTGCCTGACCGCCAGAACCGGAAGCAATATAACTCCAAAAATTGTTAAACAACATCCCTTTTGACATTAAAATAAGATCAATTACTGTTGACTTTCCAAGTCCACGTGTTGCAACTACAAGCACGTTAGGACAATTCCAAGACCTCTGCACAATCCAAGCCTGCGCATCAATAAGCTCAATACCAAAAAAATCACTAATAAATCTAACAGGGTTGCATTGGTAATACCTTTGTATCTCTGCTATTTTAATTAATGATTCTAATTTTCTTGTAGACATTGCATAAACACCCGGTTTTACATATACCGTTTCATGATCAACGAACATACTTTCCAGATATTCATCATTCATCTCTTCTACAATTTTTATTTTATATTTATGCCTCATTTGACTCATCGTTTTCACCTTCCTCTTCGTCGGCTTCAACAACATCTCCAAATGAAGAGAATAGGTCTTCCAAATTTGTTAAATTCTCTTTGTCCAACAAATTATTATCTGACAAAGTGTCTCTCAAATCTAGATTTTCTCTTAATAGAATTCTCGTTATTTCTTGATAACTATTTTTCTCTGTTGTCAACTTTGTAACAAGTTTTCTTTGCTCTGCGATCATATCAGAGTATTCCGACTCGTCAAGTGCAAGTTGCTTTAAAATAGAAGCATTACTTAAATCCATAACTTGCTGCATGCCTTTACATGTAGCAATGTCGAACCCATTAACTTCACCTTCACGAAGATTAAGTTCCTTAATCTTTTTAACTTTTCCAGTCCACGTATTTTCTCCCTTGCTTTGATTCTTATTGTGCTTTAAACTCAAGCAACTTTGCTCTGCAAGTTGAGAAATAGTAGAACTAATCTTCTGCTTCGAATCAAGTAATGACTTGATTTCTCCGGCTCTATTTTTTGATCCAATGGTCTTCATAGACTTTGCGAGCATATCATCAATTTTAGATTGCTGCAAGAAACCACGAACAATTGTAATGGCAGAGCTATTCCTCATCATATCCTCATTGTCTCCACCCATATCAAGATAACCAACCAGTTGAGAATAAAGCAACGGCTTATCATTTTCTGCTTCACTAGCGAATGGATCATATCCTAGAAGTCTAATCACGCTTTCTTTGTTCTTTTGGTATGTTTCATAGACCTCCTGATCGTCTAGCGCTTTTCCACTCTGGAGTTGTTGCTCCATAGGAATAACCGCCGCTTCCGCTTTTGCCATATATGTACTGGCTATATCCCCATCGTGCCATCTTAAAGTTCTATATTGCTTCAATGAGCAAATGTTTTTAATATAAGCCTCCCATGTGTCTCCGTGAAGACTTTTATTACTAGGGTCATTGCCTTCCACGTAACTGGAATTAAACAGACTTTCAAAGAATGGCTTATCCAATCTTTCGAGCGCCTCAATAATTGATTCCTTTGTGCAATCTCCATATTGTCCAGTTTTTGGGTCATAGTTTCTTGCTATTTTCTTTGCGCAGTCCTTACACATGCTCGTAACACCAGTCCTAACCAACGGATCTGTACTCACATAATATTCAGACCTTTTCTTCACTGTATTGCAATAAGGGCAAAGATAACTTGGCTCTTCAACTTTTGGTTTTGGCCTACCAGCTTTTTTTGCACCGGTTGGTTTTCTTCCGGGTTTTTTTGCAGTAGTTGGCATCTATTATCACTCCCTTTGCTCTTTTTAATAAATTTATTATTCTACTGCTTCTTTCTTGGTTTCCTTAATTTGCTGATCAATCTCAGCAATAGCTGCGTCAAATTTTGCATCCTTAACAAACACAAATACTGTTTTATCTTTTGGATTCTCCTTGGACGGCTTGATATCACAAATAGTGCAACCCATCTTAAGGAGTCTACGAGCACAGCCCGGATTAAAGATTAATTTTGTACTCTTTTGTTCCATTTTTTATTTCTCCTTCATAATTTCTTGTTCCTTAAAGTTTAATATTATAAGTGCAAATTTTCCCATCTTCTTTGTTAAAAATGCACAAAGTTTGAGCAGGATTTGCATATAATCTCTTATTATTGGCGTAGTCATCAGTTCCACACAAGGAGCTCACCATTACATTATCAATTCCATAAGAATCCATTGTCTCAGAGTGATGCTTATCCCCAGAAAACACATATTCAACATCGAGGCCATATTTCTTGCCAAACAGGGTGTGCATATCCACCCCAAGTTTATTGAAGCGTTCTAGGTCTCCATGAACTGCAACGATATCATGACCGAGTACATTAAAGAAAATAAACTCATTAATATTATTGTCGCGAACATGAACCTTGTAATTCTTAGCAAGTCTTTGTTTAATCCACCAAGGAATAATCTTCTCCATATTGTCTGAATGGATGCTATCATTTTTGTTTTGTACTGTTCTCGCATGATTTCCATAAGTAGAATAAACATATACATCATTAACATTTTGTGACAGTCCATTAATAAGCTCTGCTAAAATTTCAGACACTTCCATCAACTGGTCACAAGTATCTTCTTCAGAGGCAACTCTCGCAGAAGTATGTATACTTCCGTGTATAAAATCTCCAAGTAGTACAATATGAAGCGTTCTTATACCATGTAACTTCAAATATTCACTTGCTTTCTTGAACAAAGTGTTAACACGTGATAGACACTCATTTGTGTCATATTTATTCCAGATATTATCTGTAACCATACCGAAATGCCAGTCTGTCAAGACGAGAACTGCTTCTTCCTTAGAGCCAACAGACAAAATTTGATTCGTATTCAAAAACTTATCTTTACTTAAATTCTCCGCCGCCTCAATTAATTTTTCTGTCAAATGTTCGGCTCTAGCATCACTTGCAAGCAGCTTATTATATTCTCTTCTCTGATCCTGAAACTGCTTTTTAACCTTATAAAGCTCTTCTCTCTCCGTTTGAATCTTTTTCAGATACTCATCATCTGTAAAAACCTGTTTCTCACAAGTCTTAAGGCCATGCTGAAACATTTGATATTTTTTACGATAAGCGGACTCGCCGTAGTTTTGATCGAGCGCAGCATTAATAATGTCCGCAACTTGCTGCCACGTCATTCCAGATGACTCCTTTAGCGAGCAAATGCGATAAATATACTGCTCTTCGCTCTCTTGCGCGGGATTAAAGTTAATTATCTCCATTCCTTTTGTCCTTTCTCGCATATAACAAAAAGACGAGGATTATTCCTCGCCTTTAATGTTCTCATTGCATGCTGCTCTAATTTTTAACTGATATGCCTGTGTAAACTTAGCCACCGGATAAATATGGTCATCACTAACCGTTCTCTCACCAGTTCTTGGCTTGAAAGTTTCCTTTCCCTTAAAAAACTTAGCATTAATATTAAGCCCTTCAAATAGCTTAATTGTTGCCAGATTGTCAGGTGCAGACTCCGATAGTAGCTGAGTAATTACATCAAAAGTCGCATCATAAATATCCTTCACTGCACCCTGATAATACCCAGATTCCTTTGCTACCATTTTAACTAGATCTTTCTGTTTATAAACCATTTCAATCTCCCTTTCTTGTTCCTTTTATATAATATTAATTAACACTTACGCAAGTTCTTCGCCATAAGCGATACTGAGTTTGACGTCTTTATTGTTAAAATCAGCAAACAGACTAATTAGTGGAATATACTCACCAGTATCATCATTCTCGACAAACACTTGATTGTCTTGAATGTGAAGAATTCCATTTGCCTGAACCGTATACTTGCTCTGAATTTTTGCTGCCATAATCTTTTCTCCTTTGTATTTTATAGTTCATCTGCCCACGAACTAACAACGCCTCGATGGTTGATATTTAGCTCGCAAATTTGGGCGTAATCTTTGTCTTTAAAATGTTCAATATATTTAACAAAGCCGCTGTTTTCTGGGTGATGGTACAGATCGCATTGACCACTATGTCCGATAACTATAGTTTTCGACGTATCAGAAACTCTTGTAAGTACTTTTTTTAGTTCATCTACATACATATTCTGGGTTTCCTCAACAATAACTACCTTATTCTCTAAGTTGCACCCACGCAGATAAACGTGAGATACACAATCAATATAGCCAGTACCATTCTTTTGGTTTTCTACACCTTCCTGAATAATAGCCGTATATGGATTAATACCCAGCTTTACTAGAGCATCATATAAAGGGGCAGTATAAATAGAAATTTTTTCATCTGCACTCCCCGGCAAAAACCCTAATTTTTCTTCCTGTACAGGACTAACAATATAGACAATCCCATCATACGCATTATGCTGAACCAGAAGGTTTGCTGCAGCAACTGCCATAAGTGTTTTACCACTTCCCGCTTTTGAATTAGCAAACACAATCAGCTTGTCTGGGTTCAAAATAGCATTCACGAATTCTTTTTGAGATTCGTCCATTACTAACCCATAAAATGGATGTCCTTCGATGTCTCTTGGCGCATCCCCATATTCATTAATGACTGTTTTCTTTTTAGTAGCCATATATGCCCTCCAGATTAGAATAGCTCGTCAATATCACTCACAACTTCGTCAATAATACCTTGCTCAAGCGCATCATCCTCATCAAGATACCAATCATAAGGAGCTCTCTTTTTGAATACCTTCGGATCTACATTTGTATGCGCAAGGAAGAAATCAGTCACTTTCTTTACGAGTTTATCACCAAACTTCTTCATTGATTCTGCCTGTTCCTGAGTGCCACCATAATAGCAAGACCCAGAGTGAATTAGCACAGAGCTACCCGGCATTGCATAGCGCTTATGGCCTGCGGCGAGAATATCAGCGCCAGCAGAGTACGCGCAGCATAGATTGATTGTCCAAACAGGCGTTTTACTAATCTCAATAAGCTTAATAAAGCTCCATGTAACAGACACATCACCGCCCGGAGTATCAATGCAAATCTTGATTGGCACACGCTGTTCAACAGGAATATCTTTGTCTTCCTTGTTCCAGCGAATAATCTCCTTAGATAGTTCTAGAAGATTTTCATCAATCTGCTCGTCAATATAAAGAATGCGATTATCAAGATCTCTGTAATAATTTCTTAGCTCTGGATTTGGGAGCTGCAGATTTGCAATAGACTCTGGGATACTTACAAATAGTTCTTCTGACATATACGTTTTCCTCCGTTTCGTTCTTTTTCATAGTAAAAATTCGTGTCAATGTATAGAATACAGCTTCATGTATACTATCCATTAGGAATTTTTCGACCCCTGATTTTTGGCATGGCCTCATACGCATGCCTATGGTTTTGTGTGAAGCTATAATTTTGTACTGTAAATAAAAGGGCGACCTACTGAATTTTTTTCTTCTTCTTTGCCTGATATGCACGTTTATTCTGTTGCGATTTAATGATTTTATCATGTTGGTTCTTACAATCTACACATCTGCAAGTCTCATTGTCAAATTCACTGATTTCAACCTCATCGCCACAATCAATACACCATATTTGCAGCGGGGTAGAGGAAGAGAGTGAACAGGCAGTGCATATGTCATCGCTGGCTTTGCGCTTCATTAGTTTGCCACAGCGAGTGCATCTCTTAAATTCTTCTTTTCCTTTCCAATTCAGATATACATATGCCAATTCTTGGCAGTCAACTTCATTCAAACGAAGAACTTCTTCTCCGTCTTTATCAATAAAATTAACCCACAAACACTTTGTATCATTACGCTTTGGACAACTTATAAGCCCCTGAACGAGAATATAGTGTAAAATATATTCTCTATCATCTGCAGGAACGGATACTCTTGCCATTTTACACAGCTCTGTAACAGTATATCTAACAAGACCACCATCTGTAAAATTAGACGACGTTCCATAAAAATCATTGATTTTTGCTTGCTGTTTTGCCATACATAGTAGCACAAATGTCATTTTTTCTGCTCGGATATTATTTAAAGATTCTATCTTTTTCAACTCATTTTGAGTAATAACGATATCGTCTAACTCATAAAGCGCTCGCTTTTTTGATCCTTTAATTGCATTTGAAATAACATTTGAATAGCTCGCTTCATCAAAATTAATTTGATGTTTTGTCATCCATGCAACAGTGGAATTATAATTCTCATTATCATCTTTCCCCAATATTTGAGCATTATATCTAGTAATATAACCAATCTTCTTAATGGCAGACTTGACGTCCTGATTTTTACCAAGTAACAGATTCATTGCATATTTTTTCTCATTCAATACTAGCATGTTCATCACCACCAAATTCTTTAGTATACAATGAAAATGTTTTACCACAGAATTCTATGTCACCATTTTCATCTTTGATTGGAAACTGCATTTTATTTCCACTATTTCTTAATACATTTTTAAAAATCTGCTCACCAGCAACATCCCAAGCAAAAGATTTATTTTTATTAGACGTATAACAAACATCGACAACAATGTTAGCGAGTACTTCCTTGTTATCACACACAAAAGCACATTCTTCAGAAAATGTATCCTTAAATTGAGACATTACAAGGTCTCTTTCTTCTTTGCTAACATCATTTTTCTTAACACCTTTTAAGAAGACTTGAACATTACTGTTATATTCTTCATACAATGCTTGTACTGCATTAAATTCTTCCTGAGAATATTCCACATCGCTCTTCAAAATAGAAGCATCAAAATCCACGTTTGGCAGCACATCTGTCGTCTGGAACTCGTCCTCAATCTTCCAACAAATTCTGTTCATTGTGCCGGGAGCTCTATTAACAGGAAGATATTTTTCATAATTGTAGATAAATGCTTCTTCTTCGTCAGTCAAGCATTCAGATGCACACAAATCTTCTAAGGTCTTGCCAAACCTTATTTTACAATTTGATCTTACAGACCTCATGTATTTATCAAGCTCTGATTTTAGCTGAGAATACCTATAAATAAAAAACCATGGCTTTATATTTGCTGCTATTCTCGTATCAATTTCTTTATCATGCAATATTTCAGGTGTGTCTCCTGACTTTGGCTTGTGCATTCTTGTTTCTAGCCATTCTTTTGGCACTGGCCTAGCAACAACCCCCTTGATACGATCAATGGCGTTTTGTTGATAATTCATCATTGTGTTGATTCTATCAGTGAGCCTTTTGTATTCTTCACTATCTGGCGCAAACTTTTCTCTCAAAGAAATCATATTTGTTGCTTTGTTAGTTACGCTTCCAATAGAGTCTCCAAAGCCATTAATATCTGAAGTAATAAAATCTTCTTCAATTGGAACCTTCTTTGGCATTTTGTCTTGCACACACATTAATGTTGGCTTGTATTCAAACGCCTCAATAAGCGCATGTGTATCACTTGTGAAGAAGCTATCAGAATCATAGTCAGCTCCATTACATCTAATAGCAGTAGTGTCCCAACTGTTAAGAATACAGCAAGTTTTGATATATCTATACCATTTTTTCATCTCTGGATTAGTAACAACATTGAGTTTACAAACATTTTCAATTGAAGTCATTGGCGCACGAAAAGCAACAACCTCGTGGACATTTTTATCAATCCAAAAACGATGGTAGCATTCGCCTGCATGCAGCAAGCCTGTAATCTCTAACCCAAACATGCTCTGTAATAGCGAATATGGGTCATTTCCTATAATTGCATAATCTCCATCAACATCTAAAACTCCTATTTTTGCGGTTTTAATGCGTTTTTGGATCATCCTTCTAACCTTAGAGCGAACGTAAGGGTCTTTAGTTAGCTCTGGATTTGCCATAATTGCCTTGCACATTGGTTCCATATGTTCAACATTATTTTCATCAAGCCCAGTTCCGCACATATAGAGAATTAACTTTCTCCAATCCAAGCCAAGACATTCTTTGATTTTTGTCACTGTTGGCGCAACCAACTCGTCAATTTGCTCGTCTGTGAATTTGAAATCTTGTAAATACTGATAATTCGTTGTATGAACATTACGCAATTCACGAGGAGCACTCTTGGCTATGCAAAAATCATATCCATTTTCCTTACAATTGCGAACATAATCTTCACATCCTGCGTAAGAATCCCATAACTTTAACATAGAAGTTGTTAGAATTAAATCTGCGTCCCTTACGTCCCTTTTATCTCCCCACGCATCAGTTATTTCATATGTGTGCGCTACTTCCTCAGCAAACTGAACAAAAGGTACTGTAAACACCATGCCCTTTAAAAATGCGCATCTGGTATTGTATCCAGAGAGCGGTTCATCGCCTTCTCCTAGAAATTTTGCCCATTTTCTGCTCATGTCGGGAGAAATAAAACCCATACCATCAGAAACATTATAATCAATCATTTCTTCATGTGGCTCGCTTACGCTTGGCCAATCAGGATTTTTTTCATTTCCAGTATCTTTAACTATTCTTACAGGGTAGTTAAAATGCGTTTCTGCATCTTTTACTACAATGATACGTGGCCATGGTTTTTCCTCGTCAGTAAATGAACCTACTGTGATACTAGCTGAGCACTGCAGCGCAAAATATGCAGACAACTTCGCTGGAATAAACTTATAATTTAGCTCCATTTCATTATAAGTTTTTACTGGCTCTAAAAGATTGTTATTCTCATCAACTTTTGGCCCGAGATAGCGCCCATTATTAATACGACGCATAATTTCGTCATGCAAGTTTTCGTTAATAAACATAATTGTACTCTTTTTAATAGAACCTGCTGTACCAAGTAGGCGAACATAAGTTACGGTTTGTGGGGCATTGCCGTCATCATAATCAATAGTAACCTTAAATTTGTTCTTACACACATATTTGTAATCTCCCGGAGAATCCATAACAAGCATTACATAATCTTGCTGAAATTGCGTTTGATACAAGTCGTTATACAATCTACGGATTTTTGCCTTATTCTCAGAAGTATTCTCTAATTTTTTTGTATTTTGGATATCTTTTTTAATTTTTGTTGCCTCATCATCATCCCCGTTTCTATGTTGCAACTCTGTCAACCATCTTAGCACTTGAGAAGACCCCAAACTAACAACCATTTGCGGCTGCTTTCTGATTTCATTCAATTTTAGTGTTAAATGCCAATTATGCTTTGCTAAATAGCCACTATGAATTTTTAGTACATAAGTTTGATTCTTTTGCTGTTTTGCCAATAAATATCACCACCTACGACAATAATTTTGTATTGTCCTTTTAAACAAGCCTATTATACCACAAACTTTACAAATGTCAATGGCATTTAATCAATGAATGTATAAACAACCCTCACGTCTTCATAATTGCCGCTCTGTGGAACAAGTTTTACCAACAGTGGGAGAGAAGTGCCACAAAAGAAGTTGCAATACTCCCTACAAGTCTTTGGATCATATTCAACAACAACATAATATTTGATACCTTCGTCCCTTGGAATGCTCTCATCCAAAATACCATTCATAACGAAAGAAGTAATTATCTTTTTGTCTTCTCCTGAAATGCTCCTATCCCAACGAGTGGGGGTGACACCATCTCTTTTCCAATGCACATAAGCCTTCTCAGGAATACGACCAACATGAGAAATTGTTGCATCCCAATTGTAATTAAGTATTTCATCAAGAGTTACATATGAAGCAAAGCCTCCAAAACGAAAATAATGATTACTCGAAATTGCATCAGATGCATCGTCTGGCAAGCCTCGCAATTCACTAATTGGATTAATTACTGTATAACCATTTAGTTGATTTGTGACCCAACCAAATAGCTCATATAAGAAAATATTTCTTTCATCACAAACCCTATCAGTTAATTTGTCATTCATTTCAATAAATGCGCTTGGAAAAATATTACCAACCTTTTTCCACGCACCATTTTCTCTTACCTCAGCATACATTATCATTTGCATATATTTATCACATCCCATACATTTCTTTATACTTATACATTTCTTTTATAAGATCATGAAGACTTGGCATATCTTCTGGTTTAAGATATACAGATTCTGTTAAAGGCACATACGATTGCATCACACAAGCATATTGGCACTTATTTGAATCAATACGCATTTTAAAACGCCTGTCTTCAGGGATATGCATATCTTTACCACACCCCGGACAATACGCAAAATCTACAACTGATAATGTACCACATTGTGGACACTCTAATAGTTGTGCATTGCCGCACAGAATATTAAACTGCTTTCTTTCAACTGTTTTCCATTCGCTCATTGTAACGCCTCCCCAAATCAATACTTCTATTACTTATCCCATTGTAATCCCCTAACGACATATAATAATATGCGTTATCTTCATCTGTGACTTGAAATCCGTACTTGTCATAAACATGTTTTGCTATAATATTGCTTTTCTTTACGGCTAAATTTTTAGCACCACATCTTTTTGTAGCATAATCTAAAAGTTGATAGGATAATCCAAGTCCTCTATACTTTTCATTGATTTCGAGATCGCTAATATTTTTACCATCCCACCAATCCCAAATTTTAAATTCAGCAACACAATTGCCATTTTTCGTATGCCATTTATATTGGATTGATGGAGTTTTCCCCAACATTACTTGTTTTGTTGTCATATTAAGATTTCTAAGTTCTTTGTATGTCAGACCAGTCATTGTTAATCATCTTTTGCAAATGGGTCATACTCACTAGGTTTTGCCTGATTTGCCCATTCAACCCAACTAACAACTTTTTCTCTTAGCTCATCATCAAGTAAAAATGGCTCACGAACTAGAATAATTTTGCTATTCTTTTTCATAATATTAGCATTATCGACGATCTCTTCATAATCAACAGGGGACAACAGCATCTTCGAGTAAACTCTATCGCCTCGACTTGAAATTCTTCTAGTGAAAGACGCTTCTCTAAATTTAAATCTTTCAGTCAGATGTGGATTGAGCTCCAAATCATATTCTTGAATATAACCAATCTTCATCATTAATGCCACTCCTTCGCAAGTTTTTTCTTTATTAGATCTTTACACACTTCATCAAACGTTTTATCATATGTCGCCATTGCTTCGCAATCATTTCCACAAACAAGATCGCATACTGTATCAGTGGCATGTGCATTCAACCATATTGCAATCTCTTCATCACTCATGCTGCGAATTTTATCACCAATGGTAAAAGGGACTTCAATTTCACCAGTTCCATTACACTGTTCACAACGTTCACTCCAAGCAGAGCAGTCATTAAACTTTGCAACAAAACCAGACCCACCACACGTGGGACAATTAATTTTCTTCTTCATAATGCACCTCACCCCCATTGATATTCCACATGTCCGCACTTGTTGCATTGATATTCATATTGAGGAGGGTTACTTGCAAGAACCATAGTTTTATTCTTGCACATTCCACCGCCACATTTTGGACAAATATACTTTGGTTCTGACCATTCATATTGATAATAATATGGAAAGCCAATAGATTTACGGTATTCATCTGCAGTCGGTAGATCAGTTGCAAATACATCATTAATTTTTGTGCCGTTACTATTCGTTTTACAACCTGTAGTAGCGGTTATGTAAGTTTTATTGGTTACATGATCTGTTGTTTCACGAAGTGGCTGTACAATTGGGAATGTACCATTAATCATAAAATCATTATTTGGGCAATTCTCACAAGGATTAATAATGGATCCATATGGCACATTGTATTGACAATATTCACATGACTTATTCATCTTCTCCATCCTCCTCTGTAAGCAGATGTTTATTAAATGCATCAAAATTCTCGCAATATTCTTTATAGACCTTATCAAGCACATCTTTATCAAATTTAAATTCATTGCAAAGTAACGTCATAAAGAACATTCTGTCTCTGGTTTCATTGTAATTTAACTCTTTAATTCTTACTTTAACTAAATCCGCCATTTGTAGTATCATCTTCTTACAAATCTCATAAGATTTATCATCATGTTCTGCAATTTCCTCTGTGAGCACTTTTGTATATGGCTTCAACATCACATTGCTCAGATACTCAATATCTTCTGCTGTCCAATTTAACATATTTATTCAATCTCCTTTGTTTTAATCATGGGCGGTAGACCACTCATATACGGCATTATTCATATAATCAAGTTTAGAAAAATCATTCATTACAAGTGCATCATCCATCATGCATAGAACATCTTCGTCATGCAATGGACAGTCAATACAATCGTGATAAGAATGACACATTCTCGCAAAATCTTCCATCGTTGCCTTGCTGCTCATCGTATTATCTCCTCCAAATCAAAAAATGTATGATTTTTATCATATATATTTATGTTTTTTAATGTTGTAATGATTAAGTATAGTAACTATACATATTAAATCTCATCTTCAAAATTATCGTCTAAATCTACGTTTTTTGCGCCAAAAAGCTTTGCCTTATGCTCTTCGCTCATTTCACGCTTCTTTGGAGTCTTAATGGTAATGCCGCGCTCCGATGCGACAAGTGTCATGCAGCAAACAGTACCATCCTCATATACTCCCTGTAAAATTGGTTCCCATCCAACTTTTAGTGCCTTATTAAAATGCTTTGGAATGCTCGTTTCCATTGTCCATGTTTTATAAAATGGATCATACCAAAGGTGTGATTCTCTCTCTTCTGGTGTAATTCGCGTAGTTCTAACAAATGTTTTCATTTTAATTCCTCCTCAAGTTTAGATCCATAGACTATGGAAATATTTTGTAAAATATGTAAAAAATGATTCAAGACACTGTTGACGATATTGATCAATTTCCTGCTGCCGCTTCCACCACATTTCATCATCAAGTTTTGCTTCATGTCCATTTTTAATATCGCGGACATAATTTTCAGCGACTTCGTTTTTCTTTGAGCATGTATCTTCATTCATTTCTCGACATAGAAAAATCATTTTATCAAGAATCTGATCCCATTTTGCTCTATTTTCTTCATAGCTTGCGTCAATATCCAAAACCGGTGTGCTAACTTTACAATCACGCTGATATTGTAGCATTTGTGGAATTACTTCCATAAACCATGTGTCCATACTAAGAACATCATAGTCCGCCCAGCCTCTAAATGCACGTTGGAACCGATACTTAATTGCAAGCGGCAAGTCTTTAAATTGATGTAGAGTGTGTGGAAACTTATAGTCCTTAAATGATTTAGTTAATTCAAACATAGTTCAAAATACCCCCTATAGTTTATAGAAACATAATTTCATATCCAAATATTTTTTTCTTCTTCCAAAATTTCCACCATGGCTTTGGCTCATAATATACACAAGATATGATTGCATTAAAATCTTTATATTTATCTCCTAGTTTATATGTATCTCCATCATAGCCCATCCATACTACATCTCCTGAACTGATCAAAGCGACTTTTGCATTTCCAATAATTTTCTCTGTCTTAATTGGTTTATTCAAGTCAATAGTTAAATCAGTGCAACTTATAGGATAATCTTTAGCAGAAATTTCTACCTTATAGACGTCTTTCATCATTAACTCTCCTTGTCCTTTTTCTTAAATATCAAATCAAATCCGAATAATACACTTAGGACAATTAGTAGTAGAATACTAACGAAAGCAAAACTGGGATAAACTATTAGACTTAATGCTGTTAAAATAACTGAACCAATCACATTATATGTAGAATTTGCCAGTTTAAAAACTTGAACAGGGTAACAAATACCATATTTAAATATGATTTTATATACGCCTATTGGCTTATCAGACTTGGAATCAGAATTCAAATAAAAACCTATATATCCTGAAGCAAATATTAATCCAATTACAAATATTACTCCAATTACACTTCTAAGCAATAATAATGTCATCATAATTTAATCCTCCTTCACATCATATCCAGCATAATATCCAAGAATTTCAAGCACTCTATTCAGGAATTTTAGCCGTTGAGTATTTGCCATATCATAATATTCATTGGAGAAATTACTAGACTGTAAATCATAAATAATTGCATCTGCATAACGTCCAAATTCATTGTCCATATTAACCTACTCCTCATTTACTTAAAATATTTTTCCCAAGCAGAAGTGGGGCAGTCAATATAATTAAGGTCAATGTCATCGTCCCATTCAACTTGTGGGCCAGTCTGTTCATCTGCAAAATGGCAAGCACAATTTACAGCAACTCCATCCAATGCATCTTGATCAATTAAAGTTTTGATTTCATCCAAAGATAAATTATTTTCTAAGTCACATACATATAGTGTCATCTTATAAAGTTGCGCCATAATTATCCCTCCTATAATTTTGTATTGTTTACATCAAACGCTTCTTGTGGATTATAATCTGTCAGTAGAGCAATTTGCTCTTTGTATATTTTATCATTTTGTCCACCATAATACATGCGAGGATTAACAATAATTTTCCAAGTAGACTTGGACAAAGAGGATTTAATAAATCTAATTAAACTTTGTCCATCATATTCTAACGCGCTAAGATCTTTTACTAATCTCTTTGCGTTGCTTTTGTTGTACCCAATAATATCACAAAACTCTGTTAAAGTAATAAGTTGAATTTTTTCAGGATTTTGTTCTTCTGGATTTTTACATACAATATTAGTCTTGCGATTTATAAAAGGAATTAATCTATACAAATATGAAATTTGTACAAAAGCTTTCTCGTCATGATACGACTCATATATTTTTTTAATAAAACTACAATAAAGTCGTGTGCAGTCAAAATTATTGTTCGTTTCTTGTAGACTCCCCTTCGCAAAATAATCTTTATTTAAACATAAGCATTTTTCAAGTTTGTCTTCAAAAACAACATCATTGTCCATCATGCTTCTTAAAAATTCTGACCAATATTTGCTAGACAATTTTAATTTTGATTTAATAATGTTTGTTGGCGGCAGTCTACCATTATAATCAACTAAAGTTGCTAAATAAATGAGCCTTACTAAGTGACTCTTTTTTATATTTGGAAGTAATTTTTCTCCATATTTAAAAAACATCCATGAAAAATCACAATAAAAGGCGTAATTACTATCTTTCACTACATCTTTTATAGGTTCTATGTAAGGACATTCCACGTTCTCTTCTAAATACACTAATTCTGTTGTAATATTTATTGATGATTTAATTGTTTTTAATTTCTCGTCAAAGTGCTCATTATAAATATAAAAATACTCTTTTCTTAAATCTTTATCTAGAAATTGTCTGCATTCACAAAACCCATTAGAGAAAAATTTGTTAACATTGTCCTCATCAACGTGTAAAATTTGCATATTTTCATTCTTGTCAAACACATCAGGAATTTTTTTATTTGCAATTGGAAGTTTTCCTTTTATAATTTCTGATTCATATATATTTAACTTCTCTTGCTTCATTTTAAAGCTAAAATCATCCGAAATATGTACAAAAACCACAAAAGTAATTAAACAATCATTTTGCAAAGCTTGACGTAGCAATAAATATAATTGTGTATTTGGATTGTTTTCATCATTCCACTTGCACATCCAATATAAATGATCTGCAAGCCTTCTTAGTAAATTTAAACTTTGCCCTACATAAATTGTAACTCCATTAATACATATGCCATAAACCCCTGCCTTTTTATCAAGTTCTTGTGCCCCAAGAGTTAACAACTTGTTATAATATTTTTCACTTTCATTTGGATGTTTATATGATTTTATTGTTTTCTTACTGTCAGTTTTAATTTTCAATCATCTTCTTCCCAAGTTTTAAATCTTCTGGTTTATCCACGCCAATCCAGTCAATAAGTAGGTTTCGCATGCGCTTGCTAGGAATATAGAGCCAAATTTCTTTTCCATCACGAATTGCAGATCTAAAAATCCATTGGATTAGTTCTGATAGGGCATAGGCATCTTCCTCCACGCGCACTCCATTCTGTGTGAAGAAATTCTTTAGCACAGGACTAAAAAATCTATTAAGCAGATAAGCAACTGCATAGCATTCTCTATAGGTGTTAACCGCTCTTGCGTTACATGCTAGGAATCCACGCGAATATCCTGCGCCACTTAGCTTATTCTTATAATCAGAAAATGTTGTCCACAGATTTGCTTTTGACGGAGTGTTCATTCTTCTACGAAAAAAAGTATTAAGATTGTTCTTAATTTGCTTCATACAATCATTATTTCTATTTCTAAAATACCACGTTTTAGATAATGAATTGTCAGCAAATCCAATTCTATTCAGTTTATCATCATCAATAATATGAATTAAACTTTTGTAATCTGGAATAGAATAAATCACTTCTTCGTCTGTGAAGTGATATGTGTCCAAAGAATCTCCAGCAACATAAATATATTTATATTCAACATTATGATAATCATAATAATATCTTTGCAACTGCGCATCAAACATATAAGTCAAAATATAAATGTCATCAAATGCTTTAAATGCCTCAACAGGAAATAACCACAGAAGGACACAATCTCCATATATAGCCACCATGTTAAGCTCACAAAGCTTTTTGTATTTTTCAAATTCCCCTTTATATGTTTCTGCTGTCCAATGAAGCATATGTCCGTCTACAATTTCAACATACTTTTCTAGTAGTGTATCTAGGTCATCTTTTGTAATATCTAACTCCTGAACAACGTCAGCAACTTCGTCCATAATAAGTACATACCCATAGCTCCGTGCAATGTCAATAATCTCTTGATCAAATTTTAAAAATAGTGCATGTGTTGATACAATGTTATAACCCTTATTAAATAGCTGCTTGATATCATTTAGTTTTGATCCGTGCATTTCTGGTTGTTTAAATTTTTTCTCTGGACAAGAATTAATAATTCTTTGTACTTCATCTAAGAATGGTGTAATGTATAAAATTCTTATATCATCCGGTGTGCTGTTAATATAATTAATTGCTGCACTAGTTTTTCCTGCCCCCGGTAGGGCATCTACAATCTTGACTTCCATAAATTTACCTCCTTATGCCTTTTTACTTATGTTTGATTGCTACTTGTACATGTATTTTTTAAAAAACTTGTACTTTTTTAAAAAAATGCCAATCTCTTATTCACATGCGTTTTACATTGGTTAGATTTTTTCGGGGCACCCCCCGATGCTTCGCATCGAATTGTACAAACCGTAATGTCCATCCATGTGTTTTACATGTGTTTAAATGCCTCTCTTTTTTTAATAAAAAGGGTATAAAAACGTGTACAAAATCAGAAATGAGCTGAAATAGCAATGTAACGTATATTATATATTATTATATTATATATACTATAATTTTGTACTGTAGCTACTATATCATAAGATAACTAGTTTGTCAATACCTATAAATAAAAGAAAAAGAGTGCATGTTCTAATACTGGATTTTGTTAACGAGCGTAGCGAAGTTAGCAAAAGCCAACCGTGCGGTAG